AGATTTATTAGAATGTTCTATTATTATTGCTTTTGAAGGAATTACAGAAAATATTGTAAAATATGTAGATTTATTAGAAGTGTTTTTAGAAGATAATAAATTAGTTTATTGTTCATGTGTAGATTTTGAAGATAAATTTACTTTGAATACTTTGATGTATAATTTTAAAATACTAGATATTCAATTTTCATTAGATTATTTAATTGAGTTAGGGTTAATTAATTTATTAAGTTTATTTCCTTATGATTTTGTTGAATTTGCTTTAGCTTACAAGCTTGAAAAAATCAATTTATCTAAAAAAATGTTTCACCATATTAAATTTGTAATAAAATATGAGTAATAAAAAAGGATTTATTTATAATGGTAAAATATCAAAAATTTTACATTTTTTAAGACTAAATTATACAGAACAATTTATTTATGAGGCTTTAATTGGAACTAAGTACGCAACTACATTAAAATACATTAAACAAGTAAAAAACGAATACCATGAAAATTAATTTAAGCAAGTTTAAAAATTATGTGCTGCCTCCAACTGAAACAACAGATTGGACAGTAAATATTAAAGAAATAGAAGATTATGTAAATTCTTTTGATATTAATATTAATAACACAATTAATACAAAATTTAGCCAAAAGAATTTAGTTGATTTGCATCAAGTTAATAGTATACTAACTTCAAATAATTATAATTCTATTAAATATATTGAAACTTTTTCTAATCAAAATCTAGCTATGTTAGTAAATAAACTTAAAAATTATTTTATTATTACAACACAAAACAAAGGTCTTGTAAATATCTATTTCTGTGATTATGCAAGAAACATACAATACTTTCTTACTACTATTGATTTATTAAAGTCAATAGAAAATAAAGAAAAAGCTGTAGAAGTATATATAGAACAATTAAATATTTTAGACTTGATAGAAAAATATAAGATTGAATAAATTTATCAAAATAAAATAAAGTTTGAGTACAATTAACCATAATATTATTATGAATGACCACAATTAAAAATGTGTCTGGAGTTACTAAACCACAGCTTCAGGTACTAGGTTTATATATTACAAAACTTTTACATAGATATCTATATAAAGGTCACAGCAAAGAGTTTTTAGAAGAAATATTTTTAACAATGATGGAAAGTGATATTGAACCCAGTATATGTGCAAAGAATATGAAATATGTACATAATATCACAAATAAAGACAGATTTAATACCTTTGAAATTTTAGCAGGTTTAAAAAATGATGAAGAATTGCCTGCTATTTATTTTCAAATGTGGCATTATCTACAAGTTTTGCCTCAAGCTATAAGTGTTACAATAGAACAAATAAAACTCTTTATTTTATCTAAAGCAACAACAGAACCAAATGAAGATATTTCAGAATTAAAAAAGTATATTAACAATATCTTAACTTAATTGTATTTAAGTATTCTTAAATTAAATTATTTAGTTTCAATATTACATTTTATTACAGTTTTCTTATTTTCCACTTTTAATTTTTTATATTTATGATTAGTAATTATCATTTTACAGCAAATTATTTTAGAAATAAACACAGATTTAATTTTTCTTCTAATTACAATGGTCAAGGTAACGGATTACCAGAATTTAAAAATGAGTCAGAACAAAAACAAAATCTAATTGATTTAATCCTTGCATTAGAAAAAAATAACATTCAAAATAATTATTACTATAAAAAATTAGCTAGACATAGTGCTGTATCATTACAAAATAATATAGATTATAATTATCTTATTGCAAAAGGTTATGAAGTTTTAATGGAACATATTAAAGCCGAATATAAATATAAATCTTTAGCAGTAAAAGAAAAACGAGATTATCAACAAAAAATTTACGTTGGAGATATCCCTAATTGTAAATCAGATTACAATTATTTTATTATGAAATCCTTAGAATATAAAAATAAAGCAAAATCAATTATTCAAGAAGTAGAAAATACTATTCAAGATAAATCTATTTTTACAACTACTTGGAATAAAACTCAACACGATAAATATTTTAATTCTTATTTTAATTATAGTAAACATTATAGAAACTAGTTTTTTTTATAAAGACAATTAAACATTAAACAATTAAAACTTACAATTATATATTCATTTATTAATCAAGCTTGTTATTCATTAATTCAATTATTTAACAATTTTTAATTTAAAATATCTTATGACATATATCGTAAAATTAGCAACTATTACAAAAAAATATACAGTAAAAGCAAATACTACAGCAGATTCAACAGTTACACCATCTTCAGAAAACACAGAATCAAAAATTGTAAGTAAAGATTTTGATGGCGTTAATGGATATAAAAAAGTATACAATAAAAAATTAAATAAAACTAATTATATGCCAATAGAAGGAATTTTATCTTTTAATAATAAAAAATTTTCTTTAAATAAACCAGTAGAAGTAAAAATTAATGACAATTTATATAAAGGCTTTATCCCAAAAGATGCAAAAATAGATGACAATAATTATAAAGTAAGATATAAAACCAATGAAGGAAAAGAATTAGAACAAATTTTTAATATTTCTGATATTGTAGATAACACATTTGTTCCTAAATTAGATGTATATTATAATGCAGTTAAAGATGAAACTTTTATGTTTAGTCCTTATAGATTGACTACAAATAAAGGAGAAGATAAAGATTTAATTCCTGAAGAAATTTCTAGTTTATATAATAGATTTTTTAAAGAAGATAGAAATTATTATTTAAGTTCTGTTCCAGCAGAAGTAAGAGAATTATTTGAAAAATATTACAAACCAACTGGTTCTTATTACAGAGATAGGTCTATGAGTAAATATCCAAATGAATTTGTATTAAAAACAAAAGAATATGGTAAAAAAGTATTCTTTACTGTTCCAAAAGAGTATCTAGAACGTATTAGTGTGTTTTATAGAATTATGTCTGAAACAGACGAAAGAGAAGTTAATTTTCTAAAAAAATTTCTTTATAAATAAACCGCTTTATTAAATTATACTATTATACTATTAAATTATTAAACTATCAATTTCAAGAACCTTTAAATTTTGATTAATTCATTATTTAAAGGTTTTTTATTGTTTTAAACTTAAAATTTAAACTTTTTAAATCACTATTAAATTACTGTAAATAAAAAAATTAATGAATATACTAGATAATATTAAACCAATTTCAATTAAAGAATTAGTAAATTTTTATATTACATTTCCAGAACTAGCTTGTCAAATAGGTTATATTGTCAATGATTGTAAGTTATCAACTAGAGATGAATTATTATTTTCAAATAAAACACTTGTAAGTACAGTTATAGGACAATTAGAAGAAATTATTAAAGGTTCAAGCGAAATTAGAATACAAAAAAGCAAAACTGATTTAATTTCAGAGATCAAAAATTCTTATGAAGAAACTAAATTAAATAAAACAAGTTTAAATAATATTCTATTAGGTAAATATATTGAAAAAGATTTTAATACAAAGCAACTATTCTCTATTGTTTGTTTAGAAGATGCTTTTAATACTTCTATTATAAAAGAAATTACAGAAGAATATAAAACAGCTGTTGGTATTTATTATTGTTTAATAAAGGATATTTATAATGATGAATTAGATCCTACAATTAGTAACTTTGAATTTAAACATTTAAATAGAAATTTTACTTTTAAGGTGGAAGATTGTAAAGATTGTATAAATTATTTAGAAGAAAATATTATAAAATAAAATAATCAACATAACTTAAAAATGATTGAAACAGCTATTATTGATTCATACTCTTCTAGTAAAGGGTATGAATTATTATTACAAAGTGAAAAAGGGTTTAAGTATGTTTTATTTTCATTTCCAACTATTACAGATAAAACTACAATAGATTATGAAAATTTAATGGTACATTTAGAACAAATACAAACTACTGTATATTTTAAATGTAAATCTATATTTGAAGTTCAAGATAAAATTATTAATAATAAATTTGATTTAGTTTATAATACAAAAAGAACTGCAAATTTAAAAGCACCTAATAATGAAGAAGTAGAATATGAATATCCAATAAATAAATCAATGGAATTTTATCATATTCAAAGAAATATTAGTTTTAGTCCTTTTGTACTTGATCAAGAAGGTCTATTTCATAAAGGATACAATAAAAATGTTTATTACAGTAATAGATTGATAGTCGATTATCATCCAGATATTGAACCAAATCCTTGGAAGAAATATAATATAGGTGTAAATTTTTTACAAAAACAATATACAAAGATTTATCAAGATAACATAAAACAATTTACATTTGAAGAAAATGAAATATATATCTAAAAAGATCACAGGATTTGAAAATATTCTAGGTACAATAAAAGAATTAAAGTTAGACTTAGATAGTTGTGAATATGGTGAACTAGTAGCTTTAGATACTGAAACTAATGGTTTAGATGCATACAAAAATAAAGTTTTATTATTAATATTAACTTTTAAAGGTTCTACTTGGCTTATAGATACCACAACTATTGATGTTAGTTTCTTACAATATTATTTCGATAAATATTCTTTTATTTTTATTACTCACAATGGTAAATTTGATTCAAAAATGTTGAGAATCAATTGTGGTCTGGATTTAAAATATATCTATGATACAATGATTGTAGATCAAAGAATTTATCAAGGGTATTTTACTGATGTAAAGAATACTATAACTATAACAAATGAAGAAACTGGAAGAGAGACTAAGAAAAAAGTAAGTTATTTTAGTTTGAATGCAGTTAGAAAAAGATATTTAAAAAATTATGTTGAAATTAATAAAGAAATTAGAAATGCTTTTATTAATAGAGATTTTGATAGTTTTATACCTTCTTTAGACGAATTAGATTATGCTGCAGCTGATACTCTTGATTTAGAAACTATTTTAAAAGCACAAATAAATAAATTATTTGAAGTAGATGAAAGATTGTATAGATTTATTTTTGATATAGAATTTCCTTTAATTAATGTATTAGTTGATTGTGAACTAGAAGGCTATACCATTAATACTGAAACAGCTAAAATTAATTCCGACATTCTTGAACAATTATTAAAAGATTGTAAAATAGATTTAAATGATTATATTTCTAGTGAATATTCTCATATAGATTTTTCTAACGTAGAGAAAAAATCTGTTGTTAGAAGAGAAATGCTATCAAAACAACTACATAATTTCTTTGTTAGAATATCTACTCAATATCTTATAAAAGAAGAACTAGAACAAAAGAATAAGACTACTTTAAAAAAGTATCAAAATTGTTTAGATTCAATAACAAATTGTGAAAATAATATAATTAGAATAAAACAAGAACTAGAAAATCTTGATGTAACAAAAATTAATTGGAGTTCAAGTAAACAAGTATTAAAAGTATTTGATTTGGTTGGTATGAAAGATAAAGAGATGCCGATTTCAAAAGATGCAAAAACTAGACAATACAAGCCTGGAGTAGGAAAAGTAGCTTTAAGTAAATGGTTTGTAGATAATAAAACTAGTAGCTATCTACCTTTAATGAATAAGTTTCAAACTTTTACTGGAGTAGCTCATACATTTCGTTCTTTTTGTCAGCCTTGGTTAGATAAATATTTAAGAGAAAATAATAAAGTTTATACTATTTTTAGACAATGTAATACAGAAACAGGAAGGTTTCAATCAGGAGATAAAAAATCTGAAGCAAGTAATTTTCAACAAATACCTAATACTAAAAAATATGGTAAGAATAAAACACTTGTTTCTTTAAGAAAGATGTTTGTTGCTAAACAAAATCATAAAATACTTATTGCTGATTGGTCTTCTGCCGAATTAAGATATATTATTGATAAAGCTAGTGATAAAGAACTAAAACTTATATCTGAAACAGGTGATTTACATTCTTACTTTGCTCAAAGAGCTTGGAGAGCTATTTATAATTATAGATATCTTAAAACAGGAGATCCAAAAGATAAAGAATTAGCAGAAACTTTGATTGTAAGTCAAAATGAAAATACTCATCTTAGAGGAGGCTTTAAACCATTTACGTTTAAATTAGTTTAATTTTTTTAATAGAAAAAAAAGAAAAACTCAGACGCTATATACAGTAATGTATAATAGAAAATTCCGTGAATTGCTGGAAATCCTTCAAAATTACAGGACAATCAGCAGCGAAGTAATTTAGAAATAAATTAAACGTTCAGAGACTAGATTTTGATTCTTAACAAGTAAAGTTGCAGAAGATAACAAATCCAAGAGCGCGGGATAACCATTTTATCGTGTATTTAATGGTTAATGATATAGTCCGAGCTTATACAATGATAAAGTATAAGAATTATAGGATAAAGAGCCTATAAGATAACAAAATGTGGGTTAATTTACGGAATGCATAGCAAGAAAGCAGCTACTACTGCAAATATTAGCATAGAAGAAGCTGAAATTATGATTAAATCAATGAAAGAAGTTATTCCTGTAACTTTTGAAAAAATGTTGTTACACGAAGAAGAAGCTCTTGCTAATGGATATATTATAATAAATGAAGTAACTGGTACTAGAAGATGGTTTAAACCTGTAATTGATTTATTTGAAGAAAGACCAGAATTAAAAACTATTGTAAATAAAATAGATAGAGCTAAAGCTGTTTATGAAGCACTAAAAAAGAAAAGATTTATGTCTGCAATTAATGTTTCTAGTAAAGCAAGAAATACACCAATTCAAGGTTCTCAAGCAGATGGCTTACATTATACCTTATTAAAAAACTATGAATGGATTAAAAAACATGACTTAGATATTAAATTAATTAATACTGTTCACGATGAATTTCATTATGAATTTCCTGATTGGTATGAAAGTTTTATACCTGAATTATTAACTGAACAGATAGGTAAGAATGGTTCTGTATATCTTAATCCTGAATTAATTAAAATGGAATCAGATTATAAAGTAGCAGATTATTGGATTAAATAATTTTAATTTATTTAAAATGAAAAAGTTTAAAACAAAAGATGAAGTAGTAGATTTTTTAATTAAATTAGGTTATGTAACTATAAAAGACAATACTTTAATTATAACTGACAAATTAAAAGAAAATTATAACTATTTTGAATTAGAAAATAAATACAATCTATTAAAAGAAGAATATAAGACTTTAAGTTTATCTTCTAATTTAAAAATCAATGAATTATCTAAAACAAGAAGTTCTGTAACAGGAAAAGACTTGAAATTTGTATTTGAAAATATGGGATTTAAAGATTGGATTAAAACTTGGGTTAAGTTGTTTCCTACTTCTAAAAGAAATACAGTTACAGGTAAAACAGGACTAGAACAAAGAATGTTAAAATTTGTATTAGATAACCTAGAAACTTTGTTAGGATTATTAAAATATGATTATAAAGGAGTATTAACTAAAAATCAGCTATTGAATGATCCTTCTTTTAGAACTGATTTATATCTTACAATAGATAAAGCTACTAAGAAATATTTGAGTGAAGTATCTAATAAAAATTATATGTATTGTAAAGAAGCTCAATACTTTATATTAAAAGCAGGAGAATCAAGTAAACTTCTTTCTTATTGTGAACAAGTATTAGATAATTCACAAGTTAAAACTAATTCAGATTCTTGGATAACGTTTATTTAAGATTTATTTAAGACTTATTTAAAATTATTACATCAATTATGTTAAAAAGAAAACCACTAGATGTTACTAAATTAACAAATGAAGTTGAATCAGAAGATGAATATGAAACAGATTTTGAGAATGAAGAAAATCCTGAAGTAATTAATTCTACTAAACCTATTCAAGAAATTAATACACAAAGTGCCTCACAAATTAAATTAACTGATTTAGAATTAGAAAAACTAATTGTACAAATTCCTTTTGTTAATTCTTTGTCTGATAATGCTTTAAAAGAATCTGATTTAAAAGGAATTGATTTAAAAGGAACTGAAGGAGAATATTCTAAAAAATATAACAAATATGGATTACATTATCATTCTAAGAAAGCAAAACAAAGAACTATTGACGGTATTTTAGGTAAAAATAAAGGTTTGGCTACATTTCCTAAATTAGATAGGCTTATTTATGGATTAAATAAAGAACATCAATACGTTATTGTAGGAGAATCTAAATCAGGTAAGACTGCTTTATTGATGAATATTATATTCAATGCTTTGTTCGATAATTATAGTCTCAAAGAAAACAAATATAATATAGTTATTAATTGGTTTTCATTAGAGATTACAGGACCTTCTTTATTTCAGAGATTTGTTTCAATGTATCTTTATAGAAAGTATAAACTAGATTATTCTAAATCAGACTTAGAAGGTCGAACTAATAATAAATTAGGAGATAAGATTCAATTGGAAGGAGCTTCAAAAGAAGATTTATTGTCAAATCAATTGAATTTAGTTCACACTTATTATGATGAAGCAGAAAAAATTGTAAGAAATTTGGGTATTATTAATGTATTTGACTTTCCTAGTAATTCTGATAAGATTAAAAATGTTATAAGAGAATGTCATGAAGAATATGGAAACTATACAGCAGAAGGAGACTATATATTAAATAATGAAAGAACTTTTGTTATAAATATTGTAGACCACACTAGATTAATTGCTCAATTAGCAAAAGAAGATGAAATTCAAAGAGTTATTAATGTTTCATCTTCTTTATTCCAAGCTAGAAATAAGTATCGTTGTACTAATATATTGGTTTCACAGTGTAATAAAACAATGAATGATGAAGAAAATGAACGTTATCAGTATGTACCACAAGTAGATGATATGTTTGGTTCTAGTGCATTAGTAAATGATGCAGATGTTGTAATGTCTATTGCTACACCTATATTGCACAGATTATCTAATTTTAGAGGTTATGATATTGATAAAATGAAAAATTTTTTTAGAGGTTTAGTTATTATAGCAGCTAGAGATTATGAATTAGGTACAGGAGTTGCTTTTGAGTCTAATTTTAGAAATAATATTTTTACAGAATTACCTTTACCAGAAGAAATGAATTACAGTAAATATGAAAAGACAATAGAATCAATAATGTAGTTTTATTGATTGTTTTTAATTAATTAGCTTAGTTTTTATTTTTATTTTTATTATTTTTAATACTTTAATATTTACTATTATGGCAGAATACAAATTTTTACCATTAACAGCAGCAGGAGAAGTCATTGAGCAAGATACTTTATTTGATAGTCCTTCTTCATTAGTTATGATTGCATTACCAAAACAAGGTAAAAGTAATTTATTGGCAGGGAATAAAAAATGTTTAATTGTCGATTTAGAAGGTTCCACTAATTATATAAAAGGTGCAATCGTATCAAAAGTTGTTATAGATGTATTAGAAGATTTAGATAAATTAACTATTGAAATTCCAGACAAAAATAATGAAAATCCAAAGGATCCAGCTAAATCTAAATTTATGTTGCGACCTATTTTTAATGTAGTTGCTGAACTTATTCAAGCAAATAATATGATACAGTACAGAAAATTAGTTAAACAATGGAATCTTAAACAGTCTCCAGAATTAAAAAACCAGATTCATACTCTAGTAAAAAAAATGCCTTTTCCTGTTGTTGCTATTGATACTTTAACTTCTTTAAGCGAGGCAGCAAAATTATTAGCTTATAAATATTATATTATTAATAATCCTAAAACAACTAAATCTAATATTAAACTTGTAGATAATTATGGAGGACAACAATTTGTAAGAGAAGCTATGTTTGATATTAAAAATTTTATTGAAACTTTTGCAGCTCCTTTTATTATTTGGACAGGGCATACAAAAGATAAAGTAATTAAAAAAGACGCTACAGATATTACTATCGCTGATTTAGATTTAGATGGAAAACTCCCTAATATTTTTACAACAACTTGTGACGCTATTTGCACTGTTTCAAGAGATGATGAAGGTGTTTACATGGATTTTTCTAATATACAAGGAAGTAGTGCTAGTAGAAGTACTTACATACCAAATGAAAAATTGTTGATGAGTACACTATTTAAAACAGACGAAAAAGGAACGATTTCTACAAAACCAGAAACTTATTGGAACAAAATTTATCCAGAATTATTTAATTAAATCAATATTAAATTATCGATAATACATTATGACAAAAGAAAAATTATTAGAACAAGAGAAAATAAAAGCATTAATACCAAAAAATGATTTAATTATAAGAGTATATAAAGAAAGAAATCAATTTAAATTTTTTCCTTCAATTGAATTAAAGACTACTTACGATTTAAATTATGGAGGTATTATAACAGAGAATAAAAAAACTGATAAGAAAGAGATTAAACAAAAGACTTTAGAAGGAAATGGGATAGATTTTTATTTAGTAGAAAATATCTTAAATACTAATTTTAATTTATCTTATAAAGAATACAAAGAACGAACTATGTTAGAAAGTCTTTCTCAATTACCAGCTAAGACTTTGTTAGTGTCTATCACACCAAGAACAGAATCTAATATTGATTTATTTGGTTCTTATAAACAAGGAGAAGAATTAACTTTTACAAAATCTGATACATCTGATCCTTTGATAGAAACTTTAATGGACGATCAAAAATTAGTTGATTTGGGACTGGACTTCAGAAAATTAATTAGTTTTGATTTGTTTATTTCTATTGAAAGTAGTGTGTATGAATTTGAATTACAAGATTTAACTGTTCAAACAATTGTAAACACTAATAGAAAAAGAAAATCTTTAACATTGATTAAACCAGAGATTATTAATATTGTATTGAATACCACAGCAGAAAATTAGTCTCAAAAAAATCTAAGAAAACTTTTATTAAAATTTTATTAAAAACAACAATTAAACATATTTATTAGTAACTTTACATATTAAAATTTAAGTTTTTAATTATTCATCTTAATTTATTGTATTATGGCATTAAATAAAAAAGGTTTTTCAGCAATAGAAATAGCAAATAAAGTAGAAGAAAAATTCAATAATGTAGTTGGTTTTTTATTAGCAGAAATTGAAAAAATTAACCCTACTCAAGAATGGTTATTAGAAAATAAATATCAAGTTCCACAAAATTTTGATTCTAAATATTTTTATAAAGAAAGAGAAGACCGTAGTGATGCAAATTCACCTGAACATATTGTTGGAAAGAATATTACTTTTTGTTTAAAGAGAGATAGAGGTCAATTGCTACCAGATGAAGTATTGATTGAAAATGATTTATTAAAACGTAAACAAAAACAGGGTGGTGTACTGACTTCTGCAAATGATATTTATTTAGAGAATTATTTAAATTTAGTTAAAACAACAGGATTTAAAAAACTACTTTCATTTCCTATTAAACCTTCTTTTAGAACTACAACGGACAATCCAAATAAATCTCAAAAAATCGATGCTTTTGGAAATACAAAATGGATAGAAGACAGTAAAATGGAGGACCCTAATAATTATAATGAATATTTTTCATCTACAAAAGCAAGAAAAGCTCTTTTTGGTGAAGAAGATTTAGTTAATTTCTTAATGAAAGTACTGGAATCTAAAAAAACTGATGAATGTTATATTGATCCTATTGAAGAGATAGTTAAAAAAAGTGCAACTAAACAATTGGTAGTAAGTGATTTAGATATTATTGTAACTTGGTTATCAAAAAATCTTATTGAAGCTGATAAAACTAGAAAACCTTGTGTAGGTGTATTGACATATAGAAATAAAACTAATTCAGATTTCTTGGATGTATTTACAAAAGGATTTGTTGCTCCTTCTTGTATTTTTAATCCTTATTTGATGGATAGTAAATCTAACGGTAGATACGGTTTCAATGCTTTTATTAGAAAAGCTACATTAGGGTATAAAGAATATACAGCTATTCCTAATATGGCAGGATTTAAACAATCAGAGAAATTTGTTTATTATATTACAGCAAAAGAACAAAAGATTGAAGTAACTGCTAAAAAACCAGCACCAGCAGGAACTTATCCAATTAATGCAGAAAAACCTACTTTTGAAGAGTTGTTGTTGAACACTTTTAATCCTGCTGAAAAAGTGAATCAAATTATTGCTGATCCTAATAAAGTTGTCCAAGAAATGAAACCTAACAAATTTGAAGGCCTTGATGATAACGAAACATCTAATTGGGGAACTATGCTTGTAGCTGACTAGTTTGTAGTTTATTTAGTAATTGAAGAATCCTTATTGATAATTTTTCAGTAAGGATTTTTTATATTATTATACCTACTAATTCTTTAAATTTTAAATTAACTCACTTAAATTAAATGTTTAATTATTATGTTGGTAAAAAATAAAACTATTATTAATTCAATTTCTACACAAGAAAAAGTTTCTAAAATATTAGATATAGGACAATACAATATATTACAATATTACTTAAAACAAGATATAACTAATCCAAATAAATTATTTAATCCTTATAGAGATATTTTATGTTGTGGAATAGATAATAAACCTAGTTGTTATATATCATCTAAAAAGATAAATGATACAGATTGGTTAATATTTAACGATAGAGCTATCGGATATAGTGCAAATATTTTTGGTCTAGCAGCGACTAAATATGGTTTATCTTTAACCGGATTTGTAAATAAAGAACTTTTTAGTAAAACTGTTGATTTATTATACAATGAAATAACTAATTCAGAAGATCTTTTTGATATAGATGAAGATAAGATAATTGAAAAAAAACTTTTAAAGAAATCTACTTCTACAATAGAAGTATTTCCTAAAATATACTCTGAAAAAGAATTAAATTACTGGAAACAATACAACATAGAATTAAATGATTTAATTGATTTTAAAGTGTTTGCTTGTAGCAAAGTAGTAATCAATGGAAAAACATTTTTACGTTCTTCTACTGAAGATATATGTTTTGCATATAAATTTCAAGAAGGTAAATATAAAATCTATCGTCCTGAATCTTTAAAAGAGTATAAATGGAGAACTAATACATCAGAAATAGATAATATAAACTTTATTGAAAATGATTTAGTAATACTTACTAAAAGTAGAAAAGATCGTATTGTATTGAAGAAAATGGGGTTTGAATCTTATTCTTATTCAAGTGAAACTTTAATTCCTGATAAACTAGCTTATAAAACTAAATACATTTTATATGATAATGACAATAAAGATTTTAACACAGGACAAGAATTTGCTAAACAAATAGCACAAAAATTCAATTTACTTAATTTAGAAATTCCTTCTAAATATAAATGTAGCGATATATCAGATTTAGTAAAGAAAGTTGGATTTGAGAAAAGTAAAGAAATTTTACTCGGCTTAATTTAATAATTTAATAATTTAATAATTTAATGAAAAATACTATGTCAAATATTTCAATTTTAGATAATGAAGAAACAAAATCTATTCTATATGGAGTAGAATTAAACAACACTATTAACAATATAGTAAATGATGTACAAAATAATAAACTAGACTTAGAAGAAACTTTAGAACAACATTTAGTAAAATTTTTTAAAGTTTATACAGATAAAATAGATTTACTAGAAAGAAAAATAAAAGAAGTAGTTATTTTAGTAATTATTACTAAACAAAAATTAAATGAAACTAAGTCTATTTTTAATGAAAGCACAGACACATTTAAAATGTTGGACAGTTCTTATAAAAATGTAAGTAAATTATTTAATTTAACAACTAAAACTATTGACACTAACAAAATTCAAGATTGGATAGATGAAGTTGAAAATAAATCTAGTGTACTTAAAAGTATAGACGATATTTTATAACATAGATTTTACTAAACTATTAGAGAATATCTTTTAAATATTCTCTAATAATTATTTATTAGCTAATCCAAACAATTTATTGCCATTTTTAACCCTTTAATAATCAAATATATGCAATTTCAAATTGACCCAATGTTATTACATTTTTTACCAGAAGATCGTTCTTATATTATCAATAATTGGGAACAAGTAATTTACAATTACAATCAAATAGTTATTAAAATTAGAGCTTTTCAAGCATATTCAGAAATAAAAACAGAAGTAAGACCAGAAACAAATATTATAACTGAAAGTAACGATACAGAAAATGTAACTGAACAATCAGAAGTAATTAATACGGAAACCCCTGTTACAGAATCAACTTATAGAAAAAGAAAATAGTTTTTATTATAATTTATTAGAATTATTTACCATTAAACTCAATATTAAACTTAAAAATTAAATTATGAAATACCAAGAAGAAGAAATTAATAGCATTTTAATAAGTAATTCTCAACCAATTTCACTTTATTTTAGTGAAGACGATAAAAATAAACTAATTAAATCAAAAGTAGATTCTGTTTATAGTAATCCTTATAGATGGTTAATAGAACTTGTAACTAATGGAATTGATGCTTGTAAAGAAGCTAACAAACCCATTAAAGTTGATTTAATTTATGATAATACAGATATATTAACTTTAAACGGAAACGGAAAAATTATTATTAGAGATTATGGTACAGGTATGTCTTTAGACAGAATGTTAAATAATTATACTGCTATAGGAAACTCTACAAAAGAAGATAATGAAGGAGCTATTGGTTTCTTTGGTATTGGTAGACTATCTGTATTAAAATATACTAAACTGTATGAAATAAACTCTTATTATCAAGGAACAAAATATTCTTTTTTAATGGGTTTACAAGATGTAGAGAGAGAACGTAGAGGAGAAAAATATATCAATAAAGAATACACTCTTTGTAATATCTTTAACACAACTACAACAGAAGAAGATGGATTAGAAGTAATTGTAGAATTAAACAATTCAAAAGATATTAATAATATTACTTCATTTATTAATAAAGAATATCTTATTCTTCAAGAATTTGTAAATATCGTTAATATTAAAACTGATTTAAAATATAAAGAAGTATGGAAATCAGAAAATTGTAAAATACTAGAAAATCATACTCACGGAGGTTATATGTCTATCTCTTTAGGAGGAGTTTTATATGATTTAGATGACCATAAAGAAGAGTTGTTAACTTTATGCGAAAAAGACAAAGATTTAAGAGCTTTTTTAGAGATTTGTTTTTCTATTAGTTCAAATATAATATTTTTTGTTCCACTAAATAAAGTAAAACCAACAGAATCAAGAGAATCTATTGATATTGGTTATACTAAAACACTACCAAATATTTTAGAAGTTGTAAACAAAGTAAAAAATGAAATATGTGATTATTTACTTACTGAAATTGAAAAGATAACTAATTTCTTTGAAATATTGCACATAATCAATTCTGGTTCTTTTAAAAATTCTTATATTTTAGCTAAATCTTTACAATTTATTACAATCAATAAAAAGTTTGGAGACACTATTATAAAAGATTTAGAAGATTTGCTTAAAGTAAATTATAGATTATATAAAATATCAAATACATCTCAAATTCTTAGAAGAAATAGAAATCTATTTGAAAATTCTTGGAATAATACAGAACAAGGAAAACAATTAACTGGTATTGATGAAACTATTTATAAAGTTTCAGTTGAAAAATATAGTGATTGGGATATTCAAAAACCTTTAATTTATCAAGAGTTTTCTAAAAATGATTCTGGTAATATTTATAGTCAAATATTAACTAAATATAATGTAAATACAGCCTATATTTTAAAAGAATCTTCTCCTATTATAACAACAACAATAGCTGATTTTTTTATTCCTTATACAATAGATGATTGTAATAATTACAGTATTACTATTGACAATTCTAATAATATACCAAAACCTAAATCAGATAAAAATTATAATGTTGGTCATTATTGTTTCTATAATTCAGATGTAAATTATACTCTTGATGTAATAACAGAACAACAATTTATTGATAATTATATCAACTTCTATTATATTTCATATAAAGAAAAAGATTCTTTAAATAAATTCTATATTTCTACCGTTTTAAAATTAAATCCTTCTATTAAAATTTGTGTTATTTCAATGGATTTAATAGAGAAATTAAAAAGAAAAAATTTAATCAGTGATACAAATCATCTAAATACTGTCAGTATTTCAACACAACAAAATAAAGCTTATACAGCTTATATGGCTATTAAACCTATTATTGATAATATTTATATTTTATTACAAAGCAACAAAATAAATTTTGGTAAATATACTGTTCCAGAGATTAATGAAATTAAATTTAAAGTAAATCATATAACTGAAAAATTAAATATAAGTTCTTCTGAATTATCTTTAGTAGACGCTTTTATTAAAATGAAAATTGTTGAATTAGATACTTCTTTGGTATTTAAATATAAAAAAGAATTCAATTATTATTTACAACAATTAAGAACACTAAGCAAAAAAGATTTTAATTTCTTAGATTCTTTACATAATTCACTTATACTGATAGAAAGTAATAATCAAATTAATTTATTCTAGTAAATATTCTAGTAAATATTTTAGTATCTCAATTCTTATTAATTCATTCATTTTAAACAAAATAATTCTATGGTACAAATTTTTTCAGCAAATTTCAGCATTGGTTCAACAGTAAAAGTGATTACAGCAGCACAAAATTATAATCTTAATATTAGAACAGAAGAAGATTTAACAACTAGTATTGAAATTAAATTTAGAATAGAGAAAGCAAATAAACATTATAAAAATAATAAAGGAGAGAAATATAAAAAACAATTAAATAAAATTATTGCTCTTTGTGATAAATTTAATACATTTAAACAAATTCACTATTTAGATGAAAATTATTATATCAATAATAATTGTATCTATTATAAAGGGCTAGAAGAGTTCCCTATTACTGGTAAAGCATTAACTTATTTAAAAACTATTATTGATTCTAAAAATGTTGAACAAGTAAATAAATTTACAGCTTTTCATAAAAGATGCTCATTAAATAAAGGCGAAATTAAAAATGATGTGATTATTAAAACTGGTAAAGAAGTAGTTCAAGAACTGTATGAATTTATCTTGACTCACAATACACCAGTAACAAATGATGGATTTTTATTGTTTAAAAGAACTCTTAAATTTAAAGAAGGTTTTAAATATTTTATGCCAAATGAAGCAATTGATGTAATCGGAAATCATTTTGTATTTAATAGTGGTCAATTGGTAGATTGTAAAATTAATTGTCTAACGAATTTACCTTCTTCTTACAATGTACTTAAAGTATTCCAAGACTTAAACACTAATTTAGTTTCAGCTCATAAACATACAGACGGAACTGATTGTGAGTGGTCTTTTGGTCAATATACTTATCCAGATAAATTAGACTACAATTCTTCTAATACTTGTTCTTCTGGATTACATTTTGGTACAGAACAAACTTTTGTAGGAGGTGATGGATATTTTATTGGTTTAGTAGATCCTGCTGATGTAATTAGTGTTCCAAAAGAATCAGGCACAGCTAAAATTAGAGTTAAAAGAGCTATGTTAGTTGGAATTACTACAAAAGATTCATTTGAAACTATTACTTTTGATCAAAGCTTTTCTAATTAATCTTCTTTAAAGAATTAAAATTTACTCAATCATATTAATAACCTGTCAAGAGTTTCTTTTCAGGTTATTTTTTTTATTAATGTTTTATTATTATTATTTTGAATAAGATTTGTAAGAAATGTAAACAAGAACAACCTTTATGTGAGTATTCTTTTGATTTTGAAGCTGCTAAATTTAAAGAAACTTGTAATACTTGTACAGCAAATAAAATCAAAGAGAAGAAAAAAGAACTTACCAAAGAAGAGAATCAACGATTAGCAAATTATTGTTATAATTACAATATAACAACAGAAGAATATTATAAATTAGAAGAATCTCAACATTTTTTATGTTCTATATGCAAAAAACCTACACCAAATAAATTTTTTTGTGTAGATCACGACCATAAAACTTCTAATGTTAGAGGGCTTCTTTGTAAAAATTGTAATTTAGGTTTAGGTCATTTTAAAGATGATATTTCAGTAATGAGTAGTGCAATAGAGTATATAAGTAAAAGTAAAGAATATCAAGTAAACGGTATTAATTTAAAACGAAAATAATTTAAAATACTTCAATTATGTCAAATAATTCAATTAAAATATCTGATGAAGTGTATTATTTAGATCCTTATACAAAAGAAAATACATCAGAATATTTAGGCAGAGTAACTAAAATAGTAGGAGATTCAGTAACAACTAGAATAGGAGATGGTTATACAATAACAAACATTAATTATTTAACAACAAATAAACCAAGTATTTCTAATAATTCTACTAACAATAAACCTAATAAAAATGCTAAATAATTCAAGTAATTCCAATAATTCAAGTAAATTAAATAATTCTTTACAAAAAGCATACGAAACATTAATTAAAGAAGGAGATTCTAGTCTCCTCTCTTTTTATAAAGTATTTTATACAGGAAAATTAACAATAAATAAAGTAATTGAATACGAAACCTCAAACAATAAAAGTTTAGAAATAGAAGATTTATTTGAACAATATAATAATTCAATAAACAATTCTTTTAATTTATTTGAATATAAGCCTCATTATTTAATTTATGATGCAGATGAAATAGCCTATTTAATAAGTTATATTTGTAAAGACGAAACAAAAGAAAATGTTATAAAAGAATCTATAGATAAATATTTATATAAGATACTAAACGAAAAAAAATTTACTCATTATATTGCTTATCTAAAACCTAATATGGCAACTTTTAGAGATACTTTAGGGAAAGCTAAAAAATATAAAGGAAATCGTACTGGAACTGCACCACAATTTTATTTAAAATGGAAAACTGTAATAGAAAACTATTTAATTGCTAAGTACCATTTTGTTAAACTAGATGTTCCTATTGAAAGTGATGATGCAGTATCTATAACAGCAAAAATGTGTAAACAACAAGGTATTAATTATACAATAGTAAGTAAAGATAAAGATTTATTGCAATTAGAAGGAAATCATTTACATTATGATACAAAAAATAAAGTTTGGAAGGATTTATTTGTATCTGAAATAGGCGAAATTACACTTATAAGTAAAGATAAATATTTAGCTACTGGATATATTGCTTTAATGTATCAATGTCTAATAGGAGATTCTTCTGATAATATTCAAGGTTTAAAAAATTACGGACCAAAAAAATCTTACGAAATATTGAAAGATTGTAAAACAAAACATCAATTATTGGGGAAAGTTTTAGATACTTACTACAAATACATAGGAAAGTATTGGGGAAAACAAATATTTAAAGAAAATTACTCATTAGTTAAATTGCTGGATCGTTATAATGAATTTAGTTTTACTCCAATTAAAAACATCGCTATTTAATTATTAATTGCTAATTACTTACTTCTATTTAACATTATTATGATAAAAAAATTTTATTATTGGTTAAATAATTCTCCAATTTGGTATGAAGTTTATTGTTCTGTAACAATTAGTTATACTTTATCTACAGATGATGAAATACCTAGTCAAGCAGAAACAAAATTACCTGAAAATAAATCTATTCGATATCTGATAAATCTAAAAGATATACTATCTTTTCACGAAATACCTAACAGTAACTCAGTTAAAATATCTTTAACAGATGCAAGAGATATCATAGCAGAAATTTCTTATGAAGATTTAAAGTCTTTGTTAATAAAATCAGTTTAAAAAGTAATTTACTTAAAATGAAACAAAATAATAAAATAGATTCAAAAAACTTATCTTTATATTATATTGTTCCTAGTTTATCTTTCAAATATAAATCAATAGATAATAAAACTAAATTAGTTATATTTAATAAAAACAATTACGAATTAATTAATAGTTACATAGATAAAACTTCTAATACAATACATATTAGAATGAAAATCTTTAATATAGAACTAGCTTTATCTAAAAACTATTTGTATCAATCTCAAGAGAATACTAAATTATTTATGGTATTCTCTTTACCTAAAAAATATATTAAAGAATATTTTCATTTTTTTAATAGTGAGTACACTAAGTTCTCTTTTCAATATAAAAAACTATTAATTAATTATTCTGGATTGCCTTTTTATGAAAGAGGTAGTTCACATAAATTATTATTAGGATTATTTAATGAAAAGAAGATAAATGGTTATGTACCTAATAGACTATATAATTACTATTGCAATAATAATAAAGTAGATAAAGTACCAGAGGAGTATCAATTTATAAAACCTTTAACAGAAAAAGAATTTATTAATTAAATCACTATTTATGAAAATTACAAAATCAAGTGGAGTTTTAGAAGCATTAGATTTTAATAAAGTACCTAATAGAATTAGACAACAAACAGCAGGTTTATCAGAATTAATTGATGTAGATAACATTTCTAAACAAGTAATCAATGGTTTAGTTGACGGAATTTCAACAAATGATTTAGATGATTTAACTGCCAATATTTGTGCTAGTTATACTATTTCTCATCCAGATTATGGAGTATTAGGAGGAAGAATTTTAATGAGCAGATTACACAAATCTAATAAATCATTAGACACTTATTTAAATACATTTTCAAGTAAATTAAATTCTCAAACACTGAATACTATAATTAAATATAAATTACAATTAAGTGAATTGATTGATTATAACAAAGATTTTAATTTTGATTTCTTTGCTGTTAAGTCATTAAAAAAAATATATTTACTTAGAACTACTGTAAATGAGCAATTGATTTACGAGACACCTCAACAAATGTATATTAGAATAGCTTGTAATCAATCAGATGATTTAAATCAAATTAAAGAATGGTATGAAGCATTATCTAATCAATTGTGGAGTCCAGCTTCTCCTATTTTAATTAATGCAGGAACAATTAATGATAGTAATATCAGTTGTAATCTTACTTGGTTAAAAGACGATAGTTTAGAAGGTACAATGGATACACTAAAAAACATTGCAAAAGCTAGTGCAGGTGCAGCAGGTATTGGATTTGGTATCTCTAATTTAAGAAGTCAAGAAACTACTTTTGGTATTCACGAAGGAACTTCTCACGGAGTTGTTAAGTTAGCTAAAATTGTGAATGAATTGATGAGGACTTACAATCAAAGTGGAAAAAGAACGGGAAGTTGTGCATTATATCTTGATATATGGCATTTAGATATACTATCTTTCTTAAAATTGAAACTTCCAATTGGTTCAGAAGAATTAAGAACAAGGGATTTATTTTTAGCTGTAAATACTTATGATAACTTTTGGAGAGCAATTAAAAACAATACAGACTACTATTTATTTTGTCCTGATATTTTATCTAAAAATGGTGTGAAGCCTTTATATGAATTATATGGAGAAGAATTTGAAAATGAGTATAACAGAGCTGTTGATTTAGGTTTAGGAAAAAGAATACCGGCAAGTGAACTATTTTTAGCTATACAAACAAGTCTAATTGAATCTGGTGTTCCTTATCTTACTAATCTTGACGCTGCTAATAGAACAAGTAATCATAATGTATATGGAAAGGTCAAGATGAGTAATCTTTGTGTAGCACCTGAAACATTGTTATTAACTGATAAAGGTTATACACCTATTGGAGAAAATGAAGGAAAGACTGTAAATATCTGGAATAGTAAAGAATGGAGTGAAGTTAAAATAGTTAAAACAAGTGATAGAGAGAAATTAATAAAAATTACTTTTAGTAATGATGCTGTTTTATATTGTACAGAATATCATAAATTCAATGTAGAAACTAATACAACAAATGCAATTTTTAGAGAAAATTCTTTAGATTCTTGGGAAGATATTAATGTAACGGAAAAAAGAGCTGCGGAATTAAATATTGGAGATATTATAGAAGGCTATAAATTTGAGAATGTAATTTATCATAAAAAAAGAGTAGTAAAAATAGAAGACGAAAATAGATATGATGCTACTTATTGTGTAAATGAACCTAAATTAAATAAAGCTGTATTTAATGGAATTCTAACAAAAAATTGCAATGAAATTTTACAATTTCAAGATGCTTATACAACTGCACAATGTGTTTTAAGTTCTATTCCTGTAAAGAACTTCATTAAAACTACAAATGGTAAAAAAGAATTTGATTACATTGCATTAGAAAAAGCTATTAAACCTATTGTATATTATCTTAATAAAGTTATTGATAATAATAACTATCCTTATCCAGAAGCTATTAAAGGAGCAAGTGAACAACGAGCTATTGCTATTGGTACACAAGGAGAAGCTGATTTATTTGCAGAACTAGATTTACCTTTTGTATGTGAAGAATCAAAAGCACTGACTAGAAATATTGCAGAAGTTATTTATTTTGCTGCATTAAAAGCTAGTTTAGATTATGCAAGAGAATTTAATGTTTGTTATAAAGATTTTGATAAAAGTAATTATTCAAAAGGTTTATTTCATTGGAAACATTATATTACAGAAGAACAAACATTCCTAAAAACTAGGTGGACAGAGCTTGAAAAAGAGATACTAGAAGTAAAAATGCTTGCTAACAGCCTTACAACGGCAAAAATGCCAACTGCAAGCTCAAGTGCGTTATTTGGAAACAATGAAGCCTTCGAACCATTCAGTGAAAATCTCTATACAAGATCTACATTATCAGGAGAAACCATTGTAGTAAACAAATATCTTATTAAAGATTTAATTCATTACGGTATTTGGGGAGAACAATTTAAAAATCATTTAATACAGCAAAATGGTTCGATTCAAAATACTAATTTTAAAGAATTTTCTAATACAATTACTGATGAACAAATATTTCACCTTAAAAATAAATTTAAAACTATCTTTGAGATATCTCAGAAACCATTAATTGATTTTGCAGCAGAAAGACAAATATTTGTAGACCAATCTCAATCTATGAACTTATATTTGGAAAAACCTACATTTAATAATCTTAGCTCTATGTTAGTGTATGCTAATGGTAAGAAACTAAAATCTATTATTTATTATTTAAGATCTAAACCAGCAACAGAAGCTAATAAAATGTTAGCAATCAATACAGTTAAATTAGCTAAAACTAAACCAATAGATTCAAATCAAGAATGTTTTGGTTGTGGAGCTTAATCAAAATACCAAGTATTTTTATTAATAGTCTTAAATAATCAATAAATTAATAAGTCAATAAATTAACAAATTAAATTCAATATTTATGAAACCAGAACCAATTTTAGACCAGCAGAATTTTAGAAGAACAATTTTTCCTATTCATCACCAAGATATTTGGAAATTTTATGAAGAGCAAGAAGATTCTTTTTGGAAAGCAAACGAAGTAGATTTGAGTCAAGATAATTTCAAAGCTTTATCAAAAGATGAACAATATTTTATTAAACATATTTTAGGATTTTTTGCTTCTTCTGATTCTATTGTAGCTGAAAATTTAGCTGTAAATTTTGGTAATTTAGTTAAATATCCAGAAGCACAATATTATTATCAATTACAAACTGTTATGGAAAATATTCATTCTGTTATGTATTCTCTTTTAATTGAAACATATATTACAGATTCAACTGAGAAAACTAGATTATTTAATGCAATCGACACAATGCCAATTATTAACAAGAAACTTCATTGGGCTATTGATTGGATTAATAATGGAACATTTCAAGAAAAATTAATTGCTTTTATTTGTGTTGAAGGAATATTATTTTGTAGTTCATTCTCAGCTATATTTTGGTTAAAAAATCAAGGTAAGATGCCAGGATTAGGAAAAGCTAATGAATTTATATCAAGAGACGAATCGCACCACTGTAATTTCGCTATACATCTTTATAATAACCATTGTATAAATAAATTAGATAAAGATAAAGTAAAAGAAATTATATTAGAAGCTTGTAGACTAGAAAAAGAATTTGCTATTGAATCATTACCAGTATCTTTAATTGGTATGAATAATGTTCTTATGGTTCAATATATTGAATTTGTTACAGACGGTATTTTAGATGCTTTGAATCTTGATAAACAATTCAATTCTACAAATCCTTTTACTTTTATGAATCAAATAGCCGTACCTAGAAAAACTAATTTCTTTGAAAGTCGTGTATCAGAATATGTTAGAGCAGGAGGAGAAATGCAACTTGATGCAGAATTTTAATAACTAAACATTCAAATAATTTATCATTAATACTACTCTTTCTATCTATAAATGAGATTAAGAGTAGTATTTTTGTTTTTATTATATTTTAAATATTATATTTAATAAAGAAACCTTATAATATTGTGAATACAATTACAATAAATATTGAGCCAGGAATAAAATACTTATCAGAAAGTAAAAATATCAAACAACTACCTAAAAATTGCTTATTTGATAAAGGAAGAGTAGGATGTGGAGGAACCACCTTAGCAATTGAATCAAATGAACCTTATGTTATTGCTGTTCCTTTTGTATCTTTAATAGAAAATAAAATGTTTCAACATTCTAATATATTAGGTATATATGAAGGAGTAAAAACATCTACAATTAAAAACTATTTAAAGAATAACTCTTGTCCTATCATTATGGTTACTTATGATTCATTACCTAAATTAGGTAATTATATAACAAGATCAGAGTATAAATTATTAATAGATGAATATCATTTATTATTTACACAATATTCCTTTAGAGATGAAGCCATAGATAAGCTATTGCAAGAATATCAACATTACAAAGAGTATTGTTTTATGACTGCAACTCCACTAGAAGAAGAGTTTATATTAGATGAATTGAAAGATTTAGATATAGTCAATGCTGTATGGGAAGATTCTTCTGATGTTACAATAGAGTCAATTAAATGTTTAAAAGGAGTATTAAATACTACAATAGATTTAATTAATGATTATTTAGCTGATATAAAACATAATAAAGAAGGAAATCTCTATTTATTTGTTAATAGTGTAAAATTTATCAAAGAGTTAATAAGTAATACAGATGTTAATTTTCAAAATTGTAATGTAATATTTTCTAAAAACAATAAAACTGATGTAGGATTAGATAGAGGAATTTTACCTTCTGATAAATTAGGTACAGTTAAACCAAAGAAGATTAACTTCTTGACTTCTACTGTATTTGAAGGTACTGACATTTATGACGAGGAAGGTAAAATCTATATTGTATCAGACCCAAGTAAATCTAATACATTAGTAGATATTTCTACTTCATTTCAACAAATAGCAGGAAGAATAAGGAACAGTAAATATCGTAATCTTATAAGCCATATTTATAGTAATACTAGATATACTTCTCTTTCTTATCAAGATTTTAAAGATTTATCTGTAAGAGAAATAGAGTTAGCTAAAAAATCAACAGAAGCTTTTAATGCAATTCAAAAAGAAACTAGAACATATTTAATTGAAGCAGGATTAGGAAAGATTAATCAAACTTATATCACTGTAAAAAAAGATTCTGAAATATATTTTAATCCAAATTTAGTTAAATTAGATATTTATAATTACAAAGTAAGTAAACATCTATATAAGATCAGAGTAAACAATTCAGCAGATACTTCAACAAGTAATTTAACAAAAGAATGTACTAAATATAATTACAATGTTATTAACTTTGAACATAAAAGCGAAATTAAAATATCTCCAACAGATTTACCTGGGTTTAAAGATGTAGTAATAATGTTGAAAGAGCTACAAAATGGTACTGATGAAGAATCCAATGCATATAGAAAAGCAGCGTATTTAAGATTTTCTTTTTTAGAAAATGCAATAGAGAAACTAACTTTTGAAGGTATTGAAAAACTAAATTATGTTCAAACTAATGTTAAAAGGAAATTAATCTCTTTATTAGATAGTAATCTTGAAACTAAAATATTCAAATTATTAAAAAGTAATTCAAAAATATCTTCTGGTAATTTTATTTCTTATAAAGATTTAAAAGATGAATTTACTAAGATTTATTCTGAATTAAATATCAATAAAACAGCAAAATCTACTGATATTAAAAGTTTTTTTAATGTACAAACTATAAAAAAATACATAAATAAAAAACAAGAAGATGGAGTAATTATTATAAATCCGAAACCAATAATTAATTTATGATTTATTTCTCATAATAGAGTTTTTTAAAAAACCAAATATTTTACAAGGAAGTTTTTAATCAAGGGTATATAGTAACGGTAACGAATTAGAAATTTCCTTGTTTATTGTTAACATTTTTAAGAAATATAAAAAAATAAACTTTATAAAAATATTTTTATAATTTCCTAATTTTTAACAAATTATTTTACAAGGAATTTTTTGATTAAGGGTATTAAGGAACGGTATTAAATCAAAAAATTCCTTGTTTTTATTAAATATTTTAACATTACACTAATAAGTTAAACTTTCGATAATATTTTTATTATGGATAAATTAAATGAATGATATAAATGACTACATATAATGATAGTTTTCACCCATTATTTAATAGTAAACCTAAGAATAGTTTTGCTATAAAAAATACAGAAAAGTATAAAAAGAAAATATTTAAACCAAAAGATTTATTTCCTTTTGGAAAATATAAAGGAGTAGAAATCTCTCAAGTTTATGGAGAAGATTTAAGCTATATCAGATATTTAGAAAAAAATGGTTTCAAATTCAATATGTCAGAATTGTTTACTGTTAATTTTTCTAGTAATTCTGAGATAAGATTAAATACACAACAGCAAGAGGCTTGTACTAAAATACAACGATTTTTATTGTCAGAAGACAGAGAATTTCTTTTAGAAGGTGAAGCAGGAACAGGTAAAACAACTGTAATTAAATACGCTTTATCAAAAAAGAAAGGAGTTATAGGATGTACAGTTTCTCATAAAGCTAAAATTGTATTAGGTAAAAGTTTAAACTGGGTTAATACAATAGCCTCATTGTTTAATTTAAGACCTTCTTTTGATGATGAAGGAAATCAAATATTTAATAAATTAGATGAGAATATGATTACTGATAGTTGTAAAATATTAGTAGTAGATGAATGTTCTATGATTTCTCCTGAATTAAGAAAAATGATTTTAGATTATACGTATCCTGATACAAAGATAATTTATTTAGGAGATAAATGTCAAACTCCTTATATTGATTCTAATAAACCATTAGATAAAGATTCTCCTTGTTTTGCTGTTGTTCCTAATCATAGTTTAGTTACTGTAATGAGAAATGAAAATAACATTTCTTTAGCTAAACAATTAAGGAATTTAATCTTGAAATACAATGAAGACCAATTACCAATTGATTATAAATTAGATATTACAGAAACAGAAGATTTAAAAAAACTTTCTACTAAAGAAGATATTGTAGAACAATTTTCTTGGTTGATTGATAAAAAAAATGTCAATTCAGTTAAGTTAGTTGCATATAAAAATTCTGTAGTTAATAGTTTTAATAAAGAGATAAGAGAAAAGATTTTCAATAATCCTAAAACTTTTGAAATAGGAGACTGGATTATGATGCGTTCTGAATATGTTATAGACGCTAAACCTAAAAAAATTATTTATTATAATGGAATGGAATTTATAATATCGTCTATTACTTCAAGTTCTTATGCTGGATATAAAGTAACATTATTAAATAAGGAAATTCCTGTATTAAAAAGAGAGTCTTATAATGATTGGGATAGTAAATGTTCTTTTTTAAAAAGAGAAGCTATTAAACTATCTAATAAAAAGAAGAAGTTAGTTAAATTAAATGAAGAAACAGGAGAATTTGATAAAGATAAAGCTACAACAGAAAAAGATATAAAGAAACTATCACAAGAAGTAATAGATGCTTGGAAACTGTTTTATGGTCATATAGATTTATTTCCTAAATTGCAATTTGGTTATTGTATAACTAGTCATTTGTCTACTGGATCTACTTATTTAAACACTATTTGTTTAGAAAGTGATATTATGGAAAAACACTACAAACCAAAAGAAGATTTAAAATCTATTAAAGAACCTCTACAATTACTTTATGTTGCTTGTTCAAGACATAAACAAAAGTTGTTTATAGGATGATGGAAGACTACTTTAAATTAAATAAACTTGAAATGTATAAATTAGATGTATACCACTATATACTAAATAATGGAGTTAAAATATATAGTCTTTTAGCAGAAGAATCTAATAAAATATATAAAACTGAAAAAGAGTATAAATCAGCTAAAATGTTGTATGAGAAGGAGTTCAACCTTGTTTTTATAAGTAAAGTAATAGAAGCTTAGAAAGTTTAAAATAATTTAAAAATATTCTTGATATTATTTGGAATATCGATAAGGGTACTCTATATTTGTATCAAGAAAACAGAGTAATAGTTTTTAGTAAAAGTTTCAAAATTCAATAGTTAATGTTTAATAATAATCAAAATTAAAATTTAAAGTTATGGAAAAATCAAAAGTATCAAAAGCAAAAGTAACAAAATCATCAGTAGTAGCAACATTGACAGTAAAAGATGTAATTAATGCACTTTCAACATTCACAGCAGAAGACAAAGCAATTATCAAAGCATCATTAAATCCAGCACAATCTTATTCAACTATTGTAGAGATTTCAGATATGTTAGAAACATTGACAATGCACACTAATAAATTGCAACTTAAAGGAACTAAATCACATTCTTCAGAAGCAAATAAATTAACTGTAAAAATGAAATCAGTTCTTACAAGATTGAGAAAAGAAAATATTGCAAAGAAAAACTCTTTACCAAGAAAAGAGAAAAAATCTACAAAATAATTTTTATATAGCAATCAATTCAAATTGAACCTGTGACTGATGTTGCAGGTTTTTTTTTAGCTTGATTTTAAATAAGTGTTTAAATTGATTTTTTAAATTATTTTAGTTAATTATTAATTATTAAATTTTATATGAATAGATTAGATGTTTTAAAACAAAAAGTGGCTATTAATAAGCCAATGATTCAAAATCAAATGATGTCTCAACAAAGTGCTCCAATGGAAATGTATTCAGAAGAAGGTTTAGACAATGAAGAAGTAGAAGAAGTTTCAATGGAAGGTTTACAAGAAGATGTAATGAGTCAAGAATCTTTTGATGGGACGTATGATTTATCTACGTTTGCTTTATCTTTATTTACATTAAGAACTCAATTACATATTTGGCATCTTCAAACTAAATCATTTGCTGAACATAAAGCATTAAATAGTACTTATGATGATTTATTAGTATTGTTAGACAGTTATATTGAAAAAGCACAAGGTAAAACTAACACTGTAATTAGAGTAGGTCATTTACAACCAAAAGAGCTTTGTGATTATCAACCTCAATATATGAGAGAATGTATTAGAAATACTTCACAAGAATATCAAACGTTATTTCTTCAAATAGAAGGAGAAGATCTAAAGAATGTTATGGCTGAAATACTAGGTTTGTTAAATGAGTTAGAATATCTTTTAACATTGAATTAGACTTAAAATAAAAAATCCCTTATAAGTTATATTATAAGGGATTAATTTTTGTATTTTATTCACTATCATTCACTACTACTTACTATCAAAAGTATTAACAAAAAATCTAGTTAATCCAGTAGTTTTTAAAGCTGTATCTAATGCTTTAGTTCCATCTAAATCAACGAATAATTGTTTTAATATTTTTCCAAAAGTTTCTATGATAGTAAAGCCTACAATAGGATTATTAGTTGATACAACTGTAAAAGCTGCATTTGCAACAGCTAAATCTTGAAATGATACAGCAACATTTTTATAAAATTGTTTTTCTATCCCAGTCATCCCTTTTTCTGAACTTTCAAAAGCTCTCATTGTAGTATATCCTAATAAAAACATTAATAAGTCGGCTAATAATCTAACTAAATTCTCTTTTCTATCTTCTCTTAAAGTACTCCAATTAAAATTCTTCTCATACATTTGTTTATATACTGCAACAATAGTTTGAAATATTCCTTCCATTGTTTTACCTTCCCAATCCATTATTATGTTTACTAAATTACCTTCTGAGTCATAAATTTTCTTTTTTACAAACTTACCTTGCTTAGATTTTGATTGATCAATTTGTTGTAACCACCATTTCTCTTTCAATGAAATCATCCAAGTTTTAAATTGTAGTAATAATTTCCCCCAAGCAGTTCTACCTAAAAGAGTTTTCTTGTCATTAGAATAAGCTCCAAACATTTTATCAGATAAGTTCTTAAAGGTTTCTATTTGTCTTATAGTATAAGGTTGAGAAATTTCTCCCTCAGAGTTCAATGCTTTTTCTATTCCTACTGTAGCAATTAACTCTTCTTTGATTCTTGAATACAATGCTTTTTGAGATAAATATGCTTCGTATACAGATTTATCAGATTTATTTGTAGGTGGATTAGCTTGATAAATAGGGTCAAAATATAACTTAAATCTTAAATCTTTTTTTGGATCATACCTTAAATTACCTTCTGAATCTACTGTTACTGCTGATTTCTCACTAACTCCTCCAACATTTTCTGTTATAATTATCCCATCTTTAATCATTTGTCCTATAAATATAGCTCTTCTATTTACTACATCAGGAATTTTATTAAAGTGATACATATACTTACTAGAAAATAAACCTAATTTATTTCCAGTTTGCATCTCAGTTGCTATATTGGTATAATCAATATTAGTTATATTAAAATAATTATCTAGTCCGTCACAAAAACTAATATTTTTTTCTCTGACCCAATCAGGCAAAGCTTCGTCAAACATAACTACACCGTACCCAGAATATAAATCATTTAAAGTAAAATTACCATTTCCTACTGTTTGATTAACAATTGCTTCTATATTGGTATTCCAAATACCCGATAACAAATTTCTTACTGAAAGCATTGGATTATAACCAATAAAAATAGTTGATACTGCATCTTTAACAATAGAAAAAGATTTTTCTAGGAAGGGAAGCTCCATAGTTTTATCTTTTTGGTCTAGTACTCCATTAAGATAAGAATCTAAATAAGCTTCTAAATTTGGTAAAGCTCCAAATGAATTAGCTTTTCTATATAACATCAGTTGTTTAATAGAATCGTACATTACCCTTATTTTAAGGAATTCTGCATCTTTATATTGATAAGACGTAAATTGATTTAAAACGTGTTCTAAGTGAGTTTCAAATACTTGACTTCTTTCTAAAAGTTTCTTACGGCGATCTTCCATATTTGTAATATATGAGTTCATTATGTCATTTTTTCCATAAGAGTTTTTTAATATATTTAATTCTCGTTTAGCATTGACAATCTGGCTTTCATAAGGATCAAAAGATACATCTACACTTCCCATTCCTTTACTAGCCTCTCCAATATAGTTGTTTATATTAATAACAGAATCCCACCAATTTTTAGTAGCTTCAACAAAAGAAAGATTTTTAAAATAAGTTTTCCAATTATTTTCTAATTTAGAAGAAGTTTTACTAGGAAAAGTTAATGGTATATCAAATTTACGAGCTTGTTGTATTGGACTATTAAATAACAAAGTAATTTCTTGTTCTGTGTAATATTGTTGTCTTAATCTTTCTTTAATTGCTTCATCTCTTTCAAATATAAATTGATTTATAAAAGCTATTTCCTCTGCATTAAGTGGACCTTCTTTTTCTGTATAAGTTTTATTAGGATCTTTTAATTTCATATCTTTTGTAATCATATTCTTAAAATAAACAGTAGTAGAACCTAATGTATATTCTTGTAGTTTACCAATATAAGTAAAGTTTTTCTTATATAAATTATTAACAATAGGTGTCAATCGTTCTCTATAAGTAAGAAAGTTTTTACGGAATACTACTAAAGCTTTATTTATATAATCTATAATATTAGAAATAAGAGTATTATTCATATTAATAGGGTTGGTAGTTTCAAATTCAATAAAATTAGATTCTAAATCTTTATCCAATGAAATAACCAAACCATTAAGTTGTAGTATAGCATTATCTAAATAATATTTCTTTTCGTTATCTAGTGTAGTTTCTTTACCAGCTAAACTTTTTCTAATTTCTATAAGATGTTTTAATAACCCTTTTCTAACTTCATTTTGAGTAGGAGTTTCTTTATATTTATCAAATAATTTTTTGTAATCATCTGTTTCAACTAACTCAATACGATTTTTTGTATTATTTGCATTAAAGCTTGTAACATATTCTGTAAAGGATTGAACCCAATCTTGTGAATTTATACCAGCTCCCATTGCAGTTTTTAAATCAAAAGTTTTAAGCTCTTCTGATTCACTTGAAGCCAATTTATCTTTTATTCTTTCTGTTGTAAATACAGTTTTAATTGTAGGTAGTAAGTCCTGTAAAGTAAAAGAAGAAAATTCTTTATTTTGGTATACTATTCTAATTTCACCAATAGCAGAGGGTTTAACATTATCTGACTTAAAAGTATCTCCAGTTTCTAACATAGCAATCATAGCTGTTTTTATAGCCTCTATATTTCTATATGAAGCTTTTAATACATTTGGTGCAAGTTCTTCTGTATCGCCATAAAAATTACCTAATAAAGAAGTTCCTAATTTCATTTCATCTACGATATCATTTGGATTAACATTACTTTTTATAGTAGAAATATGAACAAAATCTAAAACATTTGTGTTATTGTGACGAAAAACTAAAATTCCATTTCTACGTAATTCTTCAAAAGAATTATCTAGTTTCCAAGGATTGTGGTCTCCATCTAAATACTTATTCAAGTTTGTATCTACTTGATCAATATTCCACAATCCTTTAAAAGGTGTTTTTGATAGGCCTGCCTCTGATTTTATGTGTTCAACATATCTAATAGTTGCATTAATATAATAATTACCATTATCATTATAATCATCAATTAAAAGTTGTGTTATTGCTTTCTTATCCTCTTCGTGAACTACTGTATCTCCTTTTTTAGTTTTCAATAATATCTTTACTACATTCTTTTCTTTTTCTTTTGTAGACTGTAACCAGAGAGAGTAATATCTATTTCCTTTATCATCAACAGCAGAAACATTTTTATCATCTTTTAAAATCTCAATAAAATTTCTATTTCCTATATAAGGTGTAGCTTCATTAACAATTGAAGAACCAAATACTTCTTTAAATAGTTGTCCTGTTAAAGAATCTTTTTTAGCTGAGATAGTTTGAGGTTCTTTATCAAATAATTTAGAAATATTCACATCTATTTGTCCTCCAGGTGCAATCTTACCTAACCCTGTAAACATACTTCCACGAGTATACTCAACTGATTTTAAATCCTGGTTTTCATAATCAGCTTCAATTAAAATAGGGATAATATTAACAGAATTAACTTTAAGTTTACCATACCCCTTACTTTCTAAAATATTTTTATAGATGTTTAATTGATATTGTATTTTTAACTTTTTTTCACTACTCCATTCACCATAAGCTTTCTTACTTGTTTTATAATCATACACATCTAAGTCTCCATTAGCTCGAATTACAATTAAATCTATTGTACCAGCTATATTAGCATAAGTATCTAGACCTAAATTGATTCCACTAAATACAGAAGCTTCTGTTATAAGAGCGTCTCCTGGCTGTAGTTTTAAATCTATATAGATTTTTCTAGCAACTGACATAAGACTATCAACATATTTCTTTACATCTGATACACTAGAGAGACTACCTAATTCTGGTTTTTTAAAAGGAGCTAAAGCTAATATTTCTTCGGCTATATTTTCTTTTACAGCATTTAATTGATCTTTTGTTGGCTTACTTGTAAGAGTTTGAATATTTTTATAAGTTATCTCAATAGCTTTGTGAATTACAGTTCCTAACTCTCTTTCTAATTTCCAATCAAGCATTTGTTGATTCACTTTGTTTTCAGCATCTACTTCACTCATACCTTCTTCTTGGTATCGTCTTTTCATATCAGTCAATACCTCATTTATATTGAATGACATAGTTCCCCAAGGATTTTCTTTTAATATTTGCTTATTATTTTCTATAAAAGTTGTAGTACCATAAGTTGTTGTACTTCGGTCATCAGATACAATATATCTACCATCAAAAGTATTTTCATCAGCTTGCTCAATATCAAAAGGACCTTCTACTTTTCTTCCATTATTATTAATAAGCTCAATAATATCTATTACTTTAGTAGATTCGTCATTAAATAAAATAAAATCTGATTTCAAATCTTTTTGATTAGGTAGCTGTTTAGTTAAATCTATTACTTTATCAAATAAGCTGTTTGTTTGCGGTATGTTTAATAATTTTTTAAACCAGTTAATTACACGATTAAATAAAGAGATATTATCTTGATCAACTATTTTTAAGTAAGATTGTAGTTTAGAATTAGTAAATATCCCAACTAAAAACTCATCAATATTAGTCAAACTATATAATAAATCTTCACTTTCTGTAATAGGTAAATTAACTATATACTCAGAAATAGTTTTTCTAATAGAATCAAACTCATTTTTAATATTATTTGAAGCTCCATTTAATTTATAATGAGAAACCGCATGAACAATCTCGTGAATTACAGCTAAATCTGGGTCTAAACTAGATTTATTAATATAAATTTTATTTTCTTTTGCTGAATAAAAACTTGAATTTGATTTTAATATTTGAGTTCTATAAGATAGTTCTTTTCCAATCAATTCTTCAGGAGAAAGAAAACTGATTTGAACATTATTTAATTCTTTAAATAAAGATAGAAATGTACTTAAATCTCGATACTCACTTTTTTCATTTAATTTAAGATATTCTAATGCTGACTTCAATGAAAAATTTGTACCTAATACTTCATTAATAGTCTTTGGTTTTTGATAAGATATACTTAAAAACTCTCTTTTAGGTTCTCCACTAGAATCTAACTTAGATTTAATTACTTTATTATCAATCCAGTTACCAAAACTATTTAAAAATTCTTGTGTATGTATTTCTAAGTAATATTTATAGCCTTGTTCTTTACCAAATTCTTTCTGTAATTGGTTAAACAATATAGAAGGCTTACCTGACTTGGTTTTTACTGTTATTTCTTTTGGATTTCTACAAAACATTATATAAAATGATTTAATTATTCTTTAAATTATTTTTTAAATTGATTAGAGTGCAACTTAACTATTGTTCAATTATTATATATCTTAAAAAGCAATAATATTTGATATGAGAAAAAATTTTTTTTAAGTAACACTAATACTTCAAAATAAAAAAATTTTTTCTCATATCAAATAATTTTAACTAACAAAGACTAACAAGCAACTGATACTTGACCTTGCTGGGAAAGTTGAAAATGGATTTCTGCTAAATTTTTTCCTAATAAATTTACTTGATTACGATATTCTTTTTCAGCAGTTAAAGGATTAAGTTTAGTTAAAAATTGTAACAAAGTTTCAGGTTTCTTTTGTTCTGCATTAATAATTAAAGTAGAAATTCCATTAAAAGGTTTTGTAAAAGTAATTGGTGAAGTATCTAATAAAATTGAATATTCTTTGTTAATGTTTGCAACATCTTTTAATGCTTGTGCATAACTATTCTTTAATGTCTTAAATTCACCTTTAATAATTCTAACAGATTTTAATTTCTTTAATTTAGAAATTATTTCTTCACTATAATTATTCAATTGTAAAAGAGTTGTTGCAGGTTTTTTTTTATTCTGTGGTAATTTTTTTAATAATTCTTCTATTGGTGAAGATTTACTTAATATTTTTGTAGGTTTAAATAAATTAAATTCAAATACTTTATTTGTACCAATTACTTTAAAATATTGATTAGTATCTTTTGTAAATATCTCTAATTGAGGATAATATTGAATCAAATCATTTATAACACCACTTCTATAAGAAAAATATTCAGGATTAGTTAATAAAATTGATTCATCTAATAATCTTAATAAATAAGGCAAAACATTAATATTATTTTTGATATCTTGTTTTTCACCTTCTAACGAGTACTTGTTAATCAATAAATCTGTAATAATTTTAGTAGACTCACTCAATTCAATTATTGTTTTATTGTTTTGTATTAAATGATCTCTATAATCAATAAAAGGTATGTTCAAAGATTCTCTAATTCCATTAAATAATACACCTGATTGATTAGAACGTATATTCTTTGATTTTAATAAATCTAATATTGCTTGATGATATGGATTAGCTTTTAATACAACAGAGTTACCTTTTAATAAATTATAATAAAGTTTTCTATTTAATATTGAAAGTGCCTCAACATCATTTAAGTTAGAATCTTTTTTGAGTTGTTCTAAATCTAATATAACTTCACCAGAGTAATTATTATTAATCCAATTATTAAAATCATTTTCATTATTTACACAACAAACAACAAGATTTGGTGTATTTGAACTATTTATTGTAATAGGAAATAAAGAATTTATATGAGGTTCATAATTTTCATCTAAATTCAATCCTTCAAGTGATAATTCTAATAGATTTATATCATTACGAAACTTCTTTTTAAATGTATCTTTTTGAGAATTGGATAATTCTTTATTAAACTTTAATTTTTGTAATAATTCAAAATTACCTAATTCATTTTGTTTAAAAGAAGAACTTAAATCTAAATAATATTCTAAAGCTTTCTTTTCATCTTGATTAAAATGAGATAATAAGTCCTTAAATAATAAAGACTTATTACCATTTATTGCTAATATTTCAGAAGTACAATTCATTATATTTTATTGTAATTTAATTATTAAAATGTATTAAAAACAATTGTTTGTTATTCTATCTAATTCAATTAGTTTCTCCATTGATTTTTCAATAGTTTTTTTATTGAAAGTGTGAATAGGTTTAGTTTTTAAACTATTTAAGTCTACTTTAATACCAGAATCTCCTATTAAATCTAATAGTGTATATAAATCCATTGATTTAATTGTTTTATTGTTTAGTTCTAGTTTTGAAATATTTTGTTTAGGAAAAATATAAGAGAAAATTTTTTTAATTTCATCAAAGAATTTATTCACTATTTGATTAAATCTAGTAAAGAAATTAGTTTGATTAGAATCTACATAAACTTTTGCTGTATTTTCACCTATTAATGTAGCAAATACTTCCTCTCCTAATAGCTCTGGTGATAAATTTTTATAGTTTGGTAAAATATCTTTTATAATATCAGTTCTTTCCAAAGATAAATTAATTATTTGTTGATACAATTCAGGATTTTGATTTTTAATTAAGTTTAATAAAATATGTGTAATCTCGTGTGCAGGTGTTTCAAGATTTAATTTATTTGTATTAAGATATACAACATTATCATCAACCCAACCGTGCCAATTAACTCTCTCATCATTAAATGTTTTTCTAATATAAGATTTATCAACAAATTGAATATCTAAACCAGGAATTAATGGTTGTAGCTTTTCAATGAATTGTTTCATTATATACATTTCAGTAGAAAAATCAGAAGTACGAGATTGCTTTTGGAATGGTATTTCAAGTGTTCGTAACACGCCTTTTGTATTTTTTGGTATTATTGAATATTCTGAATAAGTTTTCGAGATAGTTTCAAATTCTATATCCAACTTTCTATCAATCAATATATAAGGAACTTCTGTTGTAAACTCTACATTTAAATCAAAATTTTGATCCATAATCTCTATTTCAGGATTAGTTTTAGCTAATTCTATATTTGCTTTTTCTTCTTCTGATAAATTAGTTAAATCAATATTATTTAATATACGAAGTTTTTCAGCTTGATAATCATCTTCTAAGTCTACTTCTTCCTCTACATTAACATTACTAACAACTTCTTCAATAGGCGTAACTTGTTCAACTACTTTTGGTACCTCAATTAATTGCTCTTTTAAAGTTTCTTTTGTACGATTCTCTAGTGTAGATTTAGATTTCATTACTTGTCTAGCAAATTCACCAACCTCAATAAATTCAAATTGTCCAGTTTTATAAGGGTCTATTCTATTATTTAAAGTAATTAATACTTGTTCTTTTAAATCACTATTTGTAGGTAATAATACTCCTTCTTTTGGTAATATTAATTGTCCTCCATACTGTTTAGAAGCTTGTTGAAATTTGTTTATATCTTCTATTGAAGTAAAACTAATTACATTAGGAAACTTACTTTTTTGAGTAGCATTACTTATATATAAGTTATTTAAAGCAGAAGATTTTCTTTCAATTTCAAGTTTTGGCTTATTTGAAATAATATATTTATCGTCTAATGAAGTTGATTTAGGATTAACAGCAATACTATAAAGAGTTGAAGGTAATTGTGACATTAACTTTCCTATTTCTTTTGCAGACCTTCCTGTATTCATATCTTCTTCACTTAATATAGGTACATTAGTTTTAATATCATTAGTAGTTTCTTCTATAACAGAATTTGCGTCAAATATATTAATACTTCTTTTATCTAATTCAGAATTAATTTTTTCTAGCTCAATTTTAGCTTGTTTAAAAGAAGCATTTGAATTAGAAATATTCTTCTTAGACATAACTTCTGAAATATCAGTCAATACAACTAAATGATCAACAGTTCTACTATAAGCAACATATAGAAGTTTTAATTTTTCAAATAAATTTTTATTAGTTGCAATATTTTTCTCTGAAACAAAGTTGTTTAAATAAGAAGAACCTTGAGCTGAATGTGCAGTTATGTTATACCCATAAAATGTATCTATGAAATTATAATGTTCTAAAACTTCATAATAAAGTTTACCATTATCAGTCTCATAAACAAATTCTATGAAACTATTTACATTTCTTAAATTTTTGTTTACAGGGATTCTGAATATAGCTTTCTCTCCTAATTCAGTTGTAACTTCAAATTCATATAAAGGCATTGTATCCAAATCAGGTGTCAGATATTTTAATGTTGTAGGAACTTCAACAATTCTAGGAATAGAACTAATAATAACTCTTTGTTCTTTAACTAGATTTAAAATAGGTGGCTTATTTGTTATTTCATCTTTTAAAGGATAAAAATCTTTTTGATTTAATATCAACAATTCACCAACATTAAAATCCTCTTTATTTGCACCAAAGATTCTCTTTCTTATTTCTTTTGTTATTCTAATATTGTTTAAGTGTTTACTATTATTATAACCAATCATAGCAACACTTCTTAGATTAATATTTAATTTAATATTTCCTTTACTATCAAATACTTCTTGTTTATATAGTTTTACATAATCCTCAATAAAAGTATTTTCATCTTCTGAGAATAAATAAGTAATATTAGGTGTGTTTTGTTTTTTATTCAATAAAGCAGTTAATTCTTTTCGAACTAATTGTACAGTATCTTCTTGTGGGGAACCATTCACTGTTATTTGCATAGGTAATTTATACAATAGAATATGATTCAATCTTATTGTAAGAGCCTTAAAAGATTCTGCTGCTTTAAATAAGTCATCATATTTAGCTCTCATATTAATAGTTAATTCACTATATCTCTTTTCTACATTGTTATCACCAGATAATTTAGATATTTGATATTTATGATAAATTGAATCAATGATTTTATTATCTTGTTTTATAGACATTCCCTCAACTTCAATTTCTTTTCCACTAGGTGAAGGTAATTGAGCAAAATCTCCTACAAATAATAGTTTAGGTATCTTATATTTATCATATTTTTCAGCTAATAAATTTAATCTTTCTTGAATTAAATCAAATAGTTGATTATTAGCTAAACTTAGTTCATCTATAATAATATATTTATATCCAGATAATTTTTTATAGAAAGCAGCTTCTCCATAAGTTATATTTTTTAATGTAGATGCTTTACCTTCTTCATAAACTAAACCAAATAAATCGTGAACAGTTACAGCTGGATCTAAGTTTAATTTAGAATCTCTTGAAACTTTATATTGCTCATTAGCTAAACTTATCTCTCCCACAGCTTTATTAGAAGTTGCATAAATACCTACTGTAGTGCCAGATATACCTAAAGTAAAGTTTTCTTCATTTGCAAGATTGTCTAATAATCTATTAATTAAATAAGTTTTACCAGTTCCGGCACCACCAGATAAGAACCAAACATTATTAAGATTGTAGAGATCTTCAATTTTATTAACACTTGAAGGACTTTTAAAGAACTTCTCAATTTCATTTGAAGCATTCTGTTGATCTTTATTCAAACCATTATTTAATAGTGGTTCTTCAACAACATTTTGAGATTTTTTTAATGCTTGTTCTGTATTATACTTTTTCACTAATAAATTACCTATTTCAGTTTCAGATAATTGTTTCTCTTGATTCTTAGCTGCCATTTTATCTTTAATAGCTTGAATACGTTCTTGTTTACTTAATACTTGTGAGTAGATTCTATTGAAAGGTTTAAATGGTGTAGTTACATCTTTTAATGCTGAATATAAATCTTTTAAAGTAGATTTTTCATTTAATATAATAGTTTTATCAGAAGTTGAAGAAACTAATTGTGATAACCAATAGAAAAATTCTTTTGATTGTGTAGAGTTTGGATTAGATTGAATTTGTTGTGATAAAGATTCTATTGAGTTTGATTGAGTTGATATAAATTGTTGAAATTTTTGTATAGTTTCTGGCGAATTAAGAATTGTTACTTGGTTTTCATTTTCTACTATTATTTCATTATTATTTAATAAAAATCCATCATACTCATTAACATTGATATTACTTCTTTTTTCATCATATTCTAAATAAAGTTTTAGTTGTTCTTTATCAAAATATTCTAAACTTTTACTTTGGTTATATGATAAGTTTTTAGAATCTAATATGTTTTTAACATTTACAACAACAGGTAAAACTACCATTAAATTTTCAATTTCATCTCCTACTTTTTTATACATATCAGAAGCAGAAAAATAACCTTGATTTGTAGCTGAATAATCCATAGCTAGTTGGAAATCAATAGAAGTGTGAATTGCTTTAGTTTTACTTTTTGTACCTTTTTTAGTAGTTTTACTTTTATCAAATTTATCAAATTTTGTATCCGTTCCGTGAAATAACACTTCTTTAACTTTACTATCAGGATAAATACTATTCAAAAATTCTTGTACCTTACTATCACTAGCAACAGCATAAACAGGTTCAAGTTGTTTTAATTCTTGAATATTACCTCGTTGTTGCTCAGTTAATTCTTCTCTAACTTGACTAATACTATCAAATTTATCTTTATCTAAGTAATATAACTTTTGAACAAATCCGTGAGGAATATCTGACAACTTAACATCAGAATGTAACCCTTTATTATATATTTCATCAGCTCTATTATTAATAGCAGTTATTAATTCTAATCCTTGTAAGTCACTATTAAGAAATTCTTTTTCAGCTATTTGATAAGATTCTTCTTTTGATAATTTTAATACATCTAATTTAGGTGATAATATTAATTCATTATTCTTCAAAGCTGATTTTAAATCAATAGTTCCTTTACCATAAGATACAAATCTAGCTAAATCTTTAATAGTTGTAAGAGGTGAAATTTCTTTAATATCAATATTTTTCTTTTTAAATATAGCTTTTAAAGCAATTGACATTTCATTAAAGAATCTTTTAATAGCTGCAATTAATCCTTTATTTTTTTTAAAATCCAACTCTTCTTTAATGTATTTATCAATAGAGTGAGCAATCAATTCGTGTTCAAATTCTATTTTATCTGCATTAGAATAATCTTCTTTAATTTTATCTACAAGTGATTTATCTTTAATAGCTTCTGTAACAAGATTACTATATAATTCTGGATTTTGTATTCTAGCAACTTCAATAAATGGATGTGAAAATGCTTCGTGAACAGTTGAATCAATTGTAGCTTGATTTTCTATTAGATAAGCTGTTTGAGTATCAAAATCAAAGAATCCTTTTGAATTAGGTCTAGTAAATTGAGTTTCTGCTTCTTGTTCAGTAATAAATTTAGTTGGAATATTAAAACGAGATTCTAATTCAGTTGTTATTGGTTGTAGAGAATCTGTAATTACTTCTATCGATTGATTAGAGTTCTTATTTTGTCTATACACTCTTGAAGATTTGCTAGAAGATTCATCAAAAGAAAAATATCTAAATCCTTTATTAGTAAATTTATATTTATCTTTTTTAAATGGTATAAAATATATTAAATCATTTAAATCTTTACTTCTACCCATATTAAGCTTTGCTTCAAAAATTTGTTTCCAGTCTTTCCAATAATTATCAAATATTTCTGGATAATTTCCTTCATCAGTTCTTAAAAAAAAGTCTAGGATATATTGTTTCTTTTTACCTGTTTTTGTATCTATTTCAGTAGGGTGTTCTACATATCCTGTAATAGTTATACTTTCAGCATTTTTATGATCTTTTCCAATAAAAGCAGTTGTAAGTTTCCAACTAGGGAACATATTGCTAATATTACTATACCAAGATTGATTTTTTAAAAAAGGTATTATTTCTTTTAAAAATACTTCTTGACTTCTTGTCTGCATTAATTCTAAACCTCTAGTTTTTGCCCAGTATCTAAACTCTTTATGATTTTGTTCTTTTTCGAATTGATTTAAAGTAATTACTCCGTCTATATCGTGTAAATCTTCTGATATAGATCTTACTAATCTACCATATTTTCTAATTACTTGTGAACCAGATAATTTATAATCTACAAAAGGGTTATTAAATAAATCAGTAATAATTTTTTTTGCAAAAGGATCTTTATCTAATGTTTTTTGATATTCTTTAGGTTCTAGATCACCTCCTTTAAAATCTGAAAATGTGCCGTCTGTATTTTGAAAATAGTTTCGTATAAATTTAGTATAATCTTTTTTATACACATCATCAACTATATCTAAGACTATATCTTTTAATTGCGACTCTGTGTAAGTATTTACAGCAACGTTATCAAATATATTTTCATTAATCCAATTCCAAATCTTAGCATAAATTTTCTTTATCCAATTTTGCTCATATTTGTTTTTATATCCTTTAGATTCAAAATAAGCCTTATCTAAATCTGGATTTTTACGCTTTTCTCCTATGTATTTATTATTATATCCTTCTAAAATAGCGTCAGAAATAAATTCTATTATAACTTGTTTATGAGCAAAAACATTAAAAGATTCAGATTGTCCGTACTCAATATCTTCAGATTGTTCTTCATATCCTTTTTTATAATCATAAGTATCATATTTATCATAGATCTCTTTATATTTACTCCAAGTTTTAATATTTTTCCATATCTCTATACCTAGAAGAGATTTTTTACCTAAAAAAGTGTAAATAATGTTTGCTGTTTGTTTAGCTAAAACTTTATCGCCTATATTAGATTTTAAAGCTAAAAATTTTTGTAGTACGTCAAACGCAGCCAAAGTATTTCCAGAATTAAATTCTAAATTATTTAATAATTCATCAGCATTTGTATCTACTTCTATATTTAGTCCTTTGATAAAGTCAATTAACTTATTTTCTAATTTACTATCAAATTCTTCTTTTTTAGAAAGTTCTTTTACTTCATTTGAATTAATAATTTGATTCCACTCTTCTTCACTAGCAATTCTAAAATCAATACTTAAATTACCCAAAGTCTCATAGACAATAGGTAATTGAGCAATAGAAAGAAATTTATCAATATCTCCTTCGTATTTATTATAAATATTATAAGCAACATAAACTGCTTTTAATTTATCTGGTTCAATAGATAAGATTTTTTTGAATTTATCTTTATCTAACATTAATAAATTAAATTCTTCTTCTGATAATCCTTCTTGATTTTGATTATAAAGAAGTTTATTGAAATCTAATTTTACTGATGGATTTTTAAAATTTGGACAAAACATATATTACTTTGGTTTTATATTATATCATTGGTGGAAACATTCTAACAACTTCACTAGAAGACTTACTACCTAAACAAACTTCAAAAATATCTTCAGCAAAATCATTCAGCAAAAGTTTATTTTTATTTATATCTGAAATAATATTTTTTGTGTCTTCTGAGACAGGTTTTTCATTTAGGTTATCCCAAGCTTCAAAATGAGTTTTTAATTTATCTAATAATTCACTATTCAGATTACTCATTTGTAAATCTATTGATAAATCCTCGTCTATTTGACTTAGATAACTTAAAAAATTTAAATACTCTAAACTTTCTTCTGTTGATACAGGAAAAACTTTTTTCTCAAAATCTGTTGGATCTTCGTCATCTGAAATATATTCTTTACTATTATTTTTATTTATTTTTTGTTCAGTTAATTTTATTTTATTTGTTATAGATTCAATAGATGTATTTGATTGTGAAAGGTTTTTATTTTTTTTTAATTTAAAAGTATTTATAATATTAGATAATTGATCTTTACTTAACTCATATAAATTAGGGTTATTTTTTATTATCTTTGAACTCTCTTCTTTAATATAAGCAATCACACTATTAACTTCTGATTCACTATTTCCAATAACTTCCATAGAATTATCATCATTTAACTCCACACCATCAGCTATAAACTTCTTATTATCATAAGTAACTTTACTTAAAGTAATTGGTATTCTAGTGATAAACATTCCATTTTGTGAGATAATTGAAGTTGAGAATGAAGATATTTTATTTGAAGTAATAGAGTCTGTTGGTTGATTTTCATTGTATTCAATACTTATAATTTTATTTCCTGTGTGAGATTTATTTCCATATTGTTTTCCGTCTTTAACTAACCATTCAAATGTATACAAGCCTAATTTAGGAAAATTAGAAAAATCTTCTGTATTTAATATTGCTCCATAACCCAATTGCTTACTTATCAATTCTTGAGTATTAATTTGTGAATACAATATGTCCCATTTATCTGCTGTTAGAATTTTAGGTATATTATTATTTTCAATAAATCCGTCTGGTAAAATTAGTAATATAACATTATTTAAATTTGTGTTCTGTAATTCTGTATTGTTATCAATTCTAGTATATGTACCATCTAAATTTTTATGTAATAGTGTTATTTTAGTAGGGTGTCCGCCCGATAAATTAGCACTTTGAAAATGGTACATAGCTTTACCTGTTTGTGAGGATTCATTGTAGAATAGCATTATATCTGTGGGATCTTTTAACCCTTCCGCAACTCCGTCTACTGTTTTAAATCTTTGATATCTATTATCAGGCAACAAAGTATATATAGAACCTCTTTCTGTAATAAAAGATTTTACTTTTGGAATTGATTCTGTAATATTTTCAGGTTTTGTTATTGTTTGATTAACTGGTTCAGTTGTAATTGATTTATTATTATTCAATATCTCATCTAATTTCTTTTTCCAATTAGGTTTTGACATATTGATAGTAGGTATTCTTTTTCTTCTAGCCATTTCAACAGCTTGTCCTGTACCTCCAGCAACTCTTAAAGGATTAGAAGTTTCTTTAGCATAGAATAAAACAAAATCAACAGGTGTATCTAAATTTTCTCCAAATATTTGATTAGTATTTCTAGCCATAAGTTTTTTAGCTCCTTCTGTTAATTTATCAGGGGCAGGATGTATTTCTTCCATTACAGTCAATTCTTTTTTACCTACAGGTGCATTTACACCAAATAAATTCTTTTTAGTAGTTCCTAAAGAAAAAGCTCTATCTGCACCTTCTTCATCTAGTCCAACTTTTCCATTATTTTTCTTAGAAAAAGCTAATCTTTCCTCATATTGTTTTTGATATTTTGGATCGTTACTTGGTCTAGCAATAAAAGTTTTACCAGTGTTTAACGTATAACCTAAACTTTCTAAATATTTAGCTGCTTCTGTCATTAAATTTAATACATCTTCTGGGGTTTCTCTACTACCAATTCCTGCATAAGTCATAGTAGGTTTGTCTAATTTTGCAGGTAAAGAATTGAATATAGGTTTATTGCTATTATCCATTTTAACTGATTCAGTTGAATTATCTTTATCAGATTGATTTGTAACAGAAGAAGTTTGAGTTGATTGTAGAGGTTGTACAGAATCTAACAATTGCTTTTCATTTACACTGTCTACTTTCTTACCTTGAACCTTTCTAAGTGTCCACACAACTCTGTAATCTTTTGTTTTAACTTTACCATTAAAACCTTTATCAATAGTCAATTCAGGAAACCCTTTTGGCATATCAAATTTATCTGTTTCTTTATCAAATACAATTTCGTGAAACACATTTCTATTTTCATTTGAAAACACCAGCAAAGCTCCATTAGATAAGATAAATTCTTCTCTTTTTTCTATTGAATCTGCTAACACCTGTAATGTATTTTTTCCTGTTTTATCAGAAACTTTAATTCCTTTTGATTCAAGTAAATCACTGTATTTTATAAGATTACTAGGAGTTAATTGTCCGTAAACTATAGTTTCATTTCCTAATTTATTTTTACTCCTTGATAATTCAGGAGCTAATTTATTTGCTATTAGTAAATTAGATATAGTATTTAATCTTATTTCATATTGATTTTTAAATCCAGTACCAAAATTAAAATTGTTTGAGTCTTTTAATTGATAAGTAATAAATTTCATAGGTCTTCCTGCTGATATAGTGATGATAGGAGAAGTATTAAATTCAGTGTTATCTTGGTGGATTACAAGACTTCCTTTATCATTTTTATCGTATACAGAATTATAACTTGCATCATATTCACTGATATCTATACCTCTATTTGCTAATTCAGTTATTATTTCTGTAGGTATATCAGGTAAAGTATTTCCATTTTTATCAATTGATGTATATACATATAAAGGAAAATTAGGTATAGACTTAGGGTCTTTACCAGACAATAATTGAGATTTCATTAATTCTGTGATTTCTTGCCCACCTATTTCTTTACCTACTAAAATTCCTTTGTATTGAAGTTTTGTTAAGGTATTAGATCTTATCCATTGATGTCCGTAACCCCAAGACACACTACCACCTGTTTGTTTAAATGAAGTATCTTTAATAAATTCAACATTGTCTTCTACTAATTTAATAGTTGTTTCAAGAGGTATTGCATTTTCAATAATTATAAGACCTTTCTCATTCTTGATTAATTTAGGCTTAGATGTTGATTGTAGAGGTTGTGTTTTATTCTCACTTTGATTAAATGGGCTTCTAGGGTCATTGATTAAGAAATCCAAAGCAGTTGCGTGTGATGGTTCGTTAGCTTTATTTGCAGTAGTATTAGTGTAATGTAAAGGTTGTCCTTTTAATCTACCACTAAGTAATTGTTCCCTAACCCATTCTGCTCTTGGTTCAGTAGAATTGATTATCCAATCTATATATTTAACTACACTTTCTTTTGTAGAAGTAGTTTTAATTAAGTCTTGTGAGTGTTTCTGATATATAGTTTGTTCACTAGTAAATTTATTGCCAAAGTGTGTATCCTTATTCTTAGCTCTCCAATCATATAACACGTCAATACCACCTTGTTGTTTAATAACAGCTTCTCTACCACTATCTTTACCAAATACAGTAGTTTTTACATTTGCCGATTTATTACCTAATAACTTGTAAATATCACTAGCTTCTTCGTCTTCATTAGTATCTTGTAAATCTTGTTCAGTTTCTTCTATACTTTCTAATATAGCTTCAAATTCATCTAACTTACCAATCTCTTTATAATAACTTCCAATTTCTCCTAGTAACTCATCCTTATTCTGACTATATAATTCAATAATATCTGCTTTACTTATACTAATAGCCAATCTAGGATATTTCTTAGTATATTCTAATTTTTTATCTATTCCACTATTAAACTCTGATTTGATACTATTTTGTACTATATTAAATAATTCAGCTTCATTTTTACTTGAATCATTATTAAAACCTTCATCTGGAATTATAGTAAAATTATTTTCAAAAATAGAATAAATAAATTCTGGTTTAGTTTTTAAAAATTCTTCTAATATTATTGTATTATTTTTATTATTTAATAACTGTTCAAAACTACCTTTAAAATTATTGATAGTTCCAGCTACTTGATAATTAACATCAATAAAATCTATTCCAATAATGCTCTTAATTTGAGATAAAGTAATTTTTTTTGTTTTATCTATAATTAAAGGGTTTTTATTGGTTGATATAAAATCAAATATAACAGGATTGACGTCTATATGGTTTTTAATAGCTTTTTTTATTATAACTTCTTTATCAACTTCTGATGTATTTTCTGGAATATCTATGTCTATCTCTTCTATTCCATTAGGCAATTCAATACAAATTTTCATATTTTTCTGTATTTAAATATTTAATACTTAATTATTTTAAATTAGTAATTAAAATCAAATCTAATAAAAATAAACTATATCATAATTCATTTCTATTAGAATCAATTTTTTACTCAAAAATTAGCAATCTTTTATTACACTTGTAGCATCAGAGTTTAAATATAAATCATATATATCTTCTAAACTATCTTCATCAAACTCTATGGTAGAACTAACAGGTGTAGAATCAAATAAGATATTTTTATTGAAAGTAAATCCTTCAATAACTTGATTAGAAGAAGCTTTATTTATTATACTTAAAGCCATTACAAAGTTAAACAATTTTTGATTAGTTTCACTATCAATGGTATTATACTGTGATAATAAATTTAATAAATTGTATTTATTTTGAATAGTTTTTATTTCTACTTTATTTAATGGTTGTCTATTATTAGGTTTATTTAATTGGTTTCTTAATTCAGTTACTTGATCTAATAAAGTATTTTTATATTCTTCTGTAATGTTAAAAAGGTTTGTAATATAATCTTGCAATCTAGTAAAAATATTTAAAGTTCTTGTATCAAGATTTTCTGTATTTAAAGGTATTTGAGGGTCAATTACATTAAATTGAGATTTATTTAATTGACTTACTTTTTCAATATCTTGTTCTAATAAAATCTCTTCAGTAGTATTAAATAAACTATTTACAATCTTTTCTTTTAAATCGTTTAAGTTTGGTTTAATAAATTTTATACTTTGAATTTTTATACCTTCAATTTTATCTTCTTTGAAACTCACAGCAGTTTGTTTTTCTGAACCTTCTTTACCTGTAATAAAAACCCAACCACCTAAATCTTGTGAATCTAATAAAGATAAAGGATTACCAATAAATTTAATTTTTTCGTATGTTGGAACATCTTTATTAGCAAAATAGAATTCTTCTTGTACTTTAATAAAATTAGAAGACTTACCTTCTCTATAAACTTCTCTTTTTGGATCATCTTTAACAGGAATTGAGCTACTTAAATAATTTAATACAATATTCATAGTGTTAAATTCCATTGTTCCTTCTACTGTTGGAATAAATTTAACAAAATCAATATGATATTTTTCTGGAAGAATACTTGCAAAACTAGATTTACTTGAACCAAACTTGCTTGTAATAAGAGAATACCAAGCAAACATATCAGTAATGTTGTAAGACCTTTGAGAAGTGTAATCAACTACTGTTTTACCTTTATTAATATCTTGCTCTGTAATAGTAAATAGTTCATTACCTTCTGAATCTTTTGTTACTGTAAAATATAATCCTTGAATAAGTTCAAAAGCTTTTTTCATATTTACTGTAACTGGATTTATATCATTATTCATTTCTGAATCAGCAAAAGCAACTAATGGCTGAATTAAGATATTAACTTCTTTATTCAAATAATTTGTTGCTTCTTTTGGAACAAGACTATTTAATACAGTTTTATAGAAGAAATCTATTCTTTCTTGTGGACTTTTAAAATCTAATTCACCATCTTTATCAAAAGGTAAATAATTTGAATTATTGCTTGAAATTCTCAGAAAATCTTTTAAGGGATTAAAGAAATGTTCTCTAAAACTATTAAAGAACTCTTCTCTATTAGTTTGACTGTTTAAAGATTGTTTATTGAAATCTGTTTGAAAATCATCTGTTTCTTTTCCAGTTATAACAAAAATTGGATTGTCTTTTGAATTAGATTTCTTTTCAATATATTTTTCAGTTATTACACTATATATGTGGTCTAATATAGAACTAAATTCAACATCAGTTAAGTTAGGCAACTTACCATTCTTTCCTCTAAAATTTTGTAGGTTTTCAACTAGATTTGTAAGTTCTCTGAATACAAAACTCTTATTTTGCATAATATCATAAATCATTGAATGTTGTGTAAAATAGTTTTTAAAATGTTGATTTACTTCTAATGAATATAAAATAGGGAAAGCTTTTTTAGTTAAGTTACTATATTCAATATGATATTGTCTATACCAAGCAATGTTTTCATTAGATTTAGTGATTTCTGAAAGATTATTTGGATTATCTATTGGTTGTTTATTAAATAAATAAAAGTTAAATATTCTAGGATTGTATTTTTTAGTTATTCCATTTGATATAACTTCCATTTCAGTTTCATTTTTTCTTGGATTTAATAAGATATCTTTAATTTTAGCTAACTCATTTGGTGAAATATTATCAGTTATATGATCTATAAAAGAGTTTTCAGTCATAGATATTCTCTGTTCAAGTGAAGCAGCTTCTTTTTCTTTATTTGTCAATAATTCCATTTGTTCTTTATTTCTATAATCAATAAAAGGAACACCAAATTTAGTTTTATGAAATTTCTCGTAAGATTCATTAATAAAAGTTTCAATAGTATTATTAAAAGAGAAGTGATCTTGAAAAGTTCCCTTATGACTTTGATTGATTCCTAACATTTTACCAAACATATTAAACTCCATTCCAACTTCAATCAATCCAACAAATTCTTTTAGTTTATATAAAGCTGTAGAATCTAGATTTTGAGTTCTATATAACCATTTATAAAAGTTTATTTCCCAAGTATTTCTACTACTTTTAGGTATATAATCTGTACTAGATAAAAGTCTTTTTTCGTATAAAATTATATTTTTTAAAGAATCTTTTTTTAATATAGAAAGTATATAAGAGTTATCAATTGTTTCAATTTCTTCTGTATCTTTAAACCCATCAAATTTTTCTAGTAGTTTCTTTACTTTAATAGGTTTGTTTACTCTATAAGCAATTCTTAAAATATTCTGAATATCGTCAATTTCTGCAACAGATAATACACTTTTAGTAGTAGCGTTTTTCTTAAAATTTAATGTAAATTTATGTTTTTCTCCTTCAATATTACTAGAATGTTCAAACACCAGAAGAGATTTAACTTTTAAGTCTATTAGTTCTTTAATAGAATGTCCTGACTTAGTAATAAATAAATTATCATATTCATCAAACTCAATGTCAGCTAAAGTTTTTTCTTCAAGTTTTTTAATCAGTGAGCTATAAGTGTGTAAGAAGTCATTACTATTATCAGCAGCAACTTGTTTTGTTTTTCCATAAGAAGTTATACTATACTTATCATTTTCTATTTTAAGTCCAGGTACAGTAGCATACCTACCTACAACATCACCAATTTTATCAGAATTACCGTAAGTATGTATATCTGTTGATTTAGCTAATTCTTTAAATATAATATCAGCTTCTGGTGAAATTAAAATAGAGATGATATCTTCAACAGGTGTACCTAATGCAGTCAAAGCAGAAAATGTAGAAGCAGTATAAGAATTTAAATTCAATTTACCTAAAATCATTTCTTTTGCATTATCAGTTGCAGCAGACACAGCTTGAGAGATAGTTTCCCAAGCAGAAGAATCTAATATAGTTTTAGATAAATAGAAAGCTCTTAATGTAGAAACTTCTTCTTCAATTGCTTTTTCTAGTTCTTCTCCTTTTAAACCTTTGGCAATTAATTTTTCTCTAATTTTAATTTTATTGTTACCAAATGTATCTTGCATATCTTTAGTAAGCTCATCAAAAGAACCTTTAAGTGTATCTGTAGAAATTTTTTCAAAATCTTCACCTCCTTCAGATAAAATTAATTTCACTGAAGTAAACATAGCTGAATCAATATGAAAACTTGCATTCTCCATAAATTCTTTCATAAATTTAAGTTGTTCTCCAAGTTGATTTAATCTTTTAGTTTCTTGCTCAGTTTTATTAGATTTACCTAATAATTTATCATACTCTTTCTGTTGTTTAGATTCATTTAACTTTAAATTAGATGCAGAACTATAAAACTTAGGTACACCATCTTTATCAGTAACTTTAATAGCAGAAGCAGTAAAATCTTTTAATTTAGCTCCGTCTGACATATTAGTTCTAACAAAAGTTTGTTTAGGTACAAATACAAATCTTGAATCTGCATTTTTCATTGCTAGCATACTTGCATTAAAATAAATAGCATAAGCTTTCATATCTTGTGCAAATATACCAGTTAATGATTTACCATCTCTATTTAAAGCAACCATAATAGCTTGATCCATTGAAGAGAATTGAGAAAAAGTTAATTTACCTTTAACAGATTTTTTAGATTGTGCTTGCATTGAATCCATTGAAATAGGTGAATTAGCTTGTACTCCATTTGCAGGATGTGTAATAATATCATACAATCTCTGACTTATATAATTCTTATAAGCTTTTTGCCTGTATTGATTAGCTTTAAGCTTTTTTTCTTTAATAACTTTAATAGAATCTCCTTCAATAAGTTTACCTTTTTCATCTGTACTAGAAAGTTTTATACGAAATCTTTTAGGAAGAAATTGATCACTTTCAATAAAATCAACATCTAATTCTAAATCAAATGTTTCAGGTCTGCTTAAATCTATATCTTTATTCCATTTAATAAATTCACCTCTGTCAAAAGCAAATGCCATAATATTGAGTTTATCAATATCATAATCCGAACCTTGGAACCAAAGCATTTCTAATGGGTGATATACGGCATTACCTAAATCATTTTGAAATCCAACAACTTTCATACCAACATAAGACTGCATACCTTGTGCAGGAATACGAGCTCCAACCATCTCAAGAGATTTTTGAAAAGCTAGATATTTTTCTTTTGCTTTTTGTTGTAAAGATTCTTGAGTTTTAGAAGGCACAGTAAAATAAGTTTCTGATAGATTTTTGATCTTTTCTTCAACCATTATTAAAGTGTTATCAGATTGTTTAAAACTTTGATTAGTAGATAATAGTTTTTCTTCTTTTTGTTGTTGAAGTATTAATTGAAATTTTTGATTGTCTATTATAGAAATCTGATATTCTATTTCATCAAGTTTAGTTTGGTTTTTTGTATTAGATTTAGTTTCTAATAAACTTAACCTTTCAATATCAATAGAATTAATTTTAGTTTGTAAGCCTTTTAATAAAGTTTTAGAAGATTTAATTGTATTATTTAATAGCCTGTTTGTTTCAGTAGCTTTATCTTTAAAAGTATTTAAATTTTTTAGTTGTTTATCTAAATCAATCAAATACTTTTTACCAGTTTTCTTAATTTCTTTTGCTTTCCAATCTCTTTCAAATCTAATGTAAAAATAATTTTCATTATACTGATCAATAGTGTAACCTTCTTCTAAATTAAATTGCGTTTTATACATTGAATCGATAATAACTTCACAAGGATCAGTTTTATATCCCTCATCTGATAGATGTTTTTGTAATTTAGCTGTAGCAAATCTCCACATAATGTTAGAAAAAGATAATTTTGCTTTTGCTTCTTTATATAGCTTATAATCTGCACTATTTTGAAGTTCAACTTCTGAATCAGAATTTTTTGCTAATTGTTTATTTTTTTCTATGATTGCTTCAAGCTTTTCGTATACTTTAATAGCATTTTCTAAATCATTCTTAGTTTTTCTTACTTCTTCCATTAAAGGGTTAGTAAAACTTGCAATATTCCCTTCTTCATCAACTACGGTATCAGTCAAATATTCCCTATTTCCATCAATATCTCTATAATAACCAGTCCATTTTAAATTTCTAGATTTTAATGTTTTATAAGCTGGTGTTCCTTGATTTTCTTTAATCCATTTAGAATATACTTCTTGTGTACCTACTTCATCTTTTTCTAGTACTTTACCATTCAATACACTTCCAGCTGGAAAATCATATACTTTAACAACATTATGACTTGGTGTCATAACCATTTGATTACCTGTGAATTTATGACGAATACCTTTCTTAGAAAAATCAGAAGCTAATTGAACAAATATACCATTAAATACACTTTTATGTGAAATAAGGCTATTTACAGAAATTTTATCTTCATGTTTATCGTTATATTTATTTACAGCTTCAATTAATCTTGCAGTGCTACCTGATTTCTGATTAGCAATTACATCTTCACAAAAAGCACGAAATACTTCAACACCTTCTTCTTCTTTTGAAGGGTCTAATACAGTTTTCCATTCTTTAAGATTAGAATCACCTAATTTAGCTAAACCTAATGCAACTTCATTTGCTAGTTCGCTTGTGTGCCCTTCAAGAAAGTTAGCTTGTAAAATTTGAGAAATTACACTAATGACAGCTTCATCAGATTCGTGCTCTGTTGCAGTCTGTAATTTTAATCCTGTTGTCTCTGTAACAAAGAATGAATTATTTAATTCTTCTTGTGTAGCACTGTAAAACCTTTCTTGTGTTATACCTCCTGGCTGTTGAGCTTTAGCAGAAGAAGGGTATCTCATAAAACTAACATAGAAATCTCTAGCTCCAGGAAATTGTTGTTCAATTACAGGAAATACATCATTAACAATAACTTCCGCAATATCATTTGAAGCTCTGTTAATATTTTGATATACTCCATTTATTTTATTGATTTCAGAATCTCCTTTATCAGGTATTATAGAAGTTATTCTAGGTTGAAATCCTTCTAAACTCCCATTATTTTTTTCTTTGTATTCTTGTTCTAATTCAGAATAAGTTTTTCCATTAGCTAAATAAACCATCATTTCAAAATAGTTATTGAATGAAACTCCACTAATAGAATCCATATATTCAATAAATTTATAGTCTTGACTAAATCTATAAATTGGTTTACTCAATGAAATATTTAATACAACTTTTTCAAGAAAAGGGATAGAGTGCATCTTTTTAGTAGCTTCATAAAAATTATGGTTTCCTGCTTCATTTAATTTAGTTTGTTCAATAGATTCAGCTGTCATAAAGTGAATTGCACTTTTATCTAGTATTCTACCTCCAAAGAACCCATCTGCCAAAATTTGAATAAATTTAGATGTACCACTTACAACTTGTCCGTGTTCTCCTCCTAATGCTTTTTGTAATACAACTCTTGCTAACACTCCACCAACTTGAGCTCCATCAGCAATATCTTGATCTGTTTTAATTTCTCCTGCATTAGATTTCATTGGAATTTTATTGTTTCCAGGGTCAACCATAATTACTAACATCTCATTTTTGAGTCCTAGAGAATTATTCATAATAGTTCTCTCATTTCCTGTTGCAGTTTCAGTAACCATTCTTTTTACTCCATCTGTAAAAGAAGCATTAATACTTGTTGGAAGTATTTTAGTGAACATAAATTCATTATATAATGATAATAAATCTGAATCACTGTTTATAGTATCAGTATAATCAACTAAAGAACTAATTTCATTTAATTGAATAAGTTTATTTTTAATAACTTCATTTTCTAGATTTATATCTTTTAAAAACGAATTAAACTCTTTTTTTAATGTAGATATGTTATTATATATATCCCATTTAACTTTCTTAGCCTCTCTATCAAATGTACTTCCACTAGAACCCAATCTTAATTGTGAACCATACATAGAGTGCATTAAATAGAACAATTCAAAGAATTTATTTGGAATTATCTCACCTGTTTTTTCAACTACAACACTTGTTTTATAAGCAGTAATATACTGAGAATTACCTCTTTTATCTGTTACAGATTGATTATCTTGAAAATCTTCTAAATACGTCATTGCTGACTCATTTTCTGATAAAGCTAGTAAAGTTCTTAATTGTTTCACATTAGGTAAATGTCTATAGTCATCTAATGTTTTAGCAAATTCAGGTAAGCCTATTTTTAAAAATATATCTTTTGATTTTTCTAATTCAGTTGCATAATTTATATTATGAAATTGCTCATAACTATCAGCATTATTTAAAGTTTTCATATACAACAGTAAATCAGGTTTAATCACTATTCCTGAAACATCTTCATTTAAACTATTCTTAGTTTTATATACAGTATAAACAGAATTTTTTTCAGCTTGTGCTTTCCAGAATATTTTATCTTGATAATTAGCCATTACATTTTTATCTAATTTACCTTCTAAACCAGATAATATAGTATTGATTTTATATAAAATATTTACATATTTATCAGGATCAGAATGATCTAAATCAGAAGAAAAATAATTTACAGAATTTTCATCTTCTTCATTAAATACTTCTGATTTTAAATCATTCATTTGTTTTTCTAGAAGTTGTTTTTCATCAATAGATAGATTAGACTTAGAAGTTTGTATTAAATAGTTTAAAAATCCAGAACCATTTTGTTCTTGATGAAGTTCTTGTAATTTAGCTACTTTTGCTTCATCGGATAAATCTTTAAATCTTGGATCTTTTATTGCTTCTAAATAAGAAAGCATTGCCTCTATGTGAGATGTTGAAGTAATATCAAAAGATAAATAAGTATAACAAAGTTTACGAGCAAGAGAATTAAAGTGTTTTTGTTGAGAAGTTCTATTTTTCTCTCTTAAAGCAACTAAAGAAGTCAATCCTTCTATATTAGGTTTTACAGTAGGTACATAGTTAGTAGGTTTATCTGCGTAAGTATTAGGGTTAAGAATAAATTCAAAAGTATTCTTCTTCAATGCTTCAGCCATTTTTAAATAGAAGAATATATCTATATTAACAAGAGCTGTTTCATCTTTATCTAAATCTTTATTTTGTTTTACTTTATCAGTTGATTTTTGTAATACTCCGTCAATTAAACTTACATAACGATAAGAATCTGACTCTGTAAAGAATAGATTATTAGCTAGAACTGAATTAAATATAGAATTAGCTAAACCTAAACTACTTAATTTAGTATTTGTTGCTTTTGTTACAGCTAAATCTTGTGTAAAAGATAATGCTAATGCAAAATTAATGCTTGTAGGCACATTTGAATCTTTAACATTTCTTGTTACTGTACTTGTTTTACTAACATCAATAATAGAAGTATCTTCATTTGTTAGTAAATCGTTTAGTCTTATACCAATAAAATTAGAATAAGTTTCTCCATTTTTAGTTAAACGAACTAATCTATTGTTATTATTCTTTTTATTAATTTCTATAAAAGGTTTAATACTATCAATAACAGTATTTTGGTCTTGAATTCTTTTTAATAACAAACTTGCTATTTTATATTGTAAATGAAAAATACTTCTATGTTTTTTATCTTCAAAGTTTGTAGAATCTTCTCTATAATCTAAATTTTCATCTCCATAAATTTCTATAATATAGCTTCTTAATAATTTTGGATTGTTTTTTAATTTTTCTATTCTATTGCCTGGAACATAAGTAGCTAGTTGATTTATGCATTTATCATAGTCTTTTTTATTAAAATTCTCCCAAATAGTGTTTTTATTACTAGAAAGAGTTTCTAATAAATTAGTATAATACTCTTTATTTTTTTCTATTAATTGGTCTATATTAAGTTTATTGCTTGTACGAGGATTTTTAAATTTTAAATCTCCAATTAACTTATTTGCAAAACGTTCTCTTAGATTTTTAATATAACCTTGACCTTTATATTTATCTTCTATTACAATTGAAGCAGATGCACTTCCAGTAAGTTTTACCGCTACATAAGAGATATTACTAGCAGTTTTAAAATCAATTAACATTGGAATCAATAGTTGTTCAGATTCACCCGTTTCTAATAAAGCTCTATACATTGAAATAGAGTTATTACTTACATCTAATGAAAAATATTTATCATAAAGAGCTTTTAATAAATTAAATTGAGTTTCTTGTAAGTTTAAACTATTATTCTCTAAAACAGATTTTATATTTTGTCTGAATATTTCTATATCTCCAATAGAAGTTAAAGGTTTCAATCCTGCTACTTCATAATCTATCTCCATTTGTTGAAAAGCCTCTTTTCTTAATAACTCACTGTTTTTATTTAATAGCAATTCAGCTTTATTTTTAGCTTCTCCAAATATGTTAGCAATCTCTCTAAAAGTAAGATAAGATTCTCCTGTTGAGATATTAGACAACATTAATTGACCAATAGAAGAGAATTTATGGTGTTCAACATTATCTTCATTTGAATAGTTATCTTTAATTGTAAGACTTTTATCTGAATGTACTTCTCCTTTACCATTAATAGAAACTATTCTATCAAAAGTTGCATTTACTAACCCTGTAAAATTATTATGAATAACTTTCAATAGATTTTCTAGTGGTGGATTGTTTTCATCAATAACAAGTACAGTAGTTGAATCACTTGGTAAACTTTCTACTGGATTATCGTCATTATGTTTATTTACAAATGCTTTAATACCTAAGTACAATCTTTTTATTCTATCCTCAACTGATTCTGTATTATAATAAGTGACCACACCTTTAACACCCCCTGCACTTAAAGGATTAGCTTTTTCTGGATCAAAAAATAATCTAGCTCCAATTAAATCTTGTAATAGTACAGTAGCTTGATTAAATAATGTTGTATCTAAATCTGTTTTCTTAGCTGTATCAGCAGGAATAGCAAAATCTTTTAAATCCTCTGGTGTAACTTGACTTTCTGCAGCCAATAAATCTTCTTTAGTTTTAGCTAAACCAGAATAATTTACTCTACTTACAGTTGATAAAATAGGTTCAGAACTTTGATCTGGATTATCAGAATAAGGTGATTGTGTAACTATTTTTGTTGGTTTAGTGTCAGTATCTAAAAATAAATTTGTATGTCTAGTTAATTCTATTCTTTCATTTTTAACAATTCCAGAAACATAATGTTTGCCAGATTCGTATTCTATTTTAATAGGATTTAGTGTAGTTTTAGAATATTTAATAGCTTTTTTAGAATATGTTTTACCGATTGTAGTAAATTCAGTTACTGTATCTGTAACATCTAATTTATTTACTTCTTTTATAAGTTTTATTTCTGAATTAATTTTAGATTGAATAACAGGATTTAATTGTTTTTCTATATTTGCTACATTAAATTGAAGCTTTTTAAATTGTTCTTTATTTTGATACTTTTTAATAGAAGTTTCTTTAAAAAATCTTAGTGCGTTATAGAAATCAACTTGAATGTTTCTTTGAACTTCTTCTACTTCATTTAAAGTCATTGTACTTAAATCACTATAATCAAAACTATTAAATGAATTTAAAATTTCTTTTTCTAATAAAAGAAAAGTATCTGATTCTAATTTAGAACCAGATAAACCTTCTTTAATTTTTTTATTTATTTCTGAATATATTTTATCAATAAATATATTAGCATTTGCTTTATTAAATTGTTCTATTTTTTGATTTTTACAATCTGCCATTTTATTTACAACTTATGTTAGTATTATTATAAATTTTTTGAAAAGATATATTTAAATTCTCGAAATCTTCATCAATTAAATTTCTTAGAAAAAAAGATCTAGCATCTGATAAATCACCTAAAGTAGGTTTACTTATTCCTTCATACGCAGCTGATAAACCATTTTCTACTTGATTATTAATTTTATCTAGAAACTCAAATAATGGATATTCTTCTTTTAATAATCTTTTATTTATATCATCAAAATTAGTTTCTCCATAAATCATTCTAACTGCATCAGAATTAGTGTCTTTTAATTGAGCCATAGCTATATTAAATTGAGACCAATTGCCATTTAAAATAGCTGATTGTGCATCACTAGGTTTTTCAATTAAAGAATTTGCTTTACTTACTTCTTGAATAAAACTATAATAAAATTTAGAAAAATCTTGTTTAGGTGTAGTTGGTGTAGATTCTATAATTTCTGTTTCTTGTACAATAGGTAATTCTTTTTTTAATATACTATCTATTGTATTAGATAAAACTAATTTATATCTTTTTTCATCTTTTTCTATTTCAGTTTGATAAGTATACAATCGATTAGTAGAATCATATATTACAGAATCTGGAATAAAATCTAAGTTATAACCTTTATCTAATCTAGCTTTAAATAGTTCATTTGCTCCTTCTCTTATATTAAGAACTATAAATTCTTTACCTTTCAATTTAAAAAAGATTTCTTTTGCTTCATTTTTTAATGTTTTTCCATCAAGTAAATTTGTAATATCTGAATTAGTAGGTATTCCTAAAACATTATCAGCATAACCTTTTCTAATTATAGCAATCTTTTCTTGCTTTTCTTTTTCTACTGTATCTTCACTTTCTTTTATTTTCATATCTTGTTTTAATTTACTAACATCTTCCAAAGATAAGTCAAAAAATCCATAATCTGGACCTTCTTTAAACGTAATATGTGAAGTATCTGTTAATATTCCATAATGTGGCCCTGGCTGTGTACTATCAACAAGTTTAGTTAGATTCTTTCCTGGTGTGATACCAAAGATACCATTTTTAAATTGTTCTGTTCCTATTAAAGCTGTATGTAATGAACTAAGTAAAGACTTATCTAAATCCACTAATTCTTTTATCTTAAAGAAGTTTGAATATAAATTTTGTTTTCCAGCTGCATTTAATTGTAAAAAGTGGTAGGCAGATAAAATTAATCTTACATCCATAGGATTGATGTTCCTTCCATCACCTTCTAGTTTTTTTATTAATGTTTCTAATTTTTTTTCTAGATTGTCTTTTAAAGTTTCTGCGGAAGGTTCCGAATCAAAAAAATCAGCAAAAGGGTTTGACATTCCTTGTTGATAATCATCAATATCTTCTTGAGAAGTATTTTTACTTTCTCCTAAATACTCTCCAATAGCTTTTAGTATATCAGTTTCAGTTATATTTTCAGGGTCTGTAGTGCTTACTAATTCTAAATTGTATTTAAAATCAAGCTTTTTCCCTAAAAATTTAGTAAGAATTTGTTTAAATCCTTTTGATAAATTTTCTTTTAGATTTGGTGTAATAATTAAATCAACTTTTACTCCAAAATCTTTTTTATTTGTAGGGTCTTCTGTTACAATTGCTTGAAAGTTGTCATAAATTGTATTAAATGTAGTTTTTCCTTCGTCAGCATAAATTACTGTAATACCTTTATAACCAGCAAAGAATTTTTTAATAAGGTCTGCTTTATCAGTAACTGTGACAGGTTTTCCACTTGATTCAATAACTTGATTCCCTAATGTAGTTAAAATAAAAGGTCTACCAGTTTTTAAATCAAAATTTTGTCCTTTTTTAGATAATCTATCTCTTACATCTTTAGAAGTTTCAGGTTTATCATACCAAACATAAGCACCACTAATTAAAAATTCAGTTCTTTCTTGTAATTGTTTTAAAGTTGTAGCTTCATTTTCTTTTCTAGTAAATCGACCATTTTTAATTTTTAAAGTTTCTTTTAATTCTGCAACATCTTTCTTTGAAATTGTACCTATTACTACTTCATTATCAGATTCTGAAACTTTTTTACCAAAATTATTAGTTGTATCAAAAAATTGATTTTTAATTTCATTTGTTACGTATTCTCCGTATTTATTATTGTTATAAATACCCCCTAACGAAATTTCTAAATCTTCAACAACAACTCTCCATTCGTAAGTGATATTACCTTCATCTAAATCATTTAATTCAGTTGAACGTGAATTTACAGAAGCATCAGTTGAAGGATTAAACTTTTTACCAACTAATTTAACTGTAAATGGTTTGCGTACAATAGAATCTATTAAAATTTTTAATTTTCGTTTTACTTTAAAAGTATCTGGAAAAGCTTTTACTTTCTCTTGTAATGCTCCTACATCAATTTTTCCTGTATAATAGTTTTTTAAAGATTGAATAAAAGAAATTATCCTCTGTTGTTCTGAATCATTTAATTTATCAGTTATTTCAAGAAATTGTTTTAATCTAGTTACATCAGATAAAGGAATATGCCAAATATAAAATCTTGCTGCATTGTATAGCTTAGAGTCATTGTCTAAATTAACTAAATTTCCATTTAAATTATCTTCAAGTAAATCATTTTCTATTTTCTTTAAATCTTCTCCGGGAATTGGTATAATAGTAATAGTTTGTTTTGGTAATTTTTCGGTTACAGATTTGAATACAACTACTTTATAATATGTTCCTGTTTTAATGATGCCGTGTGTATTTGATGTAAAACTTTTTAAAAGATTATCCACTGATTCTTTATATCCTTTATCCTCTAGATTAGGTGTAGCAAGCTTTTGTTTGTCTACATTAGGTATCTGAGTAACTGTTTTACCATCAATTGTAAATTGAATTACTTTATCAACTATTTTATCTTTGTAACGGTTTTTTAAAAATTCTTTATCTTCTTTATTTAAATTTAAATCAGAGGCATCAGCATAAGTTTTAGCTTGTTCTATTTTAATAATAATTTTAGGCGTTAATTTGATTTCAAAATCAGCTTTAGTTAAAGTAGGAAATATTTCTTTTAGTTGAGCTATTCTAAGAGGGTCTAATTGAGCTTCAAGCTCCTTTGTTAGATTCTTATATTCTATATTATTTAGTGTTCCTTTTAATTTACTTTGTTTTAAAGTTTCTAGTTTCTCTACAATATCTTTTATAGGATTGTTTGTACTTAATATAGACCAAAGATAAGATTCTTTAAGTTTATTGTATAGTAACTCTATTGTAGTAGTATCTGTACCTTCTGCAAACAATTCATTAAGGTTTAGATTTTCTTTATTGCTTATTACCGCTTTTTTAAAATCCGCTTTTATTTTTTCAGTAATTTCTTGAGGTGTTTTATCAGAACCTTCATCTTCTTTTATAGGATCTTTTTTTGATTCTTCTTCTACTACATTTTTATAATAATCTCTAATAAATTCCTCTGCATTAGCTTTATCTAAAATACTTGGTATAGAATAATACTCTCTTTGTTCTTGTTTAGAAAAATCAGTGTTAGCTAAATCTGGTGTAGTAGTCAAGTCATTACTTTGAAATACAATCTTATCAGTTGCTTTTAAAAGCATAGTATATAAAGGTCTCGATGTAGATAGAGTAAGATCATCTTTATTTAAAGCAATGTAAGCGTTTCTATAAGATTTACTTTGAGCTTTTTGTAAAGTAGTTACATAACCTAAATCAATTTGATTGAATCTAGCTTTAATGCTGCTGTGATAATCTGAAATTGATTTTGATTCTAGTAGATTTTTTAACTCATTTCTTCCATTGCTATCTAAAAAAGGTATTGTTATTGTTCTACCTCCCTGTTCTAATGTTACTGTATAACCTGTAAATTTTTTACTATCTAATTTAATCTCCTTTCTATCTTTAAAAAATTCCAGATCTCCCTCTAAAATACCGTCACTTATTTTATCTACTGTAAAAAAAGTTCCAAGTTTTATAATTTCTGTATATTGTCTATCGATATATTGTTTAATACTTGTTGTAGTAACAATCAAATCACCTTTTTCTAATTCTTTTTTTCTACCTAATTTTGTTCTTACTCTTTTATTAAGTTCTTCAGCTCTTTTAATTGTACTTGTAATAATTCTAGTAGAAGTTAGATTAGCCTTAAAATCTTTTATAAAAGTTTCTAAAAAGACCTCTTCTTCTTTTATAACAGCTACACCTGAGTTAGTTTCTGAATCAAAATTAGACTCTATTTTTTTAGTTTTAGTGTCTGTTTCAAATATTCTACTTAAATTGTTGTAATCGGCTAGTTTAATTATTTTTGTTTTAAATTCATCAATTCTAACTTCTTTATTCTTAAAGACTTTACTTTTTTCAGGTTCTGGAATATCTATTGTATCCTTATCGTATAATAAAATAAATTTTCTTCCAGGTTCTATTAAGTTACCTATATCGGAATTACTTATATATTCTGATTCAACTATAACTATATAATCATATTTCTTATCTATTGGTCTAGGTACACCTTCTTTTATAACTTTTTTTCCATTTTCATCTAAATATTCACTAAAAGAAGTAGTAATAGTCATACTTCCAGATATGTCAGCTTTTGTATATAATTCTAAACCAGCATTATTAGGTGATAAATATAAAATATTAGAACTTAATTCAGATATTTTCTTCAATATATCAGTTTTATCAGTTTTTGAAGACACATCAACTCTAACAGAGCGAGTAGAATTGGCTATTTCTTCTATTGCAGCTAAATTAAAGTTTTCTTCTTCATCAGCTTTAACTTTACGTCCTAATTCTGTTGAAGTAAAAGATACTTCTTCTTTAACAAAACCAAGTAAATCTGTATTTATGTCATAATCAGTTGGTTCTTCTTCTAAAGATTCTTGAGTTTGTATTATTATATCTAAATCATCTGTTGAAAATTCTTTTTTTACAGGCTTATTTGTAATACTAGATTTAATTTCAGCTTCTTTTTTAGTTGTAGCAGCAGGTTTAGGTTTGTTGCTAGTTTTAACTTTAGTTGATTTACTTGCACCAGAATCAGATGTAGGTTCTTTTCTTACTTCAACATTTTCGACACCTTCAACAGGAACTAACCTAACTTTTAATTCTTCTACTTGTTTCTTATAATTAGCTTTTGCTTTTGATTTAACCTCTTCATTAGATAAAAAAGTAACTTGATACCCACCTAATTCTTTATTTGGTGTCTTTTCTTCTGCTTCTTGTAATCCTAAATGTTTTAGAATGTTTTTGTGCTTATTTCTAACAACAATATTAACTCTACGTTTACCTCTTGAAACTGCTGTGATTAGTTTTGTGAGAATATCTAGATGATAAAGTTTTTGATCAAAATTTGTACCAATAAATTTATCGTTTACTATTTCATCTTTTGTTGATTTATTATAAGCTTCTTTTATATTATCATAAATAGAAACAATATCTAAAAATACAACTTCTTTTTCACTTCCTTGTGCTTGAGAATTTGTATAAGTTAAAATATCGTCTACAACTTCTTCTCCAATTACCATTATTTCAGATGTATCTATTTCTTTACCTATTCTTTTAAAAGGTTTTATAGCTACATTAGATTCTTTAGCTTTTTCAAACAATTCTTTTTCTTTTGTAGCAGCTTCTTTATATTTCTCTTTTTCTCCATTAACAAATTGTCCGAATCCATCATCAGCAATAACAGATACTTTAATACCAGAATAATCTTCATCATTATAAGAAATTTTATCTTTAAGATTCAAAGAACCTAATATAGCTATTATATCAATAGAAGCATTATCAAATCTAGAATCTAAGGTAGTTATATTATTTTCTAATGCTTTTAATCCTATGTTTAAAGTAGCTAAAAAATCAATATTAGCTTTATATCCAATTCTTAAAGAATCTGTCAGAGGTAAAGTTCTAGTAATAAAAGGAATTGAAGTAATGCTGTTATTAGTATATACAGGATATTTATCTGGTTCAGAAGTGTGTGAGATATTTTGAATTTGTTTAGAATCTCCTGTATAAAATATAGGCAATCTATTCTCAAGATTAGCTGCATTTTGTAACTCTTCTAAAAAATAAATTACATTTTTAGGTATGTTAGTTGCTTCATCATAAAATATTGAATTATAAGTTTCAGCAAACACTTTAAATTTTTCAATATTACCATCTTTTAAAAATACCTTATAATCTGTTGTTTCTCCATTAATTAAATCAAAAGCTTCTTTTTCAGTTAATCCAAATTGTTGTAATAAAGCATTTAAAATACCAAAAGGTTTGTTTACTAAGTTCTCAAATTTTGCTATGCCTAAGTCTCCTAGTTTATCAACTTTATCAACTTTATCTTTTAAGTCAAATGTTGATAACATTGAATCAAAATTGCCTTGTTGTATAATATTATTAGATAACAATAAAGTTTTTTTAGTTGAATTTTTATTTATTAAAGTAAGTAAATATGACATAATCATAGAAGTCTTACCTGTACCGAAAGTACCATCAATAAATATTTGGTTTTTAATAGGGTTGTAAATATCTAAATAAGCTAATATTTCTTGTTTGTATACTTCCTTATCTTTACCTAATAATACTTCTTTTAATGTTAGATCTGTTACATCTTTATCACTTGTTTTACTATAATAAGTGCTTTTTTCAAAATCTATTTTATCTCCATTAAAAAAAAGATTTATATTTGAACTTAATCCAAATTGTCTAACTAAAGATTGAAATTCTGGTTCAATTAATATGTCTTCTGTTAAGTCTTTATCAAAATATTCTTTTAATTTAAGAACTTTTGAAGCTAGTATATCAAATTGTTTATTATCTTTTGCTAAATAAAACTTATATGCTTCTAAGATTACTTTTTCTTGTATTCCAATAGGCGCATTTACATTTTCTTTTTCTAAAAGAATAGAAATAGTTTCAAAATATAGTTTTCTGGAATTATTAGAAGGAAAATTTAATACTTCAGAAATATAGTGGTACTTAGCAGCTAAATTATATTTTTGTTCTTCTAATAAGTCTTCTGAAATTGTAAATTCACTAGAACTTTTAAATATACCTGTTGTATTTTCTCTTAATGAACTTAAATTTTGAGAAGTTGTTACACTATTATAAATACCTGATTTTGTAGCAAGATTGTCACCAGGATTAATTTTTATTACTTTATTTACACTTGTAGTATATAAATCTACGTGACCGTTATCTTTTAATTCAACTCCTCTTTCTAAAGCTTCTCGTTCATTGTTTTGATAGTTTATTAAAGCTTCATCAATCAATTCTTTTACTTCTTTTTCTTGTGTTTGATACCAAGAATATAAAGCAGTTTCAAGTTCACTTAAATAAACAATATCTTCTACAATAGTTTCTGAACTAATTTTATCAAATTCTTTATCTGGACTGTATTTATCACCTAGTTGGTTTTGTATTTCAGAATCAATACCGGAAATTAAATTTATTGTAGAGTGTAATACAGCTGTATCTTTTTTTACTACTGTGATAGATTTTTTAATGAATAAATTATCTTTATTATTTTCATTAAAGTTTTTTCTTTCAGTTAAAAATTTTACAACTCTTTCATTATTTTCTAATATAATTCTAGTTTTTAAATATTCTTTATCAAATGCAGTAAAGAATTGTTGTTCTTTAGAATCTTTTTGAATTTCTTTTAGTTTAGAATCATAAGAACCATTTAATTCAACTTCTTTTTTAATTCCATTAATAAATAATAATAATTTATTAGAATTTTCTAAAAGATTTATAATATTATTAATTTCAGCAACAGAGTATAATTTTAAAGTTCCTTTATCTGAATTTTGAAATGCAGCAACATTATTTGAATCTATTTTTTGAAGTATTTCAAATTCTTTTTCTAGTTCTTGTGTGATATCAGTATATTGACTTGCTACTTCACCTGATAAACTTAATCCTTTATCAATTAAAAGAGTTTGAAGATTTTCAAAGTTTTTTGCTAATTGATTATATTTAGACAATAGATTTTCACTAAGAGTTTTGTTTAACTCAGGAACATCATTTTTATAACTTCTAATTAATTCTTGTTGTAAAGGTTCTTTTTTAAATTCATTCAAATAAGGATTTTCAGAATCTCTTTTCCATACATTAACCATAGGAATAATAAATTCCATAGCAGACATTAAAGCTCTTTGTTTATCTATTGTAGATTGAAGTTTACTTAATTCTGTAGTAACATTAACAGTTTCAGAAGTCAATCCAAATTCTTCAATATCGGAATTAAATTGTTTAATGATTTTATTTCCAGTTGAACCAGCATTATTTAATGAATTATCGTTATCAAAATAAAATTTAGAAAAATCAACTTCTGGCTCTATTTCAATATGTTCTAATAAAGTTTCTTTAAAAAGGTTTTTAAAATCAGTATCTTCAGTTTCATCATCAGAATAAATATTTTCATTTAAGCTTTTAATAATATCCGTAAATTTTTTATTTGATATTTTTGTACCTGCTTTTATAACAGTTGAATCAATAAATTCTTTAATAAAAGATTTTTGAAATACTTTATCTTTAAATGAATCAGTAAATTTATTTACTGAATAAATATTTCCATAATCATCTTCATCTTCTGTTTCAATTACATAATTTGTGTATAGTTCATTTCTTAATTTATTATCTAACAGACTCACTTTTTTATCATTCTCCAACACATCTCTACTAACATCATAATTCTTAATAGGATTCAATGAAGCTTCTTTATATTTCTTAAATGCTAATTTAGCCTTAGTAATCTCTTCTTTACTACTCTCAAACTTACTTGCATCTATCTTACTTCCGTCTTCTGTAAAGTGTCTATGAATATCTGGATTTATATTAAATAAAGCTTGATGTAAATAATCTGTAGCTAATTTACCTGTTTCTATATCTCGTTTTTTTCTCAAAACAGCATCAATGGCTTCTTTATTTGCACCAGAATCAATAGAACCCTCAGTTCCATCATTACTTGCTAAACCCATTAATTTAGTATGTAATTCAGCTAAATCAGATTTAAAAGTTGTGTAATCAGGAGAAATAAAACTATGAAAATGTTCTTTAAATGCTTTTTGAGCAGACTCTACAATATTTTTAGGTACTCCTTGTGTTTCGTATCTATTTTTTAAAGCAACTGAATCATTATCAATTTCTTTAATTTGATTAGCAAGACTGTCTAATTGTTTTTTAGTTTCTTCAGCTGTTGTCGGTTCAGTTTCAGATTGTTTTTTATAATCTTTCTGTAAGTCAAAATATTGTTTAGTCAAACCATTTTTCTTTTCAAATAATTCAGTTTGTTGTTTTGAATATTCTCTTTGAACAAATTGATTTTCAATGCTAGATTTAGCAGAAGACATAGTTTTAAACCAATTTCTCATTTCTTTTGCAATCATAGCAGCTTGAGAATCTTCATATTTTCCAGCTTTCTTAAAGATAACTTGTTTATTATCTTTATCTAATTTTTCAACATCAAAAGAAAGATTTTTATCAAATAATTTACCTTCACGAGCTTCACTATCAACATAATCCATAAAATCATCTTGTGCTTTTGAATCACCTAAATAATCTACTAATTGTGTTTTAGCATTTTGAGGAAGAGCTTTCCAATCAAATAATCTTTTAGCCATTACACCTCCAGCAGCACCAGCAACCATAGACATACCTAATTCTTGCATAAAATGTGTTGGATCTGTATCAAATTTTTTATATGGAAGTTCTTTACCTTTCTCGTCTTTTTGTTTGTCTTTATATAATGTAGGCAAACCTAAATCAACTAAAGCATTATATCCCATTTTAAATACTTGAGGAATAACTGCTTCTGCACCTTCTTCTAATGCTTCACTTAATCCAGAAGCAGTTAAATCAAGAGTTCTAAGTTTTACATTATCATAACCTTTTGTAGCACGATTAGTAACTTTATCATAAATATCAACAAATGGTTTAGTTACTTTTTTACCCATTTCTTCAACTGTATTAGAACCTACTTTAGCTGATTTCACTCTATCAGTAAATAGACTTCCAATTTTATTAGCAAACCAAGATTTCTGTTGAATTGTTTGTCCAGTTTTCAACGCACCTTCTCCAACTACTTCTTTTACAACATCTTTCATAATAGCAGATTGTGCATCCAACCCCATATTTTTAATAACATCTTGTGCTATATCACTTTTATATAATTTTTTCAAAGCCCAACCAGTTAAAGCAGTAAATGCTACAGCTTCTCCGTCAGATAATTCAGAAGATTTTGCAGCTTTATGAGCTTCAGACATACCTAATCCAACATTATATACCTGAGAAAATGTTTTAGCGGTATTAGAAATATTTTTAATTTCTAATGGAGTCATTGGAGCATTAGTAAGCCCTCCTTTTAATCCAGATAATAAAGATTTTTCAATTCCTTTGTAATAAATAGGAATAGATGAAATTAATTTCTGTTGACCTAATTGTAAATAAACATCTCCTAATAAATTTAACGCATTTTCAACTGTAAATAGTTGTTCTTGTGAATTTCTTGACACACTTGTATTCAATGAAGAAGAACGATTTTGAAAATAGTTTAATTTACTATTCATTGACTTATACCAATCTTCTTCTGTATATCCTTTAGATTTAGCTTTTTTTCCATTGATTGCCCAATCATTGACATCATCATAAGTTGATTTGACAGATGACACAGCTTCTAATCCCATTTTACCTAATTCAGGAGTTGAATCAAACAAAGATTTAGCTACACCTAAACCAAAATATACTTGACCAACATAAGGAATAAATGTAGGTGCAATCATTGTAGCAGTTTTAGCAATAGAACCTAGTAAAGATTTATTTTTACCAATTCCAGACATATAAGTATCACCAAGAACACCTGTATCAAATGCAGAAACAAATTCTTTATTTCGTCCTTCTTTATCATCAATATAATAAGTATAAAAGTCTCCATTCTCATTAATTTTATAAGAACCATCTTTTTCTTTTGCATAGACTTTAGGATTTAACCAAGTTTCAATGAATCCTTGGTCTTTAACTTTATCTTTGGTTAATTGTTTTTTACCTGTTGGATCAAATACATAATTATCTATTGCTAGTTTACGTTCATCTTCAGTTCCTTTTGACCATTGATTGATACCTATAAAGCCTTTATTTTTACCTAGTTTGACATTAGCTTTATCTTGTTTAGATAAATTCATTAAAACAGTAGGATTTTTAAGAGTTTGAATACGATTCATTTTATTGAAATGAGTTTCAAATCCTTTAAAACCACCTGTATCAAAAGGATCAAAATCCATTTTAGAGAATTTATTGTATTCTTTTAAATGCTGGTCATAATAATCATCAAATTTCTTATCATCAAAAGTTGTATCGTCTTTACTCTTATGAAATGCTGTAATTTGTTTTATTTTATCTAACTTTTTATATTCTGCTTTATCTTTTAAATCAAAATCACTTGGACGAAGATTATTTTGAAATAAATCTCCTAAACGTTGTGGTTTTTCACCTGTTATAGATGATAATAACCAATCTGGTTTTTGTTCTTCCATAATTATAATATTTTTTAATAATTTTAATATTTTATAAAATGTAATTAATGAAGGTAATTTAATTTAATTTTTTTATTGTTGTTCAGGATTTCCCCAAGCTCCATAAGAACTACTAGGACTAAATATAGGTGCTGGACCATTAGCTCCAGGGTAAGTTGTTTGACCAGTAGGAATTCTATATTGATATTGATCTGCATTTATTCCTGCCCCTCCAGGTCCTTGGGTCATATTAGATATATGCACTGATTGTTTAGATACATTAGACTTTAAACCATCTGTAAGTCTTTGTGAATGTTGATCATTAACAGGTAAAAATACTTTCGTTTCATACACTTTTGCATCAGTTCTTCCTGTCCATTGAGTTTCTACTTTTCCTTCATCAGTTACTCCTATGTGAGTACCGATAGGAGTTTTTACTTTATAATTAGGTGTGCCGTCAGGATTTAATTCATAAGAAGCTCCTTTTATAGCTTGTTGAGCTAAAGAGTTATCTCTATCTGAAGCTTTACCTACATATTTAAATCCTAGACTTTGTGAAGTGTCTTCATCAATTTTTCCATCTGTATCTACATAATTTACAGTAGCAACATTAAATTTTTGAAAAGTCAAATCTTGTGGAGCACCTTGTCTAACTAAATAATCTTTAACATTTTGTTGACCTTCTGCTGTAAATGTATTATATTTTTGAGGTTCTTTATCAAATACAGATTCTTTTATTTTAAGGTATGTTTTTGCTGCTTCTTTGTCTGTTGGTAGATATAACATTGAAGAATTAAAATTAGTTGTACTAAGAACAACATTATTTATAGGTAGTTGTATATTAGCTCCATACATACCTGCATTTACTGTACTTCCTGCTTCAGCACTTTTTCCCCAATCTGAATTTTGTAACATTTGTAAAGGCATTATTTTACCGTTTTTATCTTGCATACCTAAAGCTCCTTTTACAGTACTTGCTAAAGCTTTAAATTTAACTCCATCTACAACAAATTCTTGCATTTCTTGATTCATTAAACCATTTCCGTGAGCTTGATGAAGACCAATTTCTTCTGTTAATTCTTGTCCTCCTGCACCTCTTCCTGAATGTAAGTTACTATAACCCATATCAATATTTTGAGCAGTCAAAGATTCTGTTTTAGTAGTCTTTTTAGCATTACCATAATCTTGCAATCTTTTAATAGCTGCAACTTCAAGATTCCAATTCATTAATTGAGCTTTTTCTTCTTCTGACATATTATCTTTAACACCTTCATTAAGATTTATGCCAGAGACTGCAATACGACCAGAAAGTTGATCATTTAATATTTGACTTTTAACCGCATCCCAATCAGCTTCATCTATATAACCAAATATTGCATTTTTAAATGCTTGTACTTGACCTTTTGGTCCTTCATTAGTTTCACGACCTCCTGCATTACGTTGAGTACCTGCTGCAATTTGACCAGAAGCAACTTGACCAAATACGCTCAATAGAGTATTATCAGATTTACTTCCACTGGTTTCTATATGAGATAATAGTTTTACAACTTTATCTTGAACTTCGCTCATTCCTTTAACATATCCAATAGTTTTATTTAGATCTGGATTAGTTACAGAACCTTTGTAATCAAATTCAGTTTTAAATTCTCCTACTGTCATCAAATTACCATATATAGAATCTGGTTTATTTCTATCTAATAAATAAGTGGCATAAGGAACTTCATTGTATTTATTTAATGTCTTGTCCCATACAATTACTTTACCATCTTTTGCCATAACAGAACCTTGTGCTTTACGAGATTCAGCTGACTTCCATTGTTCTTCTGTTTCTTTTTGTTGTCTTAATAAAGTATTAATTTCATCAGGTTGAACTGTTGCGTCTCTCATTAATCTTTTACCTTTATTAGTTTTGAGAGCCATATAATTCATATTATCTAATTGATTAATCTTTTGTTGTTTTTGAGCAATGTAAGCATCAACAGCAGCAGTATGTCCTTTTCCGTATAATTCTTTAAGCATATCTTTATCTAATAAAGAAGATAAATCTGGTGCTTCTGTACGCTTTGTTTGAGCAATATCTTCAACTCCAATCATAGGAACCCCCATACCAACATTAGGCAATTGAGATATAGTTTCAGGTATATACGTATATGATTGATAAGCTCCTCCGGATTGATATTTACTCAAAGGTTTTTTAATCGATTTTAAACTTTTATATAATGATTTCATAATTTTTCTTTTATAGTCTTATTGATTATAAACTTATTCTTATAAATATAACAAATTTTGTTATAAACACAAAAATCCTCACTAATCAAAGCAAGGATTTTATAATATAAATTGTTACAATAATTAGTTATTTTTTAGATTACTGTAATTCAAATAACTTTGATATTTCTTATTGTTTTTCTGTAACAGTATTAAAAATAGTTTTTAAATCTTCTAATAAAGATACTAAAATCTTATGAATTTTAATAAATTCTGGAACTGCTTCTTTTTTGTTATCAAAACTAAACTCTTTAGAGATTATATTTGCATTTTTATCTTTAGAGGTTATATCTTTTATATAAAGTTGGTAAATAGTCTTTTCTTTATTGTGATTTAATATTAATTCAAAGTTTTCTCCTAAAAAAAATCTAATAAAATCTTCTATTAAAACACTGCTTTCTTCTATTGTTTTATGAGATTTAGATACAATATCTAATAATTGCTCATTTGTAAAATCATTTTTAATTTTCATTTAGATTTGGATTTAAATTGGTATTATAATTTAATTGCTTGGTCTATTAGTTGGTTGTCCAAAATTATCTTTTGTAATTTTTTTTGTAGTAGGATTTCTATTCCAACCATCAATAGTATCAGTTTTTGATTCTGTAGTTCCTTCATAATGGTATTTTACTCCTGTAACTCCTTTATTACCTGACCTAATAAAATCATCAAAAATAATTCTTCCAGAAGATCCGTTTGATTTATTATTGTTTTTATTATTATTGTTGTTTTTATTATTATTATTATTATTATTATTAATAACAGTATTATTAGAAGGCACTTTATTAGGTACTTTATTGTCTGTTGTATTACTAGGAGTATTTGAATTATTATTTGTATTATTTACAACTGGTTGAACAGGAGTTGGAGTTAGAGTTGGTACTGGAACTGGTTTTGGAGTTATTGTATTACTGATATTAGAGTTAAGAGGTGTAAAAGTATTTGTAACTTCTTTTGTTCCGTATGAAGTAGTTTGAGGTTTTTCTATTGTACCTATTTGATACATTCCACCAGTAGACGATTTTGCAGCAACTACTCCTGTATTTTTATTAGTTTTATCATAAATAGTAGAAATATTGCTATTTTGCATTGGTAGTTTACCTCTTAATACATTTGCTGTACCTGTACCTACTGTTCTAGCAACTTCTTTACCTTTTTCTGTAAGAGTGTCATAATTATCTATTTCAGTGGCAGCTTTTTGAAAAAATTTACCATTATTATAATTAGAAGTACTCGTACTTAGTTTAGGAGTGAAAATTGTTCCATTAGCTAACCTATATTTACCATTACCTATTGATTCAGCACCTTGTGGAATAGCTCCTCCATCTTCAAAGAATTTAATATCATATAATTCACCATCAACTCGACCACCTTTTAAGAATTTACTAAAAGATTTAATTAATTTCATTCCTTTACGAGCTTGAAGGGATTCTGCTTGATAATCTGTTTCTTGTTCAGTATAATCATAATCAGGAAGTGTGTCTTGATTTAATGTATCATAACTAATTTGATCTTCTGCTTGTTCATTAAATTGATTGTATTCTTGTTCAGTAGGATTAGAAGGATCGTATTGTTGAGTAGTATTTAATGGAGTATAACTAACAGTATTGCTAGTTATACCACCACTTTGATACTTATTTTTGTATTTTTGTGATTTCCAATTATACATTTGATTAGTTTAATTAGATTAATTATTCAACAACTCTTGTTTTGAATTGACCATTAGCTAATTGCATTTTTTCAATTACTTTACCATTAGCATTTTTACCAGCTGGAGCCCACTGACCTTGAACATAAAAAAGTTTTCCGTCTTTTCCCATTTGTTGTGTTCTATTTTTGGCATCTTTTACATACGTACTTCCACTTGTAAAATCTTCTACACTAGGCTCATATTTCTTATCTGTATGAGACATAAAATTTCTTAGTTGTTCTTTTGTAATATTGTTAGCAGACACTCCATAATGAGCACCAATTTGTCCTACAACATCTTTAGTAGAAAGATTATATTTTTTTGCAACTTGTTGTAAAGCAGAAGCTAGTTCTGGATGCATTGAATTAGGGTTAGTTACTTTTTTACCACTAGCATTAAAAGCATCTACTTCAGCTTTTCCTGGAGTGCCTTTTGAATCTAATTGAATTTTCTGTTGTTTTTCAATTAAAGGATTTGTTCTATTGGCTTGTCTCTTTAAGTTTTCTATTTCTATATAATCATTATGGGCATTTTTATTTTGTAGAGAAGCTAATCTTTGTCTAATTTTATCGTCCAAAGCTTGATCATTTATTTTAGGAAAAGCTATTTTCATTTCTTTGTACGCTTTATTGTACATAACTTCAGGATCTCTAGGCCCACTTCTTACAGTTACCTCATCTAATAACATATTTCCTTCTTCGTCTCTACCAGGAACTGTTCCTGCTGGAGTTTGAAAACTTCTAGTCCTGCCACCTCTACGATACATCTCACCGCCATCACCATATTCTTCCTCACCTTCCATCATTTCTTCCTCCATTTCAGGTTGTTCTTGAGAACCTCCACCTAATTGTCCAAGAATTTCGTGTAATACACTTGTTACTTGTTGTTTATAATCACTAAAAGATTCAAGATGTTGAGCAATAGTTTTTTCAGGGTCTTCTTGTTTAATTTTAGCTAATTCATCTTCTTTAAGAGCTGCTTTTGTAGTACATTCTGCAAGATATTCAAACATATCATCAACTAAATCAACTAACATACTCATTGGATCGTGACCTTCTGCCTGATCCATTGTGTAATCTTCTTGTGGCATTTCTTCTTGTTCGTTATACATAATTTCGAAATTATTTTTGTTATTTACTATTTTGATTATTAAACTAATTATTTAAAACTAAATTTTCAACCTTAAATTCAAATTTTTATTGTATTGATTAAGTATAAAATTTGATTCTCTATTAAATCTATCTTTGACTTTATCAAAATATTTAGCATCAAAGTTAGAAGAATTTTTTTGAGATTTATAATATCTTTTAGATATTTCTTGAATAACTTTATTAAATTCTACTGTTGCTTTATGTCTAGCTTTTAATTCTTCTACTTGTAACTTATGTTGCTGTTTTAATTCTTCTAATATTACTTTGCTACGGTGCGCATCCATTTATATTTATTATTTACTTTACCTCCATATTTAGAAATAGGTTGCTGTTCTTGCTGTTGTTTAATTGTTGCAATACTTGACATTTTACGAGTTCCGCCTAATTTTCCCATTTGTCTGTTAGCTTGATACACTTGTTCTGCATTATCAGGATTTTGATTTTGAATATTATTAGCTTCTTCTGTTAATTTTTCATAATTCTTTTTAAAAAGTTCTGCATCTGCTTCATATTTTTTAGCGTCTTTTTCATATTGAGCTTTTCTAGTTGGATCAGTTTCTTTTTGAGCCGCTTCAAAGTGCATTCTATAATTTTGTCTAGCTGTTTGTTCAGCAGAATCAGCTTTATTAGCTTCTCTAATTTTTTGTGATACTAATTGAGCTTTTTGATTTTGTTGATCAGTTTGACCAGCTTTAAAGATTGCTTGTTTAGCTTGTGTGTCTTTCATAAACTTGTTATCTCTGTATCCAGCTAAAATTCTAGCGTGATTAAGCATATATTGACGATCAGCAGTTTTCTTTTCAAATTCTTCTTTAGATAGATTTTCAGCATTAAGTTGTTGATTAGAAGTAGTTGTGAGTTTATTTTGTTCATTAATTTGATAATCAGATAAAGCTTTTTGTTCAGCTTTTTGAGCTATTTGAGCATTACTGGCTTGATTAGCTTTATTAAGATTAGTTTGAGCCATACTAGCATTAATAAGATTTACAGTAGGGTCTGCACTCATATTATTTCTAACAGATAATGCCATTGCTGATTGTGCATCTGCTTTATTTTGTAACATTTGTTGATAACCTACTTCTGGTGTATAACCTTGTAATTGTTTATCAATAATTTGACGGTGACTAATAACAGGCTTATTCCAAATAGATAAAGCTAAATCAGAAGCAAGTTTTAATTCATCTTTACCAATAAACCATTTATCTTTACCTTTTAAATTTGCATCAATTGGATTACCATCTTCATCATAACCTTCTGTATCAAATCCATCAGTTCCTCCGTGAAGAGCACTATTAACTTTTGTACCATTTCCACTTCCTTCACTACCTTGAATAGCTGATTGTTGCTGAGATTGTTGTCCATTTGCATCAGTAGTAGCTGTATTAGTTCCATTAGAACTTGCATCAGTAGTTCCATCACCATCTCTTTTAACAGCTGTACCAGTAGAAGTACTAGAAGCTCCCGTTCCAGAAGCATATTTAACTTGTTTAGGAGTAATTCCAGCAATATCAACACCAAAAGCATTTTTAGAGTATTGTGGAGTTACTGCATCAGTTTTAACAAAATTAGAACCTCTAACAGATTGATTAATTTTTATAGCGGATTGTTGTTGTTCAGGTGTAATACCATCAATAGTTACTCCGTAAGCATTTGGACTGATAGGTAATTGAACAGATTTGTTACTAGTCTTATTAGAAGTTGTGTTAATAGGTTTCGCTTCTAAGTTTTTTAAATAGGCTTCTTGTGCTTTATTATTAGCTTCAAAATCAACATTTTTGTAAGCTTTTTCGTAAGCAAGTTTTCTTTTTTGAGTTGCTGCATCCATTCCTCCAATAGTTGTTCCTAATTTATTAGCTGTTTGTTCAGAATTTCCGAGACTGAGAGGAGTAAATTTTTTAGTTTCTACTGTCGCTAAATTACTTTTTTTTTTAGCTTCTTCTAACAACCTTTTCTGTAAATCTAACATAAATTGATTATTAGATAAATAAGAAGGCAATTTTCCAGCTGGATTTTCGTATTTAATTATACCTCCTTTACGAAATTTATAAAGTTTTTCAAAATTTGGAATAGACTTTTCTATTTTCTTTTTTCTTAGTAGTAATAAATCTTTTTCATATTTTGAAAGTTTAGGTTTTAATAAATCATTTTCTATATTAGATAGTTCAAATAGTTTTTTATCTGTTCCACTTCTAGTAGGTAAATCACCAACTTTTAAATCAATTAATCCTAATCTTTCACTTAAAGTAGTTTTTTTAGGAGTTGATTTAGGTGTATTTGGAACTACAATCTCAGGTTCTACAACACTATTTTTAGCTCCATCATCTTTTACAACTTCTGGTTCATTTGCTTTAGGTTTATCATTAGGTTCATAAGTATATTTAGGTTGAGATTTAAACTTATCTGCCACAGCATCTCTAAGTTTTTTCACTCTTTCCATATTAGGTAAACTAGGCATAGATAAATTATTAGTCCAATCTTTACTATATTTTTCAAAATCTTTTTTCCAAGGTGTATTAGGTTGAAATTCAGGACTACTAGCTTCTTTATGAGTCACTCCATCAACAGCTTTTGATATTTGATTTCTTCTACCAATTCTATGCAAATCTTTGATATTACCAGCTAATCCTGTTAATCCTTGTGAAGCATCAGCAACATCTCTCCAATCTAAACCTTCTGGTGTTTGAGATTTATCGTAAAGATTGCTTGCAGTTTGATATGTGTTGATACCAGATAAAGCACCTAATCCTACCATACCAACAGGGTGAGTTGCAGCTTTTCCTAAATATCTGAAAGCACCTTTACCTGCACCTACACCTAAATCTTTTGCACCTTTTGCAATTGTGCCAAGACCAGAACCGACTATATCAAGACCTCTTCTATATTGAGAGCGAACTTGATCAAGATTTTTTCCAGCATTATAAACATTCATTGATAATTCAACTGGAACTTCTGGAATACTAACATTAGAATCAATTTTTTTAGCTTGTAAGGCTTCTTTTCTAGCTAAATTAGCTTCATTAAGAGTTTCTTTTGCAAGATTTCTAGCATCTTTTAAATCTTTAATTTTTTGAGCTTTATCAGATAATTTAGAAGCATCTTTAGCAGTATCAACAAGTTTAGAAGCAGTTTGACCAGCTTCAACTACTTTTTTACCTTTTGTAAACCAATTAGCAAATGGAACAATTCCAACACCTTCTAATGCTAAATCTCCTGCAGCTCCAGCCCATTCTCTTAGACCCCATTTCTTACCTTGTAATTCATCTAATTCTTTTTGGTAGTTAGATTCTCCAATAGACCCTAAAGCACCTGTAACAGCAGTTACAATGTTAGCTCCTGGTACAAATCCTGCAACATCATTTACAGTTCTAGCTATTTTAGCACCTGCAATAATATTTTTAAGTTCTTCAATTCTTTTAGATTTATTATCAGTTGGAGTTGAAACAATTTTACTCTCTGTTTTAGGTGTAGATGCAACACCTACATTTTGTTTAGTAATTTTATTACTTGGAGTCCATCTAAGTGCACTACCTAATTGATATTTCACAACACCTCCTTTTTTCTTTAATGGAATATATGTAGCACTTTTTCTATTACCCCAATCAACTTGACCAGCAGTAAAAGGAACTTTATAATTTGCATATTGTGAAGCTATATCTATTATATTTCTAGGTTTACCTATAAATTGTTTATTAATAGCATCTTGAGCAATTTTTGCTTCTTCTTCTTTTCTACGATAATCTTCTTCAGTTAATTTTCCTACAGAACGTCTCATATCTTCATTCATTACTTGTTCAGCCTTACGTTTAGCGTCTCTTTCTGCTTTTCTTTTAGCATCAGCAGCTTTTTGAGCATCAGTTCTTGTATCTACTCCAGTTCCTCTACTTCCATCTGTTTTAGTTCCTGTACTAGAACTTCCAGCTCCGCCTAATAATACACCAGCAGTTTTCTTTTGGTCTTTAACTGGAACCCAAGCAGCATTTGGACCATCTTTTTTTAGTCTAGCGTAAATAACTGCTTTATTACTTTCTTTACCTCTATCAGCAGCAGATAAATTTTGATTTGTAGATTCATCGTAAGATACTTTATACTCATAAGGATCTTTTGATGAATTTCTTGAAGTAATTGATGTAGTAAGTTTATCTACATCATCAAAAGAGTTTACAGCACTATCTGAATGAAAATCATTTATAGGTATTGTTGTATTGGTATCAGTAGTAGAAGTAGTATCAACAGGTTTATCATCAACTTTTGATTGTGGAACAGTTGTACTTACAGGAGATTCTTCAAATAATACATTACGACCTAGTTTTTGTAAATCAAGATTAAATTTTTTAGTTCCTCTTTCAAGTGCTTTCTTTTTAGAAGTAAAAACACTTCCCCACAACTTACCAAGAGTTGATTTACCTTCTAATTCAATATCTTTAAAATCTTTGCCTAATTTTCTTTTTTCTTTTCCAGTTAAAGATTGTGTATATTCTCCAAGAGTTCTGTTTCCTTGTGTACCTAATTGATATTTTCCTCTACGATCTTTTGTTATACCGAATTTATTATTAGCTAAATCAATTCTTCTAAAAGACTCTCTGTCAGCTTTAGATAAATTATCGTCACTCACTCCTTCAACTTGCATATCATCTTGCAATACTTCATTATAACCTTTTAAAACTGTTTTTTGTTCTTCATCAGTAAGAGCATCATAAGCAGCTTTATCAGAATTGTAATCAGTACCCAATCTTTTTAATTTTCCTGGTCTAGAAGGGTCTGGAATCCAATAACCTTCTCTGACTAATTTTTTAGAATTATCTATCGTTCCAATAGAACCTACATTGCTATTAGTAGCTATATCACCTTCTAATGTACCTCCAGGATTATATTTTCTTTCATTATTCAATTTATTTTTTAAATCTTTATAATTTTTCATCTAAAAATAGGATTTTATTATTTTAATTTAGCTAACACTACTATTAAATTTTATTAGCTAATTCATTAAGACTTTTAAGAAATAATCTAGTATTAGCTAAATTAACTAATTTATTATACTCTTGGACGAATTTTAAATTTAGTTTTTCCTCCAAATCTTTGCATAGGTGCTGGTGGATTTTGAGTAGCTGGAGATGCTTGTGGTTGTCCTTGTGGTTGAGCAGCTGGAGCTTCTTGTGCAGGTTGGTCTTCACCTCCACCTTGTTGTTGAATCATTTCCATAAACATTGTAGCACCTTGTTTTAAAGCATCACAATTATTTTGAGACAAACCAGATTGAAATGCAGCTAAAATTTGTTCCATTGGACTTCCACCTTGTTTTTGACCTTGTGGTTGTTCCATTGATTGTTCTGGAGCTTGACCTTGTGACATTGGTTGTTCTACTGCACCACCTTCTTGAAATTTTCTAATAAATGTTCTCATATCTTATATATTTTATTAAATGTTATTAAATGTTATTAAATATTACTATTAATTTTAAAATCATTATTAATCTTTTGTGTACTCTGGTTTATTAACATAATCTTGTTTATATAACTCATTAGCAATAACTTTACCTAAATTAAAATAATCTTTATCAGATTTACTTTTATTGGCAACTTTAGCTAATTTAACTAATTCTTTTGTTTTAATTCTACTAAAAATTCTTTCTCCACCTTTAAGTTTCATTTGGTGTTCACCTTTATCATCTAAAAGATATAAATTTTGTTTAGATTGTTTACCACCTTCTTGATAATATTTTTGTTGTAATTGCTTATAAATCATTCCTCCTTGTTTTTGTTTAGGTAAATAAATAAAATGTCCTCCTGTTTTACTTCTAGCGTCCCATTTATCTAAATCTTCTTTTTCTTGGTAAGGGTCTTTTCTATATATACCATTATCTATAATCCATAAATTTAATCCGTCTGTTTTTTGTTCTTTTTTGAAGGCTTCAAAAGCAGCTTTTAATTGATCACTATTTCCTGTAACTATTTTATATGCTTTATTATCAGGAGTAGCAATCATTAGTTTATTGTAATCTTTGTGTTCAGGCAAAGCAATCTTTTTATTATATTTTGTAGAATCTTTTGGTTTATAATAAACTAGGCCTTCTTTATCATCCCAATCTATTTTTTCTGCAAATTTAGGGCTATATGTTTGAGATACAAGATAATCATTATCAAAATCATTATATTGACCTAATTTTAAATTACCTGTTTTTTGATTTACTCCAATTAAATAAGCATCTTTTTCAGTTTCTTTATCGCTATTTAAAAAACTACGAAAATTTTCAGGCTCTTTAATTTTAGATTTATGTGTAAATGGATTAAATGTAGTAATATAAGTACCTTCGCCTAATGCTCCTTGACCAACAGTAAATTTATCTTTTTCTGTTTTATTTCTTACAATAAAAGAAGGCTTCTTTTCTTCAGTTTTAGTATCTTCAGTTTTAACTTCCTCTTTTTTACGTTCCTCAATAACTTTTACTAGATTAGTTCTTTTGTTGTTATCTTCTTCTTTAACTGTATTATCCACTACGACAATAGGTTTTTCAACTTTTCCTAATCTATAATCAACTCCATTATGTTTAAATGTAACAGCTCCATCACTATCAATATTTACATTAGATTTGTTACCTGTACTTAATTCACTTAATCTTGCTTGATAAGCGTTTTCTAATTCTTTTCCTTTTTTAGTAGGTTTTTTTACAATATATTTACCAGAAGAATTAACTCTATCTTGTTCATCTTTTGTAGATAAATATCTTTGCATTTTAAACTTACCTTCTGGTAAATCGTATTCAGTAGAATAAGTTTTTAATTTATCTCCTAAGTGATATTTCAATATTCCACCTTTTTTATTCTTTTCAACAAGATTCTTTAATTTTTTATTTTTATTAGGTTTAACATCAAATACTAAACCATCATTAATACCTCCTTCAGTTATCTCATAACCTCCATTTCCAGAATTTTTTGGTACTTTTACTTTAACTATTTCAGAATACTTATCTGGAACATAAGGCGTATATTTCTTCATAAGTAATTTATCTCCTAAATTTATTTTATTATTTATATTTAATTCTAAGGTATGTCTCCCTTTTAATTTATATTCTCCACTATTTCTAGGTGCTTTAATAATATCTGTAACAAGATAATTATCATCTAAACCAGCTAATAATAAAGGTATAGTAGTATCTTTCATCGTTATATCAGAAACATTATAAAAAAACATACCTTTACTATTATCTAGTTTATGATGATTAGACAACCCAATTAAAGATTCTTTTTTATTTTCAGGTATCTGTATTATATATTTTATCTTGTTTATATAACCTGATTCAGTTTTCATTATTAAGCTTTTTTAATTACTTTATTTTTATTGTCAATAGTATTATTCAATAACTGTTGAGTAAATAATTTACCTAATTCAATAGCTTTGATATCTTTTTTGTTATTTAAAAAATCATAAGCCATTTTTTCAACTTTATCAGCTATCTCTTTATGAATAATTAACTCATCTACTTCAATTTCTGAATGTTTTTCAGGAATTCCTTCATTAACATAAGCAACAACTGGAACTCCTTTACGACCTAAATCTAATTCTTTTGGAATATTATTATTTCTAGCGTGTAATACACCATCAACAATTTTATTTGTTTTACCAGATAAATCATAAACAATTTGTCCTCCGTGTTTAAATTGTTGATAGCCCGTAGATGGACTGTTTGAACCAGCCTCTTCACTTTGATTTTGAGATTCTTGTTGATACATTTGTTTAGCTTGCTCTAGTTGTTCGGGTTGTAGAGATTTTAACTTAGCGTCAAACTCTTCTTGTGAACGAACACCTAATTTTTGAGCTAACCATTGCATAAACGCTGGATCTGGTTGTTCTTGTGGGACTTCTTGTTCTCCTCCTTCTTGATGCCTAAGTTTTTTTACTTTATTCATAGATCTTTGTAATTCTAAAGAAGGTTTGAGTAAAGGATTATAATTTAAAATAGATCCAGTCTGACAATTTTCTAATTTTTTATTTAATTTTTTGTTTAGTCTATTGCTTAAATCAGAATTAGTAGTAAGTTTTGTACCATTTTTCCAAATCCCAAATAATTTTGGATGTTTTTTTTCTCTATAATATTCTTTTGGAATATATTTATGTTCATCTTCTTTAATTTTATCGAAGTTATTAAAGTTTTTACTAGGTTTTAAAGGTACTCCATTAATAAGAGATTCTCTTTCTTCATCTATTAATTCAAGTAAATAAGCTTCTGTATCATTAAGTTTTGGTCTATTTGTTAATTGCGTATATTGTCTTTGAAGTTCTTCTAATCTTTTTTGTTTTTTTACTTCATTGACATCTGATTTGAACTCATTTCCTTTTTGATATTTTATTAATCCTCCTTGAAGGTGTTTTTCAACTAACATAATAATCTTTTTACTTACTTGAGGATGAATTTTTTCTTTAAGATAATCAATTAATCTTAAACGTTGTTCTAATGCCTTATGTTTTAATAATTGGTTTGTTTCTTCATCAAATACTCCATTATTACGACGATCTCCAATAGAATGTTGAATAATCTTGATTTGAGTTGGATGTAATTCTTTTAGTACGTCTGTATCAATACCATCAGAATCAATATCACAAGGTAGTTCAACTTTCATACCACGACGAGCCATTTGAGAAGCATATTGAGCAAAATTAGCTTTTTGTTGATTGTCTAATTCTTGTTGCATTGCAGCTTGATTCTTTTTAAGTTTTTCTTCTTTATCAAATTTACTATCTTGACCTGTTAATTTAGCAAAACCATCTGACAAAGAACCTCCTCCAAGTATATTTAAAGCAGCTCCTCCTAAATTAGTAACTCCGTCAGCAGCTATACCTAATACAGGAGCAGCAACACTTCCTAAACCAGGAACTAAAGCATTTAAACCTTGTTCTGCTCCCATTTTAATACCAGCAGAAATATTCTTTTCTAAGCCATTTTGTTTTTGATTGATTAAGTCTGTTGGAACTACACTACTTAATAATTGTCCTGCCATTCCTGCTAATCCACTACCAGAAGCAATATTTCCAGCTAATGAAGCTAATCCAGAAGGGTTTGTACTTGGTGTAGGTGTATTTACTGGTTTAATATCAACTCCTTTTATTGGTTGTTGCCCTAAATTCCCAACTAATCCTTTTGGTCTAGTTAATTCTAACATATTTACATTAGGCATTTTTTCAGGTAACTTACCAGCAGGTAATTGAAATTTTAGTACAGAACCATACTTATTTTTAAATTTATTTGTTATCATTTATAAAATCATTTAATAAAAATTTATTATTGTTTGCAATCATTTCCCAAATAGGTAAATTTTCTATTCGATCCATTTCAAGATATTCTTTTTGCAATTCTACATCTACTCTATAATATTTTAAACCTTGTTTTTTATACAAATTAAGTGAATAATCTACTACATCACTTCCAGCTTTCATAAAACTTTCAATAAGAGGGAATTTACTTTTGTGTATCAACCAATCTAACATACCCCAATCTTCATTATTTACATTTAAGTTAGCTTCCGCAGAATATCCTGTTCCTAATGATAACACAACTATATTAGAAATATTAATTCCTTTACTAATAGCTTCATTTACAGCTATTTGAGCAGGATTATTTGAAACAATTCCTCCATCTATATAAGAATCTTTATCAATTATCCAAGGATTAAAATAGGTAGGAGCAGCAGTAGAAGAACAAATTGCTTCTAAATAAGAGGTAGTAGAATCTTTATAGGATTTAAATAATTTAACTTTATTTTTAGTAAAATTAAAACTAGTCATAATAAAATCAAATGTACTTTCGGATAATTTTTTATCTATTGGAATATACTTAGCTAAGGAATTATACAGATTCATATTATCATATTTAGCTCTAATTGCAGAAAATATAAATCTAAATTTTTTTTTGAAAATATTTTTAGCTTCTTGTTTATATAGTTCTATAATATCTTTCGAAGAATATTTTAACGACAACATTGCAGTTATAATAGAACCAGTAGAAGAACTTGCATATAAATTAAACTTAGTTGTATCAAAACCAACAGAATCTAAGTGGTCTAACATAACAGCGGGAATAATTCCTTTTAAGCCTCCACCATCAATAGACAATATATAATATTTCTTATCAATCATATTTAACATATTTAAAAGGTTTAAAATTTGTATTTTGAACTTATAACTTTAAATTTATAACTTTAAACAGGTTTAGCATAATTAATTTCTTGATCATTAATAGTTTTTAAGAATGTCAGATAAAAATTATGTAGATTTTCTGGTTTAATATCACTAGAAGACAACTTTCTATTTTTTACTTGTTGTTGTAACCAATTTTGAAACTGTTCAAAATCTCTTTTATCAGGATCAAACATTCCACCTAATTGCATTTTTCTCATAGTTTTTGCAAAATTAGCTCTTTTATTTATTGTAGAATTAGAAGATTTTAAACCTTGTGAAATACAAGCATCAGTGACTTTTGTAAAACCTTTTTGTTTGCAATATTCAGTAAATTTTCCTTTAGTTTTATTTTTATCCATATTTTTTACTGCTTTTTTTAACCAATTATTTTTCTCTATCATATCGAAATTTTAATGTAATAATTAAAATAAAGCATTTTAAGAAAGTATTTTATAAAAGTAATTTAAAACTATTGATAAAATTTAAGTTTCTTAAAATATTTGAAAGTGTTTGAAAATACTTAAAAAATTACTTGAATTTATTTAGCTAAGTAAATTATTGTTTTACACATTAGATTAACTAAAAGATTCTAAATATTTAGTAACAATAGCTTGTATCATAGAATATTCCATTCCTTCATAAGTAATTTTTATTCTACAATATTTATCTCTAATTTGTCTATTATTACCAAATACACTTTTAGCAGGATTAATAGAGCCTAATTTATCATTAGTATTTTTATCTATCTGAATGTAGTGAATATTTTCTCTATACTCGTGATTAGCGTGAATAATACCAACAATAGTAGGATCTAAACTTCCTTTATCGTAAGCATAACGATCTCTATATCTTGATAAAATAGGTTGTTCAAGATATATTTTATTAGGGTACGGCAATACATCATCTCTTTTAAATTCATTGTCGTTAGTATATTCTATTTTAGTTGGTGGAACTTCATTTGCAATTATAGTAAGATTAGTAAATACTTTATGTTGTAATCCATCAACTACTACAAACTCTATAACAAATTCTTTTTGTTCTCCATAATAATTACAATAAAGAGGTATTCCAGAAGCAGTAACAGCTGTATGATGTTGCCAAATTTGTTCTGTGTTAGATGTTAAAGGAAAAGAATGTAAATCTCCTGTTATAGAAAAGGCTCTTGAAGGATACCAAGTATAATAAGTTGTCCAACGACCATTTCCACCTTGTTGTTCATTCCAAGCAATATGATGTTTAAATGAACCTTCTTCTTTTGGTGATTTAATTTCAGCTATTTTATATCCAGATATTTTATCTACTGTAACTGGTACACAACTTGTAATTGGTGGTGGTGCCGGTGCATCATAATAAAAAGACACATTTGTATATAAACCAAAACCACTATTTCTATCAGAAAGCCACCCTTTATAAGTATTTGTAGAAGAAGGTGGTAGTATAGGATATGGTGGTAAAGGGATGTTTAATCCGTTAATAGTTAAAGTTATATTACCCAAAGAATCTACTGTCCAAATATGTAAAGATTCTACTCCATCTGGTATAACATAAGCAGGTAAAGCTGACATAGTGGCTACACCATTAACATAAATTTCAAAACCTCCCCACAGATTTCTAGAATTAATATGTCCAACACAAATGCTATTACCGCCATAAAATAATCCTGCCATTTGTGCAGGATAAGCAAACATATTTACAATATATGTAGTTGTATAACTAAAAGTAAAAGCAATAGTAGAAAAATTAGTTGTTACTGATTTTCCTCCATCATTTGGGTCTGTTGTATCATAACCCCAACCAGGTGAATTTATATCTATATCAACTGAAGTAGATTGTATATTAGATACTATGCCACGTATATAGTTAGTTTCTAATGTCAATATACTTCCTCCTATACCACTAATTTGTTCACAACAATAATCTCCTGCATAAATAGTAATTAAATCATAGTTATTATTAATAAAAGTAAAATGAACATTATTTTTATTTCCATCATAAAATCCGTACACTTCATTATTCAATAAAGTAATATTTTTATTAACTAATTCATTTTGTACTTTAACTAACAAAGTTTGCAATCTAAAATCACTTATCAATTGCAATTGACCATTAAATCTCCATATTTTATGATTATTAATATCAACTCCATAAATAGATTCTCCAGTTGATACAATACTAAATTGCCATCTAGTTCCGTACCCATTTCCTACATAAGCATTTCTAGAATTTAATACTTGTCCTTCACTTATATAAATACTTGCAGCTGTATCATTATTTAATAGTTGTCTTTCATCAATAGGTATATAAGATAATTCTCTTTCTTGAATAATGAATAATTTATCTCCTTGAAATTCTTTTATAGCTACAATCTCACCATATTGAGAATCATAATCTTGTTTGGAAGAATGTTGAAGATACCTATAACTATTAATAAATGAATTTTTTACATTTAAATTAGAAAATACAACTCTTGTTTCAAATCTATTTGTAATATAAGGTAAAGAAGTATCTAAAGCTATTGTAAATCTTCCCATAGAGCTGTATTCAAATCCTATATTTGCTTGTTTAGTTTCTAATAAATTATATTCAGAAAAAGGATTGCTTCCACCAAATGGGTCTCCTTCTCCAGTAGTAAAAGACATATTATAAGGAAAGAAAGATCTTTTTCTTAATTCTTCTACTTCCACTAATTCAGGTTCCCTAGATGAATAATTGTAATTGTTTTCAGTTACTATTGAAATAGTATAACCTAATCTAGTTGTTTTTGCTGATTCATCACTATTAATTTCTGTACGAGACACATTTTTTGCATTATTACGATAAATCTTTTTATATCCAACATTAATAAAACAATCACCTTGAAAAGCAGTAATAGTATCATTAGTTAATACATTAAAATTACCAGTTGAAGGTTTAGTAGAAGGAAAGTAGTATCTATCTGTAATAGCAAAATATTGTTCATTTGCAGGTTGATACTTATTCTTAAATATATCTTGACGAACAGTTTTATTTAAAAAATCAGTTTTATAGATATTAATTATTCTATTAGATACCAAAGTATTTGAAGGATTGTATTCACTAGGTGTAAATCCAGCTAACATACCTTCTTTTCCATCATATAAAGTAGATACATCAGAAGGTACTCCTATATTGCTAATATCATTGCTGTATCTATTAGTGATAGGATATCTTTCAGATAATTTTACTCCTATATAATCTTCAAATGTAAGTGGATGATAAGTATATTGTCTATCATTATCTTCTGCAAAATCATTTATTTTAACTACTGCAGTAAATTCAGCTTGTGAAGAAAACACATTAGGAGATACACCGGCACTATCTTGAAATACATAATCTAGTGAAGCTTTAAGATTTCTTTTAAATGTTGGACCTACAAATGTATGAGAAACTGTCTTTAATAAAGAAAAAGTTGAAGAAGTTGAATTATTTTTACTATACCTAGTTTTATTAGGGTAATACATTTTTAAATTAGCTTGACCAAGAGTATGTAAATAAAAAGACACTCCAGCTAATTTTTGACTATATATAGTTTTATTAACACTTAAATCATTTGAATAAAAAGCAAATCTTTTATATTGTTCCTCAAAAGGTGTCCATCTTCCGTGATATTTAGTTGGACCTAATAAACCATTAGTTACTCCCCATTTAGAATCTCCTCCTCCGTTAAGATAAGGATTTTTGCCTACTTCATTAGAATTACCGTCATCATCAGTTTCTTCATCATCTACATCAGCTTCAAATAAACCCAAAGATTCTAGCATATAACCAAAAGCAGGTATAAATTTACTGTTAGCCATACTAAAATTAGTGGAATTAGGTCTTTTCACATCACTTGTATCAAATTCAAAAGCATCAAATTTCCAATGTGCATTACCTACTCCAGCATTATTATAGTTTTGTAATTGAGAGCCGTACAAATCTCCACCTGGTCCACCTGTATCATAAGGACTTTTATGTAATGTAGGAACTAATAAAGTATCAATCATATAACCTTGTGTTAATACATCTTCTTTACGATTAGTTCTTACCATATAAAAACCAATAGTACCTTCTGGTTGTGGTTCTCCGATTGGAAAATTAAATTTTACACCTAAAACATTAAATTGAGAAGCTTCCAATACACCTGCAAAAAGATCTCTTTTAGGAAAACGATAAACTCCTTGAACATTTTCTAAATTAGTTGTATCAAATAAATCAATATTAAATGATTTATAGCTATAAGAAGGAGTAGCAATTGTATCAAAATTATCTATTCCTCTAATTGGTATTACAGGAGAAGTTGAACCATTTGAGTAAATATAAACAATACCAAAAGAGTAAGTCTCTCCTCCCCAATAACCTAAATTATAATAAATATTGTTAGAATTATTATAACCAAATCTATCTACACTTCCTGAAATAGCATCTAAGTATTCTATATCATATCCACCATTAGATTGAGTTACACCAAAAGCAGGTATTTTTTTAATTTCGTAAGTAGTTGTAATTTTATTTGCGTGAAGTTTTAATAGTTCATAATTATATTGACTTATTTTAATATTGCCTATAAATAACCTATTTCTAATTTGACAAATGCTTCTAGCTGTATCTACATCAAGAAAATCTACTGGAAAATTATTGAGATCTTCATTTACTTTATCTTCTTGACCTGTAAAAGTAAATTCATAAAAAGTGTCTGTAATGGGGTATTTTTTTATTATTGTATAACCAAATTGAGCAGAAACTACTTTTCCATAAGAATATACATAAGATACTTGAACATAAGAGTAAGAAGTATCAATATTATCTAAACGAAATTTAATTACTTTATTTACATTATCTTTTGTATCATCTAAACCTTTTCCTCCTCTTGTAGAAACTACACTATTACCGTGAAACATAGATACCATTGAAGACTCTGATACAATATTAGTATTATTTCCATCCACAGTAGCAAATCTAAAATAAAACTTATAATTTCCAGTTGGAAAACTACCAAGAGTTGATTCTAATAAACCATTAAAAGTAAGTTTTGTAATTAAAGTAGATTGTAGAACTAATTTAATTGTATTATTGAAGTTTAAAGAAGAATAGAAATTAGTATCTTTAATTTGAGTACGAAATATGATTTTAGCTTTTTTATTAGGTAATACTGAAAAAGCAGAATTAACTATTCTAATTGGATTATAGTTATCTGTAAAGACAATATTCATTGAATTATCATAACTCTTTTGCAATTCAACTTCACAAGGTTGATTAATATTAAAAGTAAACTCTGCTGCATTAAACTCTCCATAATTAATATAATCTAATAATTGAGAATAGTTTGGATTAGTAAGATTACAATAATTTCTTAATGGGGAATACTGGTCTATAATAGCACATTCATATTCATTTGGTCTGTTTGGATCTTGTAATAAACCTTCATAATCAGGACTAGGAAATGTACCTATTTCTCCTCTTCCTGTAAAAGACTGTCTATCAGCATTATATTCAGCTGAAATAATATAAGCAATTCCATCAACATCTTTAACTCCAATACAAGTGTAATTAGGTTTTAGTTGAGATAAATAAGTATTACCTCTATTAGTTTGAATTACATTTTCGTTTCCTTGATGTGTAATAAATTCTGCATTTTCAGCATAAGTTAATACATTAGGCGGTGTTTGATAATTGCTAAAATCTTGAACTATACCTTCTTCAAAAGTATTTTGTGCTTGTTTTTGTGGCATAGTGGTTTATTTATTTTCTTTATTTACATTAATTTTAATTTTACCTAATTTAATTTCTATATCTGTATTAAATATTTCTACACTACTTGCAATTGTATCAAATAAATTAACTATAATAGTGTTAATAATATAATAAGAAACATACTTATATTTTCTGACTAATTTAAAAATATAATTTTTTAAAGGAATAAATTTCTTTTCTTCTTGATTAAATGATTTATTACAATTTAATTGATACCTTTTATAATTAATATCTTCACCAATTAAATATTCTATTTCATAATATAATTTACCTTCAATACAATTTAAATAATGAAAATGATTATATAATATAGAAGAACTCAATTCAATTCTTAAAGATGTTTTTGATAAATCTTTGAATAACAAATTAAAGAAATCTTTTAAAATAGATTTAATTAAGTTATTTAAAGAAGTGATTTGAAATTCTAATTGAAGTTTAACATCAAATAAAGAATACATTTGATTTAATTTTTTTGTTTGTAATGTAGAAATATCGAATAACATAATATATCTATTTAGTATCTAAAATTATTTCTTTTACCATATTGCCAAATATCTTTTTTCTTTAAGATTTTTCGTAATCCATCAATAAAATTATCTGTAATATAGTCACTAACTCTTGCTTGATTACAAGCTTTTTGCCATTCAGCTATTGCCATTTGAAGTAAATCAGCTCTTCCAATTCCAGAATAAACTTTCTTTCTTTGATAATTCATATTACAATAATGAGCAAGTGCAATAGCTGTTTTTTCATCAATCATTGGTAATCCGTTATCATCAGAAGTATATCCTCCATAAATAATATGAACTTTAGTTTTATATTGAGAATTAATTTTAACTTTATTTCCAAGAAATTCAAAATTAATTAAATTTCCTTGAAATTCATTTTCACTTACTTCTTCCATTTGACAACAAGAGTGAGTACCAATAATACTTAATCTTTTACAAGGATGATATTTAGTACCAATAGAAACAGATTTAATTATACCTACATTACAAGGAAGAAATATATCTCCATTACTATCAGCAGTTCCTTCATAAAGGTATGTAGAAGTATAAATATTACCTATTAATGGTAAAGCTATTTGAGCTGAATCTAAAATTGTGTTTTCATCAATATCAGTTATTCCAAACATTGTAGAAAGATAGAATTTAACTGAATCAATTGAAACAAGTGTGTGTGTTGCGTTATTTTGCATTGTTATAAATCAAATATTTTAAAATATAAATTGGTAATTTTCCACCATCTTTAAATGATTCAATATCACCAAATTTGTAATTAAATAAATTGGGATCAATATAAGATTTTTTACAAACATTAGGCGTATTATTAAGATAATGAGAAACATACTCAGCTACTTTTTGTATAGCTTGTTTATATTCTTTTTTAGTCTTAGGTTTAGGTAATTCTTTAATTGATTGATATGCAAACCAATTAGCTCTGAATGTGCGAAAGTCTTTTGAAGAATATTTAACTGAAATCTTATCTTTAATAAATCTAGTAAATTCTCTATCTGTTATATTGAATACAGGGGAAATCTTATTAGCTAATACTACTTTAATTAAATCACTAAGATGTTTAGGAAAAGAGAATGTATTTTGAACATGCTTCTTACCAAGAAAATCAAAATGAGCTAATCCTTTACTAAAACTAATATGTTTAGGTAATAATGTAGTCAATCCATAAGTCTTAACAAATTTAGATTTGATTTTTGAACCTGGCATAGGTACAGTCATATAGCCATCGCTTGAGCCTAAGTTCCCGGATCTAATTCCGGTTTGTAGCACTAGAAGCAAACCTACTGCACAATTATATTCTTTTGTTGTAGGCCTTCCAGGATTTTTCTCTAAAATTTTGTATAACTTATCAACAATGTTCTTATATTCATTAGCTATCATTGCAACACGATTAAACTTAACTTCAGTAGAACCAGTTAAATTACCAAAGAATTGAGTTATCTCTCCATCTATTTTAAATGTTTCTGGTTTTAAATCTTTCATTATTTCTTTTTCTTAATTGATTTATCATATTTCTTCTTTATAGCTTCAAATAAATTACGTTGTCTATCAGTCAATTTTTTTCCTTTAATAGCTCCTTCTTTTAAACTATTAGTAACAATATCTTTACTCATATTAGTTTTATATTCTTTATCATTAGCTTTAATATTAAATTTCTTTAATGATTTAAGTGTACCTCCTGATTTATAAGTATATTGTAATGGAATTCCTTTATTAAATTTAGTAGGTTTATTAATATTAGGAAATATCTTTTGGTAGTCTAAAATTTCTCCTAAATGACTTCTCATTAAAGATGTTCCTTGAGGGTGTTTTGAAGTAGATTTAAGTTTCTTTTTAATAGAACCTCCTTTTGAATGTTGTTCTTTTTGATTATATAAACCAGAACCAATACCAACAGTAGAACCTCCTATTAATGCTTTATGTATATTAGGATTACTCCAATCCCATTTACCAAGATGTTCACGGAATAGGGATTTGAATTGAGTTGGTTTTCTTACTGCAATAGATTCAGCATTTGTAGAAAATTCTTTTCCAATTACTGCATCATAATCTTTATTTCTAGTAGGCTCAGTCAAACTTTCTTTATTTAAACTATTTATTTGATTTTCTATTTCTTGTTGTTCTTTTAATTTAGCTGTGAATTCTTTCTTTCTTTCATTCATCCAACTATTTTTTGATCTACCTGTATTATTTAATATATTTGGTAAATCAGGATAGCCTTTTATGTGAGATTCATAATAACTGTCTAAAGCTTTATCAAACTCTTCTAAATTATCTGAATTCTTACCAAATAATTCTTTTGGAGTTTCTCTAATAATTTTATTAGTTTTGTCTGTAAGTTGTTTTTTATATTCTTCTGATGTTCCGTAAAAAGTTCTTACAGATTCGTTATCTAAATTTCCAAAACTTCCAGCTGGTTGATCTGGTCTCTCAATATTATTAGTAAAAGGGGTTTTAGTACTTACTAATAAAGGAGAAATATGTTTAGAATTTTTTACATATTTATCAGGTATATATTTATGAGCATTGACACCTTCGTAAATTGATAATGGGTCAAATCTTTTAAGAGATTCTTCATATTGTTCTTTTAATTCATTATTTTTTCTATTTAAATGTAAATCTCTTATTATAGAACTTGCTTCTGGAGTATAAGTGTAAGCATATTTTTTATCTGGAGTAGCCCAAAATAGTTCTAAATTTTTACTATATTCTGGTTTTACACGTACTTCTCCTTTTTCGGCTCTTTCTGAATTTGATTTACTTCCACCTCTATAATAAATATCTTGTACTTTACTACCCTTTAATTCTTTTTGTGCTTGTTCTGATTTAGTAGAAAGATAAAGTGCATCTGCTATATCATCATCTTTTGTATTTAAATCTTTATAATACTCTCTAGCACCAGGAATTTCATCTTTTATTTGTCCATACAATTTACTACCTCTATCAACTTCAATACCTTGTTCTTTTGCTTGTTTAAGAAAATCAGTAAACATTTCAGTATTACTTACATAATCTTTAATAACAGGTTTAAATGTCTTTGCAGCATCTCCAGCTAATCCAAATAATGGTAATACTCCTGCTAATGTCAATGGTGAAATTTTACCTGTTGATTTATATTCTTTCCAAGCATCAGAAGCACCTTTAACATCTCCAATTACTGGTAACATATCTGCAACAGTATTAACAATAGATTTACTTACAGCTTTGTTATCCATTGTTTTATCAAGTTTATCTTTTGTATTAGGAACATTCACATTACCTAATGTAGCAGTAGTATTCTTTTGTCTAGGTAAAAGATTAGCTTCTTGTGATTGTCTTTGAGACATACCAAATCCACTAGCATTACCGCCACGTTCTTTTTCTATACGTCTCTGAATAGCTAATCTCGTACTCATATCATCACCTTGTTCTTCTGATAGTTTTTCAATCTCTTGTTGTTGTTCTCTTTTATCAGATAATAAACCTTTATTGATTTTAAATTCAAAATAGCTGATTGCTCTACTATTTTTATGCTTAATAGCATTAGCATACATATTTCTTTCAACTGGTGAAAGATGCTTATTAGCACCAACTTGTAATGCTTGTTTATCTCCGTCTTGATATTTATTCATTGTCGTTATTTATTTAATAATTTTATATTCTTTAAGAACTTCTGTTTATCAATATTAATCTTATCTTTCTTTAAATCTTTTAATACATAATCAGAGATTTCTTTTCTATTAGACTTATTTTTCACTTTATTAAGAATTGTAGTAATTCCTGAAATCATTTCTTTAATGTCTGATGTATTCTTTCCTCCTTTACTATACTTTAAAGGTTTTTTAAGTAACAACTCTTTTGGTTTCTTTACTACTTTGCCTACATAATCTATCAAATCAGGTTCAATAATAGAGTGAGCTTCGTGTTCAACTGTACCAGGAATTTTATATCTTAGATTGTTCCCAATTTTATCGTACAATATTTGTTTTGGTAGAAAAGAAAAATCATTAGTATTTTGAATACCAGTAAAGTATTTTGTTAATTCTGGAATATTATCCATTATCCAATCAGCTGAATTTTGATTTGCATTATGATAATTATCAATAATTTCTTTTGTATGGCTTGTTTGAGGTTCTCTATTTAATTCATTTCCAATATGAGTTGTTTTACTTACTTTTTGTAAAGCGTGAGGAATTTCACTAATTAAATCTTGATAAGAATTTGGATTAACTGTAATCTTGTGTTCTATAGGGGTATAAAAAGCTCTTGTATTATTTTTATTTAATTCAATTTCTGGATTTCCTGATTCTTCTAACAGTTGTTTAATCCTAACTTTATGAGAAGGAAGTAAATTTGAGTTAGACAGCAATTTATTTAAATTATCTTTTGTCATTTGTTTTATAGAACTTAACTCTATCTTACTTCCTTTTTGAAATTTCATTAAAAATTTAAGTTTGTTTCCTTTTTTATATATTTGATTTTGTTGTTCTGGTGAACTAGACTTATTTAAATAAGAATTTATTCCAACTGCTGGTAAAGCTACTGCTGGTAATTTATTCATTGCAGAAACAAATTTTTTCTTGTCTTTAAGGTAACTTAATAAATCTTTTTTATCTTGTGAGAAGTTATTAAAGTTATTGTCTATATCTTGTTCTGTAAGTAATTTATAAGGATCTTTAGGATTTATTTGATGTCTAATTTCTTGCATTCTTGCGGATATCTCTGTAGGTTTTAAAAGATATTCAGCATTTCTATAGTTTTTATCTTTATCTAAAATTTCATTAAATTCATATAAAGGTTTATCTGAATGTAATTTTTTATAATTATCTCGAATATTGTCTAAATCAGTATTTCCATTTTCTGAAAATCCGTCAAGCAATAATTTTTCTTGTTTTGGGTATATTAAATTATTACTTTGAGTTCTATTATGATCTAATTCATGTATTCCAGTATTTTTTATATCTGGCATACTAGGATCTAAAAAAACATTTGTTTCTGCTTTAACTATTTTATCTGTTGTTTTATTTAAATTAGGTATAGCAGAATATATTTCTTTATTTTCTATTGGAGTATCTCCTAATAAAGGATAGTGTACGCCCATATTACCTTGTAATATATCTTGATCCTTAGTAAGTTGTGGTGTAATTGCATTAGTTCTTTTTCTCATTTTAGCTATATCTTCATTTATATACCCTACTGCTAAGGCCCTTCTTTCAAATTCTGGACTATTAATTTGTTTTCTGTATGCTTCTGTACCAGCATTTAATTCTTTTTGTGCAGAAGATTTAGTTAAATTATTTTTTAACTCTAAAGCAGCTTCTTTTACTTCTTTACCAAATTGATTTAATTTCTTTTTAGTTACTGTAACAACTGGTTTTACTACATTTTTAGCTAAATTGGTTATTTTTTGTACACCTTTTTGAGCTAATTTTTTAACTACTGCTTTACCTAATAAACTTGTACCTCCAGTTAAAGCAGTTTCAGCTATTTGTTCAAAAGTATCATCTGGATTAATTTTACCTGTTGCCATACCAGTTTTAGCATCAATTAAGCCTTTATTAATTTTATCTTGTCTAGAGCCTTCTACAACTCTATTTGAAGCTTCTTTAGCTTTTTGTATCAATTCCCTATTAAGAAATACTCCTACATCATTTTTACCTTTACTAGGATTGTTTTGAGATTCCCATAAAGAACGTGGTTTGTTGTTTCCTGTACGTTTAATATATTGTTCATAAGTCTCTACTGTTTTAGCAGGAAACTGAAATTTCTTGTATGATTTAATCATTGTTGTCTAATTTAAATTTATATAAAGAAAATAATTTTCCTCCTTTTGAGTAAGCAGGTATTACAAATGCAGCTCCAGAAAACCCTTTTGCATAAGTATTGTAATCTTTCCACTGAGCTGTAGACAATTGATTTTTACTATTTGCTTTTGGTTTTGCTGAATATCTTCCCATATCTTGATAAGTAAAATGCAGATCTTTTGGATTTAATTCATAATCTTTAATAATTTGTTCTCCTTGTTCTTTTAAAACTTCTGGAATTCCAGATACATCTATACCTATTTGTTTACCATTTTTATCAGTAAAGAGATAAGTTACGCTTCCTCCACTAAATCTAGAAAAATTTTGATTTCCTGTACTAGATATACTTGTTTCTTGACCTTTTTTTGTTGGAATATAATTAGATTTTTGTCCAATTTGCCAACCTGTAGACTTTCCTTTATTATTCCAGTCTATGTTTGCAAAAGAGTTAGATCTAACTGGTAATTTACTATCGTAACCTTCTTCGTCTAAATATTTTTTGTTATTTAAATCAATTCCTTTTATATCTTTAAATTTTTTATACCTAACTAAATATTCTCCATTGAGTTGTTTTTTATGTTGAGCTATATAAGTATCGGGAGTTTGTGGAATATCTGGTAAAAATATATCTTCGTACTTAGATTTTACTGGACCACTTTTCCAATCACTATGTTGTTTTGTATTTTTTTGATTTGGTGTAATGTCTCCGTCCATAATAAAATGAGATACACCTAATACATTATTTAATGTACTATCTTTAGACATTTCGTTTTAATTTAGGTAATACAATTGTTCTTCCTCCTGTAGAGTTATCAAAAGTTCTTTTAAAAGAGTGTAATTCTCCATTTTTATCTTTAGCAACTCTTAACAATTCATAAGATTCTCTATATTTCTCTTCAGGTGTTTTTGAATTTGATTTTGAGTTTAGTTTTGAATCTGATTTTGAATTGTTGTTAGAAGTAGATTTTTTAGGCTCTACTTTAATTAATTTTGATCCTCATCTTTTGTAGTCAATTTATCTCACCCTCGTTTCAATCCTCCTACAACAACAGTAGCGTTATCAGGAGTAAATATCGAAGTAACTCTATTTACAAATGAAGGTTCTTGATCAGTTTTGCTTGAATTTTTATTCTCGTTTTGAGAGATAAAACTATTTTCTGTAGAACTTTGTTTAAAATTGTTTTGAGTGTTTGGTAGTCTATTAAGAGTAATAGGAGTAGTTTTTTGTCTATTTAAAATAGATTTATTTAATTCTAATCTATTTTTATTTGTGTTTTCTAAATTATTTTGTTTTAGATAATCTTGGTAAGCTTTTTCTGTTTTTGGTCCCCAAGCTCCATTTATTTTTACACCTAAAACAGACTGTATTTTTTTATTTTTTCAACACCATTTTCATTTATTTTGCCATTATTTTGAAACTTTTCTATAAATTTTTTCATTGATTTGTTTTAATTAAATTTTAACAAAGTAATACTGATATGAGTTTTACATCATTTTTTTTACAATATTATAAATTATTTTATTTACTCTTCCTAATAGCTAGTAGCTTTATTTTGAACCTTAGTCAAATCCTTTTATCTTTTCAGTTTCATTTCTATTAGTTTTGTAGTTAAGTTTTAGGTTTTAATTAAGATTTAAAAGTAAAGTTTAAAATTAAATTAGAGTTCAATATTTAAAAAGTAATAAATAGAGTTCTAAATGATAATATATGAGATTTTAATTACTTTATTGAATTAATAGAGTAACCTTATTCTTAATATTTATAATAAGTTTTAATACTAATAAAAGAAGGAAGATTAATATAAAGACATTGATTACGACCAATGAAACCAGATAAACCAGCTTCTGACATATAATTAAATATGGAAGAGTCATAAACTTGATGTTTAGTATTAATATAGTTCCTTTTTTCATCAAATAATAAACCAAGTTTTTTTAACTTATTGAAGATATTTTTAGCTTGTTGATAAGTAACAGATTTAAGTTTTGCTAAAACACTTCTACTTGAAAAAGCAACAGGATTAATTAAATCTTTAAAATTGAATTTAGATAAATTAGAGAAGAAGCGCGAACCATATTTTGTAATATAATTATCAAAATTCTCGTTTATATGTTTAGTAAGACGAGAAATGATATTTTTATTAGCTTGATTTAATTTTTGCTCACTAGCTATGAAAATGCCTTTTTCTTTTAATTCATTCTTAACAATTTTATCAATAATAACTTTTTCTTGTTGTTTTTTATTTTGGTCAAGTGCATCTGCAATTAGAATTTCTTCTAGCATATACAAATCACCACAAGGTACTTTTAATACTCTAGTTTTAGCTACAACGATTTCTGAGTTTTCTGACCAAAATTCGTGAGTACGAAACACTTTTTTAGTAGCTTGAATAGTAAGATTATTTCCATCTAAAGTAACCCAACCAAGAGCAAGAAGATTTTTAATATGTTTTTTGACCCATTGCTCAGATGGTGTACGTAAATCACAATCATTTACTACAAATTGATTTATATTTCTAATATCAAGATATTGTGATTTATAGTTTAATATAACACCTCCAACATATAAAGCTTTCAATTTAAAAAAGAAACAAGTATTACTCATCATAGTATTGTCTAATACCAGATATCTTGATAAACCAACAGGAATAGAAATTTGAGTAACTTGTTTAATTTGTTTCATTTTTATTATTTGTTTAAATGTTAAGAGAGTGTTATGATGTAAATATAACTAAAATAATTTATCTTCTTTTGTCGAAACCAAATTTTTTTTGTTCTAGTAACAAATATATATAAGGATTTTCGTCTTGTGTATACTGTTTTTGTAAGGAACTTAATTTATTTAAAATTTCTTCTTTAGAATTTTTATCTATATTTCTTAACTTATCAAAATCTTTGCTTAAAATTTCTTGTAAATTAGTTTTAAATACAGCTGGAGATCTTTTTTCTAATTCTGGCAATAAATTGAGGTTATTGATATAATCATCTTTAAGTTTTATTACATTTTTTAAATTATTTTTATCAGATAAAATTTTTAAAAAATTGTCGCTATCTGTAGCAGATTTTGACATTTCAGATAAACCTATATCTGAAATATTTTTTATTGGATTAAATTTAGAGCTGATTTGCGAAACTAGTTTATTTTTTAACTGTTTCCCTAAAATAGGTATAGTTTTTGCCCCAACAGTTATTAGTGATCCTACATCTGTCACTGGTTCAACTAAATTACTTACACCAGATATAGTATTCTCTAATGTATGTTGTTTATTAGCTTCATTTCTTTTTTTATTGTATTGGGTTTGTTGATAAAGCTTTAAATCAGGGTCTTTAGTTTTATTTATCTTACGTTGAGCAACATAGTCTTCCTCAGTCTTTTCTGGACGGCCTGACACAGCTTCTTTAATATCTGATACAGCTAAACTAATAGAATTTCCTGATAAAGTATTATATAAAGGAATATAAGCTTTCCAAGAATTTGCATTAGATTGTTTTTCTACTAAATTTGTACCGTCTCTTTGATCTCTTCCAGATAATTCAGAAAGACGTTCAATTTCAGATTGTTGTTCTTTATTATCTTTAACTAATCCTTTATTAATCTTATTTTCAAAGTAATTTATTAATTTACTATTCTTTTTAGCAACTGCTCCTCTATACATTGCTTGTTCAGTAGCTGATAAATGTTTTTGAGCACCTTTATTCAAACCACCTAATTGATGTTTTAATATTGATTTTAATTTCATTGTTTTATAATATAAATTTTAATAAAGAATTTAACTTACCTCCTTGTTTCCAAGTTTTAAATCTTTTATGCCAATATAAAGGACTAAATGGGTCTTTTGCTTTTGAAGAATCTTTACCTCCCATTCTATTCCAGAAGTTATTACGTCTATCTTTATTTTTATGTTGAGTAAAATCTTCCATTCCACGAAATCCTCCTGAAACTATTTTATATTTATCACCTTTCTTTGCTAATACCTGCCACTTTTTACTTGAATCAGCTGGAGCTGTTTTCTTAACTCCTACTTTATTAAATCCTTTCTTTATATATCTTTCTGGTATCATTTTCTATTGATAATTTAATTTATTTTAAATTTACTTAAAGAAGAAAGTTTAGCTCCTTTCTTAGCATATAATACACTAGATTTTTGTTTGTTGCTTACTAAACCATTCATCATCTCAATAAATTTATTATCCTCAAAAGATTTAATTAAATTTCCCAGTTTCAATCCTTTATGTTTTGATTTAATCAATTCTAAATCTTCTAATTTAAACTTATCTTCTGGTTTTTTGTTAAGAAACTTTCTCATTCCCATTAACTCAGGATATAATTCGTGTTCTTGTCCATTATTAAATTGATCTACTTCTCCAGACTTAGTATAACTTTTAATATAATTCTGTAATTCAGAACTTTCATCAAAATGTGTAGAATGAGTAAATTCGTGAACACTTGTACGAGGAATAGATACAATACCATCACCTAAAAAATCATTATATTTCTTAATAGTTTTAGGGAAGACTACAACTTGATGTTTATCTTTTAGGTAAGCTCCTGATACACCTTTATAATGACGTTTAACTTTTTCAATATCTTCTTTTGTATATGGTGTATCATTAACAGGAGATTTTAAAAACATTTCTCGTTCTATTTCATCTTCAGGTATAACTGAAACTGTATTTAATTTGTTTTGAATATTAGATAAAGTTGTATTAGCTTTTTTCTTGTTACCATACAACTTTATCATTTTATCTCTTGTTGTAGGATTATTAAACCAATCTTTTACATAATTAAGATGTTCTTTTAAATCTGTTTCAGAATTTACAGAAGTATTTTGGACAGATTTTGTAGGTTTATCTTTGTCAAATTTGTTCATAGCATAAATTTGTTTTATATTGATTTTATTTGATTTATACGATTTTTATAAAACATTTGATCCAGAGTTTAACTTATTAATATCTTTACTTAAATCAGCTAATATCGATTTAATTTCAAGTTTATCTTTTTCTGTAAATGGATTGATTTTTTGAATTTTGTCAAAATTAGGTGTAATCTCAGTTGGGTTGTTTAATTTGATTCCTGAAATTGATTTTTGGTAAGCTTTTTTTGTAATATTGTCCCAAATACCTGTTTGAGAAATGTTGAGATATTTTTGTAATAATTTTATACGCTCTTTCATAATTATTAAATTATTATTAATTAAGCACTAACTTGTGTATTAGGTCTTGGATGTAATCTCCAATACATTTGAGTGTATTTATTCACCATTCTTCCTATAATATCAGAAACCATCCAATTAGGTATTCCAGAAGGTGTCTCTCCATCTATTTTACAACAACCAAATTCTTCTAAATCTTTTGGATTAGCAGGAATAAAATCTACACTAATATATTTAATGTTTTCAGTTGGAGGGTTAAATAAAAACCCATCTTTAAGATTTGGGTGAAACCAGACAAAAGGTTTTGTACGAGTAAATTTACCATAATCTTGTTGTTTCCAAGTTGGGCCTTTAACTATATTGAATACATATTCTCTATCAACAGTTCCTACAAACTTAATTGGATTTAGAACATATTGAGAAGGTTTAGGTAATTTAAAATGTAGTGTATTATTGAAGGAAGATACATTGCAACATAAACTTAAATCTTGACAATCTAATTCTAAACAATTAATAGATTGTATTAATTCATTTTCTTGTAAAGTACCAGATAAAGATAATTGTTTAATTATTGCATCTCTTTCTACTAATATCTCATCTTGTAATTGTTCGTGAGAATAAGGTTCTTGTAAAGTTGCTCCTTTTAACCCAGCTAAAATATGATTATTAATTGCAGAAGCTATTTGTTCTAGAGTATTCATTGATTAAAATTTAATTTTATTAAATGAAGATAGTATACCTCCTAATTTAAAAGTCTTATTCATAATTTTTTTAATATTTCTTTTGTTTGTCATTTCGTCAGGTTTAATTTCTCTATTAAACAAAGTATTTGCTATTTTAGCAAAGAATTTAGGTTGTTTTTTTGTACTATGATATAATTCATAAGTATCTGTATCTATATCTTCAGAGTTATTTTCTGCTAAATTTTTCAACTCTTTCCAATTTTTGTTTTTAAATTTTTTTTGTGAATTGTATTTACCTAAATCCTCTAAATTAAACATTGTAGTATATTTTCTAGCCAACCTTTCATCAGGAATAGATAAATAATCTTTATAAGGTTTTGTTGGTTCTCCATTTAACTGTTCACTTATTTTTTGTTCGATAGCTAAATTTTTATGTAAATTTTTAATATAAGCATTTTCATCAGATTCTTTTTTTCCATAGGTAGATTCTAATATATATATATATTTTTATCTGAAAGATTGTTTCCTCCTCCTGTAGCTGCGTGTGAAAATTCGTGAGTACCTAAATATTTATATATATCTTTATAAGTTCTTTCTACATCTTTAGATTTATTGTAGGGACCTACTTCCATAGGAAAAACAAATTCTTTTTTTGAAGGTAAGTTAATTTTTTTTGTATTATTAGAAAAAATTTGTACGTTAGGAGATGTTAAATTGTCTTTTGGGTAATCTAGCCCTGTATCTTCTAAATTTTTTAATCTTGTACCTATTTGTTTATCATTATATCCAGCAACTTTATTTAATTTTTGACCTCTTTTCGAAGTATAAAAATCTATCAATCTTTTTTTATCGGGTTCGTAAGAATCTTTAAAAGATTTTTTATCGGTATAATTTTTTAAATTATAGCCCTCTAATTTTGTAGGTAAAGGTTGTTGAGATTTACCAGTTAATCTAATAATTTCAGAATCTACATTTTCTTTATGCCAACCAACAAGTTTTTGTTTATATTCTTCAGCATTATTTTTTGCCTCTTTTAAATTTTGAGTTATTTTTTCTATTTGTTGTTTATCTATAGGATCTAAAGAGTAGTTTTTTGGATCTTCCAATTTTTTAAAAGATTCTTTCCTATTATAAAAATCTAAATCTTTTTCTAAGTCTTTTACATGATTTGTATACAATGTATTAACATCTGTTGGAGTTTTTTGTTCGGCTTTTAAATTTTCTAATTCATTAAGCAAATTTTCTCTATTCATTTTATTCCAAGGGTCTACATTTTCTTGAAATTCTTCTTCAGGTGTATCATAAGTAGGAATATCTGGAGCGTAATAATTATTATATTTATCTTTTGAGTCTTTTTTAATATTTCTTTTTCCTTTAATATCTACATTTTTTAGTACAATAGTTGAATTTTGTAAAGTTCCATCAGGTTCTTGGTATTTTTTAATTTTTTTAAAACTATTTAGTTTTTTCATATCGAATTTAATTTTAAATAAAAAGCCTCAACCCAATGATTGAGTTAAGGCTTTGAATTGATTTGTTTTAATTGTTTGTAATAAAGAACTTTAACTAAAATTAAACTTTAAATGCAGCAGCAGCAATAAGAGCAGGAGCAAGTGGAGTTTTATCAAAGAATCTCGGAGCAACAAATTTAGTAGCATCAACTGTGGAAAGAACTGTCGCACGATTCAAGAAATCAACTACTGGATTTTGATAAGTTACCAAGCAAGAATCATTAACAAAAATTTCAAAGTTACCACTTGTTTCAGCAATACCGTTAACAACACCATTACCACCATTTTGATTGATTCCATTATCATAACTTGACCAAGCTAAACTTGAATACAAATCGCCTTTAATAGGAGTAGTAAAACGATCAATTGAGTATGGCATACGATCTGCTGTATCAATAAACATTGATTTCAAGTTATAATACTCATTTCTACCTGCAAAACCAATTACTTGAGAAGGAACTGTTTGAGTATAAGTAATATATGGAGATACTACATTGTCATCACCAAGAAATTCAATTTTAACTAATTTAGCTTGATCAATTGCAGTCAAATCTAAAGCAGTCATTGTAATTGTTTTATTAGCTACAACTGTTGCAGAATAAGGAGCAGCAAGAATAGCTGTTAAAGAAGGTACAGTTATTAAGTTATTTCCATAAGAAAAAGATTGGAAAATCATTGCATTGTAAAGTTTTGCAAGAACAGTATTAGCTGTATCAGCAGTATTTACAACCAATTGAACTACCAATTCTCTAGCTGGATCTCCCATTCTAGTAAAATCAGATTCATTTGAAAAAGAATGAAGAGTAGCTTTCATTTTAACAATAGTTCCATTTGGAGTAGACGCACTATAAAAAAAGTTACCTCCAGCAATCAACCGATCTACTTGTTTAGTTCCAGCAACACCTCTATTACCAACTACTTTGTGTAATTTGTTAATATCAAATCTACCAAAACCTTCAACATCCATATAAGTTCCTAAAAGAGCTGTGGAAGGAGCATAATTTGTATCCCAAAATTTTAAGGGGAATAATGTAGCATTGTTAATTAATACTTGTTTTGTACCTGTACTAATAAATTGTGACATAATTTTATTATTATTATTTGTAAATAAATAAATCTATTGATATTAGCTTAACCAACTTGTGGAGGAGCAATACTCATAGATACATTAGGTTGAGATCCTTGTCTAGGATCACTTGCATTCTCAAAAATTAGTATCATCATTTCATTAAGAATTTCTTGACAAATATAATTTGGAAATTCTAGTGTTGCAGAAGTGTCTGTTGATGAACCTGCTAAAGTTTGATCGTTATATTCTGTGTATGTAAGTTGAATTACTTTTGGAACTCTGATATAACTAATCTCTATTTTTTCAATAGAAAATTTAGGGTGGTTTCCTGTTAATATTTCTATTTCAGCATTATTTGCACCCGAAATAAGGTTAGTTCTTACAGTAGTTAAATAAACAGATTGTGCAATATCAGGATTATCAGAAATCAAATATAATACATTAGTATAGCTGGGTCTTTGATAAAAATCTGTTAATACATACTGATATTGTGAATCTGTAATTCTTCTTGTTTTAATAGCAGGAAATATATCTCCCGGCTGGTAACAATTTTTTTGTTGTATTGCTTTAAAATATACATTAACTCTTGTAATATGATAATAATCAAGAGGAAGGAGGAATTTAATACCTTGATTAACTGGTGTAATAGTTACAGCATTAGATTGGTAATGATCTAAAATATTACCTGTTACCATAGAAGCTATTGCACTTGTAGAAGATTGAATATTTATTGAGATAGTGGTTTTTAATCTAGATAAATCATCAGTTGCTTGTTGATTTATTTCAAAACCATTATATTTTTTATTAATGTATTGATTTAAAGCTTTGTTTGCAAAATAATTCCATTCTTCAAGATTAAGAGAAGGAGCATTGACCTTCTTTTGTTCAATTAAAGAATATTCAAATAACTCCTTTGTTGTCATTGTATAAGTTGTATAAAAAAATAGTTATAAAATTAATCTACTCATTCAAATTAAGCTTATAACTATTTGTAATTTATGTTTTTTACTTCAATTAAAATGTATCAATAATTATTTTTTACCTTTTTTAGTTTCTTCTTTTGTGAAATCTGTTGAAAGTTGATCTTCAAAATGAGAGGAATCATTATGTACTTTAGCTGGATCAATAAATTGTCCGTTTACATACAATTCAGGATACAAAGTTTTTCTCATTTCTGACAATACTTTTGCATTTTCTGGATATTTCATATAAGCAACAACTTGATGTAAACCAACTCCTAAAGTAATTTCTTTGAAAGAATATACTTCACCAACAATTTTAACAATACTTTTATCAACTAATTGATAAATCATTAATTTATTAGCAGCATCTCTATCATTTTTAATACCTAAAATTCTTTTTACAGTAGTAAGGTCTTTACTAAATGCCATTTCAGACAAATAATTTCTTATATATCTAGGATGCGTATTATCTAATTTATCTCCTAATAATCTCACTTTTTCAGACAATTCGTTATCAGATAAAGATTTTACATAATTAATAGCGTCGGCTCTTGCGTCATTTAATTCTTCTCCTTGACGTTGTTCTTTTTCTTCATCAAATACAAAGAAATCAGCAGTAGGATCATTTAACATATCTTCATAGCTTAAAGCTATACCTTTACTATGTTGAATCCATTCCCAGTCAATACGGTCTACAATATCAGATAAATCTAAATAAAAACCTGGACCAATTGTTCTGCTTGTTACATCTTGATCTTTATCTGTTCCATCTTGAACAACATAAGATACTCTTAATTTTTCTTCTGGAGATAAAGTTTTAACTCCCATCATTTTTCTAGTTCTAGTATCTAATCTAGGATTAATAGTAATTTGAGGGATTCCAAAAACAGATTTAAATTGAATAATTCTATTTTCTCTTCGTACTCCATAAATTTTTTCATCTTCTGACAATGTATTATCACTTATTTCAAATTTCATATTCATTTTAATTTTTATTGGGTTAAAAAAGTAGGAATTGTATTTCAAATTCCTACAATAATTATTTTTTAAATAAATTATTCTTGTAATATATTTCTAAAAAGTAAATCAAATTAAATAATTTAGTTTTTAGATATTTTCTTGCATAATAAAACCAGCATAAGGGTTGAATACAGCTACACCAGAGTAACCAATGATAGATTTAGTTGTACCGTCAAAAGTAGAACCCATTGTACCAGAAGTCATACCATCAACTCCACCTAAACCTGGCAAAGTACCTTCAATCATTTCACGTCCTTTAAGAGTAAACATAGAAACATTTGCACGTCCTTCTACCATTGTAGTATCAATAAACAAAGCATAACCATATTTATCATAAATTTCAGAAAGAATTGTATCAACAGTAAAGTTGATAGTATTTCCCATCCATTGATAAGCTTTAAATGAACCACCAACTGTAATGTCTCCACCATTTTTAGTCCAGTAATAACCTCCATCAATAGCAGTAGACCTTAATTTATCTTCAAGAGCTTTAGAAATTTGTTTATATCCAATCCAGTTACAAACTACTGTGATATTATTTCCTGTTGTTTTACCTGTTTTTTTAACAATACTATCAATAGCATCTTCAAAAATAGAAGTAGTTAATTTTGTGTAGAAAAATTTATCGCAATAACGTTCAATTTGAGCTAATACCCCGTCACCTGAATCTAAAGCAGCTCCTGTAATACTATCGTGATCTAAGCAATTGCCGTTAATATCATGGTTATCTCTGCCTAACAACATTGAATTTTCTCTCATATAAAGGAATTGATCCAAGATTGCTTTTGCAGGTTGCTCCATTTTAAAATATTGTTTATTATCAGCTTGTCCAGCTTCAAAATAAATCATTTTAGCATCATTAGTCCAGCTACCATCAACACGTACACGAGTAATATATCCACGGTGTTCTTCTAATTTCAACATACCTTTTTGATTACGTTGATCAACAGAACCATCAGATACGATATTTGAACGGAACATAGTTCTACGACCTCTTGTGGTGTATTGAGTATTCAGTCCTCTTGACATATCATTGTTTACTAAAACACAAGTATATCTCCAACGATTGTTATTCATTTTTTCTGGCGCTTGGATAACACGCAATTGAGTTACATTGTCTTCCAAAGAGAAAGTATCATTTGTTGCATAATAATTTTTCTCTAAAATCAATGCAATAGGTTGTCTATTAGATCCACTTGAAGTACAATCTTCCATAATCGTTACTTTAGGAATCATATTAGTTTCAATTCTCCAAGTAAATTGCATTGCATTAACAGATTCATAACTAGATTTACGATCTCTTACAATAACTCTACCTAAACCTTGTGTAATTGTAGAAATTGTCAAATCTTTTCTTGTTCTAGCCATTAAACCTAGTGCAGTTGTTCTTTTACCTAAAAGAGAGCTAATATTTTGTATGTTTTGTGTTGTATTCTGCAAATTTTGTGGTAAATCACTTAATTCAATTACTCTCATTGTATTATTTTTGTTTAATTAATTAATCAATTTATTTTAAATTGTAATATCATCAATACTTCTAAATCTTTTTTGTTCTGTTGTATTGTTATTTCTTGTATTATTATTTCTGTTATTATCTGGATTAATTATATTTTTTCCTTTAGATTGATATTTAGTTAAAGCTTCTTTTGCTCCTTCTATTCTAGCTAATTTAATTTGATTGTTTAAATCTCCAATAATTTTAGGACCAAATTCTAACCAATAAGCAGCTTTATATTGTTGTTCTGGACTTTCCATTAAATCGTTTATAAAAACTGTATATTCTGGGTCTTTTTCAGAAGGTTCTAATAATCTTGGTGCAAGATAATCTATAATTTGTTGATTGTTTTCATAACCGTCAATTTCATTTATACTAAAAAAAGAATTGTAAATTTGTTGTTGTACTTGTTCAATTTCTTTTTCACTTTCAAGTTCTTGCTGATATCTAATATTTTCTTGTTGATCAAATTCTTGTTCTAATAAAGATTTTCTAATTCCATTTACTGTTTTGTCAAAAGAAGAACTGTCTTTCAGTCTAAAATACTGCTCTTCAATTTCAGATTCATCGCAATCAGGACATTTGTTAGCTAATTCTAGTTTTACCACATCTTCATCTGATAAGGTTGCAATATAACTATCAGAAAAATTATTTGTATTATCTAATACTCCTGCTTCTTTTAATAATTCTGCTACTGCTTCTAAATTACCTTCTTTGTAAGCTTGATTAAGTAATTCTAACACTTCATCTGAAGATCCTTCTTCTGGTTGATCACCATTTAATTCTTTCTCTTGTTTTGAATATTCTGAAATTAATTTATCCATTTCATCATTTTGAGCAGAATCGTAAGTTTTAGTAGAATTATTTAATATACTAAATTCATCTAAACTATTTAAACCATCTAAAGAAAAAGACTCTTCTTCTAATTCTTTTCTAGAATCAATTTCATTTGTGGAATCATTTATGATGTTATCATTTATTGTATTCAAATCTACATCATCTAAATTTATTGTTTCTATTCCATTGTTATTTTCCATAGTATTGTATTTTAATTTTCATTGTTAATTATTATTAAAAATTTTAGTACAAGATACTAACTTTGTACTATAAAATTATACACAACATTTAATAAATGTATCTGCTTGAATTCTATTTCCAAAAGCAATTATAGCTTGTGCATTATTTATTCCAGTTGTAGTTTGAATAATTGCTAAACTAGCACCAAAAGGAATAACATATTCAGTTTTGACTCCATTTACTTTTTTAATTATTTTTTTATACGTAATCAGCATATTTAAAATTGTTTATAAATATTAAACTAAAAATTCTATTAACAAGATTTTTTTAAATTAGAGTCAAAACTTTGGTTTTAGTATCGTAAGTTAATGTTCCTACTGAGGTACCTAAATTTGTAGTTGCATCTCCATAACCTGGAGATACAGTAGTTGTAGATTTATTTATAGTTTGAGTATTTACAAGAGTTCCTCCTCCAATAGAAGGAGTAAATGAATATACAGGAGTAAGAGTTAAACCTGAATATTGTAAAGCTTGTATTGTAATAGCTCCTGTACCAACAGAAGTGTCCCACAAAGCTCTTATATCTAATTTAATTTGTGAAACTTTTGGATGTTTGGCAATCATAGTTTTAAAATCTATTACAAAAAATTCTTCTTTTGTTGTTGTAATATTAGGAGAACTTCCGCACCATACAGCATAAAATATATTATTTCCACTAATATTTTCTTTTAATTGAACATCTGTTGCAAATCCAGCAATAAATCCACTATTAGGAATACGCTGTTCCATATAAGGAGTAAATTGAGAAAACATTAATCTAGTAAGTAAAACTGTTGTAGAACTAGCTGCTGTCCAAGTAAATTTTAAAATGACTAAATCTGTTGCAGGCCCAGGTATACATTTACCTTGAGTATTAGCAAGAGTTTGTTTATTTGCACTAAACCAAGTAGTTGCTTGAAGATCTGCGTCTGCTTGTGAAACTAAAGAAGTAAATTGACCTAATGTTGTAGAAATTGTTTCTGAACTTCCAACTAATGGAGCACTACAATTATTTTTTTGTACTAATTCTGTTATTACAACACTTCTATAAGTAACAATATCAATACAATTTAATCCAGCTTTTGCTTGTTGAGTAGCTAAATTTAAAGCTTGATTATCAGCATCAATTTGAGATATATAAGAATTAATTGTACCTGCTGATACAGTTGATGTATTACTACTAGGTTGTTTACCTGCTCCACAGTTTGCTGTAAAAGTTTGATCGGTATTAGTATATGTAATAGGTGTACAAACTCCTTGAATATTGGCTATAGATTGTCTAGTTCTATTTAATTCTGCAATAGCTTTATTATCTGCATCAATTTGTGAAACGTAAGATTGAAAAGAATTTGCTGCAATATTAACTGTAACATTGCTAGGCGTTGTATTAATTGGACAAGTACTTCTTAGTAATGTAGAAGTTTGTAGTACATTATAAAATATTGGTAATGGAGTACAAGTACCTTGAGCATTTGCTAAATTTTGTTTATTGTTATTCAAGTAATTAATTGCTAAATTATTTGCTTCAATCTGAGTTGCTGCTTTAAATGTATTTGCTGCAATTGTAATTGTTTCATTAGAACCTATATAACCAATAGCACAATTATTTCGTTGAATTGTTGTAGTTTGAATAACATTTCCAAAAGAAATTGAGCACACAGTTTCATCTTTTTTAGTTCTATTATCTAATAATATTTTAGCTTCTTCTATTGTTGAAGATATTAAATTAGCTAAATTAGTAATAGAAATTGAATTTGGTATTATAGTTAAAATGCTTTTTTCTTTTGTTATTGTTTCTAAATCTGTATATGTAAAAAATCCATCGTTGAGTCCACTACAAGTATAATTCTTCCAAGCAAATGATTTACGAGATTGCAAAGATTCAATTGTAATTGTAGTACAAGGATTAGATTTAATACAAGAATAATTAATTTTAGTTATCATTGAAATTAATATAAATCAATTAAATTAGGAGTTGCTTGATTACTGATAGTTGCATCAAATGTACCAGGAGTAACTAAATTTCTTAATACCAAACCTGTATAATTACCATCATCAAAACTATAATGAATAGTTCTAGCAGCCATTACTGTTGCAGGATAGTGTGTTGCATATAAATTAATATCATTAGTTCCTCTATTAAACATCTGACGAACTTCATTAGGTGTAATTACATACCCTTCACAAATCATAAAATCTGCCATGTGAGAATTATTAACTATAAAACTAGAAGTTGCAAAACCACCGTTAATAGGAGCTGCATCTCTTAAGGTTCTTAATAATCCTGCATCATATTGAACTTTTGTTAAATTAGATTGTGTATTTACTCCAACACTGTCAATATCAATCCCATTAAGATATACTTTAAGATTGTTTACATTATAACCATTCCCACCCTGATTAGTGACCACTATATGATCCATTTTTGTATCGTTTTGTCTAGTTAGTGTCAGTGTAGTCGTTTTTAATATAGATGAATTAGTTGGTTCGTTACTCCAGAATATTCCGTCTGAATATATAATTAGTTGCAATCTATCGGTAGCTAAAGTAGTTGATCTTCTAGAACTTATAGATTGAAGATTTTTTCCCCAAAATGAGATAGAAAAAGTTACATCAGGCCTTAATCTATCAATAGCTGTATATCCATTAATATTAAGATATTCTCCATTAGAATTAGTTGCATTTCCTCCTGAAGTAATTACTCCTCCTGTACTATTCATTCTTAGACCTCTACGAAATACTCTAGCTTGGTCATTAGACTCCATTTTATGTTCTACGTATTTGTTTCCTGTTGCCATAATGTGATTGATTAAAAGTAATTAAACATAATTGAAAGTAAATGTAATGTTTGTAGTTGCTATATTTTTAGCTACAATATGTAATGTATAGTATCCGCTATTAGAAATAAAGGCTGTATCAATTGCAGTGTTAAGTGCTGTTAATGTTGTCAAAGTGTAAGTAGTAAAATTAGAAGAATAATTATATAAAACTTCAATACTAAAATTAACAAAATCAAAGGTTAGTACATCGATTTTAGTATTAAATCCAACTAATGTTTCTAAAGAAATTCCTGTATTTGCATTATAGACAAATACTCCACTATTTGTCACTATTTCTGGAAAATCATATTGAAATAATATACTTTCATCAAAAATTGAGTTAGAATAATTTTGTAAGTAACAAGTTAAATTAAATGCTCTTTGTCTTGTAGCTACAATAGTTTGTAATTGATTAAATGTTTGACTAAGATTAGTTTGAGGCAAAGTTCCTGTTTCAAGATAATCAAATAATACCTGAGAAGTATTAGATATATCTGTACCCAATAAAGTATTATACAGTTTTAAATTTGCTATAGTATCTCTAGCTATATTAAGTGTTTCTTCGTTTGAATCCGCTCTAAAATGTATTGTATGGTTATATTTATTAATAGATTGTAATTGAATAATATTTGTAGGTAATACAGAGCATAAATTTGATATAACCATACCAGTAGGTGGAACTAAATTAAATATAAATGTTTTGTCTGGATCAACTGTTAAAGAATAATTTATTGTTGTAGTAAATGAGAGTGTTGTTGTTAATATTCCAGAAGCAAAAGAAAAAGTCCCGCTAGGAAAAAACCCGCCTGTAAAATCTGCTATAACCGCTGGATTTACTCCTCCAGAAGAAACATTCCAAGTACCAGAAAAAGACGAAGTAATATCTCCTGTTCTAGTTATTGTAAAAGTATAAGTATCTCCTTCTGTTGTTCCAGATGTTTTAGTTGCACATAATACAGTTAAAGGACAAGTTCCTGTGTTACCAACCAAAATTCTACTTGCATTTAATGTTGTAGCTAAACTAATATCTATATTTAATGCTATTGCTAATTGAGCATTTGTTAAAGGATAAGCTAGTCCAGAAGTATTTAAAGAAATTCCATTAATTGTGTCTCTAACTTGTGTATAATAACTATCTCCATTATTAAAAGGCATAACTATTTAATTTAAATTTTTAAAGTAATATTTTTAATATTAATAATATAATGTATAAAATTGAACAAACCAACCATCATTTCCACTTGCATTCAATTGTCCACTAATATTAAGTGTAACTTGTGAACCTATTGCAGCTGAATTGAATCCTGAAAGCAATAATAATTGTTGATAAGTTCCTCCTGATGGTATTGTATTATAAGTAGTTTTATTAAAATTTGCTACCGCATTAAGATTTGGAATTGTGTTGACAGGAGTCAAAGTATTGGAAATATAAGTTACATTAGAACCTGTTAAATTAGAAGAAACATTTGTGTTTCCTCCATAAAACATAAGGAATTCATTAGCTGCTGTTCCCGCAAATATTTCACATACTACCACTATATTATTATAGTATCTACCATCAGTAGGTTCTAATATAGTATATCTTTCTGGTGTATATGTAACCATTGCATTAGATGTTCCACCTAAAACTTGATTGTTTTTATATACAATATTATCAGGAGAATACATTGATACAAATTCTGTAGTGACTGTTGAATTAATTGTAATAGGTAAACTAATATTTCCACTAGCTCCATTTAGTCCTAGTTGTTTTACACTATTTAAATAAATAGCTTTTGTCCATTGAGTTGGATTAGGTAAATAATTTAAAAAATAATTACTTCCAATATTAATATTAGTTACAACTCCGTTAGCAGGAGAAGTAGTACCTAAACCTGTATTTCTTTGAGTTACTGTATAACTATATTTTACAAATACTATACTAAATGTTGTATTGGTTAATATTGATGAGCTTACAAAATTAGTTGGAAACGGAACTCCTCCATAATAATTATCAGTAGTTGCTACTCCATTTATTGTAGAAAATGGTAAATCTCCTTGTGTTTGATAAGCAACTTTATATCCTGCATTTGGTGTTACAGTTGTAGTAAAAGTTGTTCCTTTATCCCAAGTATAAGATCCAATACTTTGATTAGCTACCGTACCATTAGCAGTTGTTTCAAGTTTCACTATAATAGTTTCTTTAACAAAAACTACATCAATAGTAATATCAGAAATTACTGTAAAAGAAATATTTTCATTAATAGAGTTTGTAGTTACAAATGTACTTCCAATATAATAACCAAGTATTTTTTGATATGGATTTGTAATATTAGCTGTAATAGAAAATAAAAATCCAGATTGAATTGTAGTTGCTCCTAACATTGTTACAGTACCTGAACCAGCAGCGTTACCCGATTTAGTTACTGTTACAGTATAAAATTGTATTTGTTGTATAACTCCTGAAATATTTCCACAAGTATTCATTTGTGCAGTTGGAGGAGTAATAGATATTGAAAAAGTTTTATCTAATAAAGTTCCAGTTAAAGTTGTATTTGTAACTATTGAAATAGTTTTTATTAACTCATTAGCATTAAATACAACACTTCCAGTTATAGCAGAGGCAAAATCAGAAGCAATTGCTGGATTTACTCCTGTGCCTATAATAGTCCAAGTAACTGGAACTTGATCTCCTAGACTACCTGTTCTAGAGATATCAAAATTTAATGTATTTCCTTCTAATATAGTTGGGGCATTTGAAGATAAACAAAATAAACTTACTGGACATTTATTAGAATCAAATTTAACTACACTGTCTTTAATTTGTTGTGCAACAGTTAAACTAACTCCAAGCATAAAAGAGATACTCTCTGCTGTTGAACTTGGAGTTATAGGATAACTTGTTTTTATTCCATTACTTACTGTCTTAATAGACGAGTAAATCATATTTCCTGTACTATAAGGCATTTTATAATAGATTCAAATTAATTTATTTATTTGTTGAGTGTTTTTTCTTAAGGCAATGTAATACAAGATTGACTTCCTGACCAAGCTAATGTAAAAGGAGTAAAAATTATATCAATTACTTGTGATGTAGTAACATTAGTAAATGTATAAGTACCTGATTTCATTTTAGCAGAAGCTCCTGTTAAGTATGTAGATAATATATTTACTTCAGGTGCAGCAATACTTTGTATTGTATTTACTAAAATAGAAGTAACCACTAAATTTGGAGCATTAGAATCAAAATCTATAACAAAAGTGTTAGGAAAAGCGTTAATTATATGAACATTAATAGGAGTAAATTTAGAACTTGTTCCTCCTCCTATAAGATTCACTGTAATAGTTAATGGACTTGTTGAAGCTAATACTAAATTAGATATAACACAATCAACTGTACTACTAACAACTATCTTATATTCTGTACCTGCGACTAACCCAGTAATATTAAACTGAACATCAGTAGTAAAATTAGTTGAAATTAGTGTATTGGTAGAATTATTGTAAGTTTCTATTTTATATGTATTAATACCAATGTTATTCCAACCAATTAATATACTAGAAGAAGTTTGATCTAATATTTTTATGTTAAGAATTGACGTTAAATCTTTTGGTAAAAAAGTATTGATTATTTCTTCACGATATTTAGCAAAAAGATTTGTATCACAATTAGAAGAGCAATTTAACTTATAACAGTCATTATAAATTTTAGTTAATATTTCATCTGTTAAACAACAACCATTATCTAAATAATCTGAAATTATTTTTTTTATCATTGCTGATAAATTTATTAAATAATGTAATTTATTTATTTCATTGTAATATTGTTTAACAGGTTTACCAATATATTCTAATTTTTGTGCGTCTATAATATATTGATAAGCATCTGAAAATATCTTGTTGTAAAGTGTATAAGTAGATTGTTCTAGTTGTTCTATTAAATAATATTTACAAAATGTTGTCATTATTTACAACCACAGTTAGAAGTTAAATTAGAGTTACTAGAATTATTAGAAAAAGAACTATTAGAAAAAGTTGTATTACCTGATTCAACACATTCTTTTGTTTTACAAGGAATACAAAGCTCTTCAAGTTTTTTTCTTAAATCATCTAACTTAGTTATAGTAGTCAATTTATTTGTAATATCAATTTCTGTATACACTTGATTCAATTTTTGTTCTTCTTGTACTAACATCATATACATTTGATACAGTGCCATAATTTTATTAGTTTTATACTTTGTATCTTCACAAATTTTATCGTTACACGTATCATTAGAACAACAAATAGCTTTACTTAAAAAATCAGTATAACATTTATCAATAGCACAAAATACATATTCTAATTCAACCCAATTATCAGTAGCAATAGTAGTATTTAAATAATTTATTTTATACACACCATCTTGAAATGTATAATCCTTTGTCAAAGAAGAATTGAGTGTAAATTGGTCTATTTGAGTAAATACGCCATTAATAGATTTATTAATAGTAATTGTATAGTTATTTGTAGGGCTATTATTTACAAATTTATATTTAGTACAATCACAAAGAGTTGTAGTATTATAACAATCTTTTAATAATTCAACTGATTTACACGTATTGATTAACAATTCTTTTACAGTTTTAGTGCAACAATTTGTATGAGTTGCAATAACTTTACCTGCGCCTAATTTATCTAATGTGAGACTATAATTGAAATTAGCTAATACAATAGGTGTAATTAAAGGATCAGGAACTACATAAGTTAATTTTTTTGCAACATTTTCTAACCAAGTTGAAGTTTTATAATTCCAAGAATAATATTGATAAATTAATGTAGAAGTTTGACCAACAACACAAGTTACAGCAGGAGTTGTAATTAAATCAATTAAAGTATCTGGATGAGCTACTTGAGTAACTAAATCATCACAATAACCTTCTGACCAATACCATTCTTCTATCGAATCTTGTTTATCGTTATTTGGATCAAGAGAAGTTGGAATTATGTTTAGTACACTGTTTACAGGATAACAACAATTTAATACAGGTAGTTCTATAATAGGTTTATAGTCTAATATATTAAATGTATATTCATACCAATCTGTTTCAAATTCAGTTTTTGGTGTAGGAGTTGAATCACAACCACAACTATCTGTTTTAACGTAAGAAACATATTTTAATTTAGTTCTTAGTGTTTGAATACCAGTTGAACAAGCATCTGTTGTATAGCAACTTCCAGGTTTAGAATTAAAACAACTATTCCATACATTTGAAGTCTTCTTTTCAATATAAAAATCTATTTTATCAATTAAACAAGGGTTTGTTATCTTACTATCATCACAAACAGTATACAATAAATTACAATTTTGTTGTGTATTAAAATTTAAAGTAGGTTTTATAGACTCTAAATAAAATGAAATACTTTCTTGATAAGGTGTAACACCAGTAACAAGTATACCATTAATAAATGTTGTAGCAGTGCCTGTAAATTGGTTTTTATGTTGCTGTAAAGGCCAAGCATTAGTAAATCTTCCTGTTAATTTAAAATCAGCTGTAAAATAAGTTAAATTAGGAATAAAATTAGGAGTAGGAATAGTGCATATACTAGAACTGCCATAAGTATAAGTGTATCCGATATTGCTAGATTTAAAATAAATGGTAAAAATATTGTTTGCTTCTGTTGTAATGTAATATTTATTGTTTTGATAACACGAAAATATTTTAGTACCAGAAGTAGATTCAACTTTTGTAATATTTGGTGAAGGTGTTTCATATAAATAAGCGGATAAATTAAATGATTGTCCGATAGCTTCAAAAATTAATGGGCTAGTCCCTCCACAATTTGCAATTAATCTATATTCAAATCTAGTACGATAAATACAAGTTGTTTCAGTTAAACCTTTTACAATTTTTTGAGAATTTAATGGAACATAATCTACAATTTCCCAAAGTGAAGTAGTAGTATTAAATTTTTCTATTGCAATTCTTCCTCTTGTTATATTTGGATTTTGCATCCAAGTTGTATTTGATACAGGTATAGAATGTGTGTGAGAATTTGTACTTTTAGTTGTTACGTCAATAAAATTAATTGAAGTAGTACCTGCAATTCTTTCATAAATAACTTTAGGTTCAATTACTTCATAATTTATAGTTAAATTTTGTAAATCACACGGAGTAGTAGCTGAAAATAGAGTTGAAATTGCATTAAAAGTTGTTGAAGAATTTATACTTATTGGATTTGAAGGAACCCAAACAATAGGTGAAGGAAAGGGTCCAGGACACACTGTATTCACATTAGAAGTTAACGAAATTAAATGAGCACCTGAACCTCTTGCTACTGTAATCCAATTATTTGTAATAAATACGTTGATATTATTAATTGGTGTTATTGTAATCATACTTTAATTCCTTTACTTAATTTATAATTAAATATATATTTGTTTATATTAATTTCAGGCAAAATTTTCTCTATAGTATCTCTGTATTTTTCTATTCTGCTTTCTCTAATATATTTAATTTGTTTATTTGCTAATTGAAAAGGTATTTCTAACTCAGAAATTCTTTTATTAAAGTTATCTTGATTTCTATAATCAACATATTTAGATTTTCTAGAAATATTTTTATATACTATTCTAATAACACATTTTTTATCTTGAGGTCTTCTTTCTGATGTAGTAAATTTCCATAGAAAAGAATGTCTGACTTTATCTCTTGATAATAACCAATCTTTAGTTAAATTATTAGAAGATAACAATTTTTTTTCCCATTGAACAGCTTTATCTAAACAACTAAATTTATCTTTTCCATTAAATGTTTTACTACAAAAAGTATTGTCTGGAAATATGATAACAATATAAATACCATCTCTAAGTATTTTCATTTATTTTATCTTTATAATTATTTATATTAATTTTTATCATTTAAAATTTACCAAGAAACATTTTTAACTTCTTTATCTTTTCCACCATTAACTGCTTGAATTTTTTCTATTTCATTACGTTGTTTCTCAGCATCAGTCTTAGCTTGTAAATTTTTTTCTTTTAATTCTTTATCGTGTGCTAATTTAGTTTCAGTTGTAATAACTTTTCTTTCTTGTAATGATAATTCTTTTGCTTTAGTGTCTAAATCTAATTTTTTCAATTTCTCTAGTTCTTTATTAGTTTCTTCCATTTGTTTGTTAATTTGTTCAAGTTGTTGTTTCATTTGTTCTAATTCAGAATTTTCTTTAGCTTTTTTCTTATTCAAAATAGTAGATTTCATTTTAGATACAGAATTAGTTGTAACTAATTCTAAAGCTAAATCCATATCAAGAGTTCCATTTTGTGCAAATGGTTGAATAAATTGTTCTAGTTTTGCCAGCATAGTTTCTTCTTGACCTGAATCAGATACATAAACAGAATAAGAAGATAACTTAAATAAGTTATTTATTGAATAAATTTTTTGTTTGGTTCCTAAAAGATAAGCTCCTTTCTGACCTATTTCATAAGATATTCTTGATAATTCTAATAGATCTGTTAATAGACATTCAGTAACTCTATCAATAGATGTGAACCAAGTTTTAGTAGAAAGACTTGTTTGCATTAAAGCTTGTTTAGTTACAGCAGCTCCATCACGTTCTTCCATTTGCCCCATCATTTGTCTATTTACACCTGTAATATCAGCAGCAAGAGCTTCTAATTGTTCTAGTATTTGATTACAAGCTTGAATAAAATTCAGGTCCACATTTGAAGGATAATCTTGAATGGAAGCATTTTGTCCTCCTTGAAGAATACCTTCTTGAGAAGAATCCATAAGATAAATATTAGCATTTTTACGATATTGAAGAACTTTTTCAAGACGTTCTTCCATTGTACCGCCTAAAAGTTTTGGTAAAGAAGCTACATCAATAGCTAAACCTCCTAACCTAAATTGAGATTCTGCTTGTTTTCTAAGATATAAAGTAATGTCGTAATCATCTTGAATTTGTTTTAATAATAAAACCATTGATTCAGGTTTAGTAGAATTTACATTTGCTTGTATAATTCCGTTATAAGAAAGAGTACATTTATCAGGAAAATCAAGATCTCTTACAACATAAGGACTTTTTCTTAATTTAAGATATATACCAGCTTCTCCACCAATACGATAGCCTTCGTAACGATCCATACGATACTTTGTTATAGTCTGACTATTTTTATCTGTAGTAATATATTCATTATTACTTAACCATTCAGAGTGATACACACAAATATATTCGTGAAAAGATTTATCTTGATACTTATATTGTTGATATTGATTTATGTTAGAATTTTCTTCATTTAATAGATTGACTGTACCTTGTTGGTATAAACCTAAATCCCAATAGTTGTCTGTATCATAAGAAAATAAAGATAGTCGATTAGATAATTCTTTCTTTTCTTCTAATGTCATTTCAGCTCCAAATTTATTTAAAATTTCAGTTTTAGTCATATACATTTTATAAAAACATTGATTAGATTGAGAAACTTCTTTTTTATAATCGTGTTTTTTATAATAAAAATGTCTTGGATTACAAATATCTAATTGAGGAGTTTCACCTAAATTATCAATAAAAGTTCTATAATAGCATTGACCATAAATTAAAAGATGTTCAAATAAATCTGCTGAAAGATTTTTAATATTAAGTTTAGATACCAAATCATTAAGAACATCTTGAGAGAGGATTTCAATTTCTGAAATAAATTCTGCGTCATAATCAAGAATTAATTTATCTATTTTCTTTTGATACAATTCATCTTGAATCTTTAATTGCTTAGATTGTTCGTCAGGCTTAGCAAAATGAGTTAATAATTTTAATCTAGCTTGTATGTCTTCAACTATTTCATTATAAATCTTATTCAATAATCCAGTTTTCTTTTCTTCTTCTATTAAAGTTAAAGCATCATTACCTCTACAACTAATAAAGTAATTAAATCTATGTTGAAGATGAACTCCAACCAATACTTTTATTCTAGGTAAAATCAATGAAACAAAAGGTAATTCACCTGGATTTGCTAACCCTTCAGATTCCCATAAATAACAAAATTCATTATTATCTCTTGTTCTATTGTAATACATAGCAGCTTTCTTTAAATCTAATTTATCATAGTTTAAATCTCTAATTACTTTATCAACCATATAAATTAAATAATTAGAAGAATTTTTTTCTTCTTCAGAAATTAACTCATTTTCGTAATAATAGTTAGAAAATGAATCTTCGTAATTATCTTGTTTAATTAACTTTTCTTTTGTCATTAGTCTAATTCAAATTTAATTACATAATTAGATAAATCTTCAATAGTTTTTGGATATTTTAAAATTGGTGAAGGTTTATATTCTCTTAAGACTGAATCAAAAACTAATAAAGACTTATCTTTTAAAAATTTTATATTATTAGTAATGACTTGATAACTTATTTTTAATTTTTGTGAAGCAGATCTCCTATTTGTTTTATTTATATTAGCTGTTTTACAAATATATTCTAATAGTTTATATTGAATATTAGTAAGTTTAATTCCCATTCTAATACTAACTAAAATTTTTAACCAAATCAAAATATAATTCTTTTGATTGACTTTTATTCTCATAATAATTTACAATAAAATTTTCAATTCTTTTAAATAATCTTCTGATAAACTTCCATTATTTAATAATTGTGCTAAACCTGTTTCAAGTAAATCAAATATTCGAGATAGTTGAACTCCTTCAATATTATCAAATAAGTGAATATAAGCAATGTGTATATGTTTATATAAATAATGAGCTATAAACATTGCTAAAATTTGATTGTAAGTAAGTTCTATTTTATTAGACGAAATTTTATTCTCTCTTACAAATTGTATAACACTTTTTATTTGGTCTAATAACCTCCATTTATTAAGAGGGCAGTTATTTTCTTGACTTCTTGATTTTGCTGATAAATGACAACCACAACCTAATAAATAACCTTCTTGTTGTAGAGACAGATATGTACCTGTTGATAAAGTTTCATAAGAAATACCTTCTTCTTTAATATAAGTAAAAAAATTAGCTATTAATTCTTCATCAGGTATTATTTTTGATAATTTTTTATTATTACAATGCTCAGGCAAAATTCCATTTCCTTTATTATATAAAGGGCAAGTATGACAAATTGCTATTCTTTCTTTATAGAGCACTTCATCTGCTCCAAATAAACTTTTTATGTGCCCTTTTACTATTGCTGTAAGGTTTTTATAATTATTAATCATATTTTATTGTTCCATTTTTATTTTTAGACCTATCTAAATAAGATATTTGTTTTTGTTTTTCATATTTAATTTTTACTTTAGGATCATAACCATATCTTTTATATCCATTTTCATCTACATAAAAAGATTTTAGTTGAACAATTTTTTCATTATTTTCTTTAGGAACTAATCTCAACATTTCTAATTCTTTATCTGCTAGTTCACACAATCCTAAAGCTACAATAATATCATAATTTCCTCTTTTATCTGGATTATAGTTTGAAGCATCTACTAAAAATCTTTCAAATTTAATTTTATCACAATTATCTTCTATATAGTTTTTTAAATGATTATCCATTAAATTATTAGTTTCACTTGTAGCTTTTGTACCAAAATCTCTTGTATTATTTGTAATTCTAAATTTATTGCTAAGAGCATTAGAAGGTGCCATAAATTTATGTGAAAAATCTCCTAGTTTGTGTTCTCTAAAATATTGATATACCATAATACGAGTTTTTTCAAGATTGATTTGACAATTGTACCAAATAGATAATTTTAAAGCATTATCAAAACATTCTCTTTCGTCACGAGGTCTGTCACAATAATAAGCAACATAAGTATTATTGTAATCATCATACATTGAATTAGTACGTTTTTTAATAATCATTGCAAATTCTGAATTATTTTTTGTTACAGTTAAATCTTCTCCCATATCAATACCATCAATACCAGCTATATAAAGATTTGCAGGAGGTTCGCTATTATCTTCTCCTCTATGAGGCGGTTGTAGGATATGTATTTTACCATTTTTGTCTGAAATAAATTCACAACCTGCAATTTTTCCTTGTTTATCAAATAAAAATTCTAATCGACCTATTTTAATATTAGGTTTATTTGTAGGTTGTTCTAACCAAATTCTTTGATTAACTAATTTATCAAGATTAAATATACAAGCTCTAATCTCTCTAAAAGCTTCATCTGGATTTAAACAATGTTCAGCAACATACTTTTGATAATCATCAGGAGATTTTAATAATTTTTGTTCTTCTCTTATTTTTAATACATTAGATAAAGATTCTTCTTGATCAATGTTTCCAAACTTATCCATACATTTTATATTAATTTGAGTGTATGGAAAGAAAAATCCAGATTCTTTATATAAATCTCCATAAATAGAATTATCGAAAGTTTTAAAACCAAATCCTTTAGGATTACGGAATATTTCTTTTAATCCTTCAATTCCTGCTCCTATTTCACCTCCTGTACCCCAAGCTATAATTTGACCAATAAATGCACCTCCTTCTTCTACAACAGGTCGAATAACTTCAATTGCTTCTTTTGCTTTTTTAAAAGAACCAAATTCTTCAAGATGTATCTTATAAGCAGACTTACCTCTAAATTTATGTGGATTACTTGCTAACAAACCTAATATTTCTCCACCTGTTTGAGTTTCTATGTTAGATTTTTCTAGTTTTCCTGAAGCTTTTTTATGTGTAGCTGTATTTGCTCCCATTCTAGCGTGAAACATAGCCATCTCTGTTTCTTTATCAAGATAGTTTATATTAGCCCAAACAAAAGCTAAAATATTAGTTAAATATTCTTCATCAGTAGCTGCATATATTACTTTGCGATACTCTCCTTTCATATTAGGTGTTCTTATAGCATAATCTCTTGCTCCCATTGCAGCTTGTTTATAAGACCAACCAGCTCTTCTAGGTTTTAATACTATAAGATGTTTTTCTTCTTGTTCAGCTTCTTCTACAACATTAAACCAATCATAATCTAATTTCCAAAAATTAGGATTTTTGGTTATTTTTTTAGTTAGTTTTTTACCGTTTAATATATAATCTTCTTGAAGTTCTATTTGAACATAATTTAAATAGAAATAATGGTATCCAGTAATTCTAACTTCACCTATTGTATAACCATTCATACATTTATCAAACTCACTCAACCAAAATTCTTTATATTGTTGAGTACCTTTTTTATATAAAGAATAATACCCAGTTTTAAGTTTTTTATTTATGGCATCTTGAAATCGATGTGTATTCATTAAATAATCACCTTTAAAATAAGGTAATTCATCATTTATGGTAGTTATTATATTCATTGTTTATATTTATTACTTATTTTCATTTTTTATTTTACAACAAAAGAAAGTTATTTAAAAATAAATTAATTAAAGTTGACTACCATTCTATAAAACCTCCTTCTGCTCCACCTTTATTCAATTTTTTATCTTGTTTTAATTCTTTTTCTGCAACTTTTCTAAGATTTTGTAACTCGTCCATAATAGTATTACTTTCTTTTAACATCTTCACTGCATCATAAGGTTGATCGATTCTTTGTCCTCTATGTGGACCTTCTTCAATATATTTATCAAAAGATACTGTTCTATAATGTTCACATAAAGTATCTACTAATTCCATTGAAGCAGAAATCATATTAAGAACTCTATTAGAATTAATTAATGAGTCAAATTTCTTTTCTGCTGCAAGATATTCAGGTTTTAATACATCTTCAGTAGTTAATTCAGAAGCAATTAAAGCTGATTCAAATCTTTTCTTTTTGGTTTCCTCTACGTGAGGAGACATTGGATCTTTATTAAGAAAAAGAAATGTAAAATATCTATTAGTTAAATCTTTATTTTTTGACTTATCTAATGCAACTAATTTTTTAAATTCTGGAATGAGTAATATACCTTCAATATTTAAAGTTGGTACAAAATTTTCATATTCAAATAGTCTTAACATTTTATTATCATTTACATTAAATTATTAATTAAAATTTTAAAACTAAACACCAACTAAATATTAACTTAACCTTAATTAAACCTTTTCAATTTTTTGTTTGTATTTATCTAATAATACATTGCAATAGTAAGTGAATTTTTCTAATGATTCAAAATCATTTTTTCCGTCCCAATCAGAAGCTCTTGGATTAATATAATCTTCTTCTTTTATTGCATTCATTGGAATAACAGAATCTACAATAGTTAAATTATATTTTAAAAGTGTAAGTAAAGTAACTTGATTTGGATTATAATATAAATAAACTTCAATTTCATTTATTTTTCCAGCTGCTCTTGACATTGTATTAAACGCAATTCCTGATATATCACATTCTACATCAGACATAAAAGAAAATTCTAAGTTGTACCTGTTTGTTGTATCTGTTTGCATAATTTAAACATTTTATATATTACTACATATATTTAGAAGCTACAACTGAAAAAGCTAAACCAAATACAATAGCTACTCCAATTAAACCTAGAATTACTTTTTGATATAGAGTATTTTGTGTTTCTAATTTTTCTACTTTTTTACTTGCTTCTAATAATTGTTCATAATATTTTAAAGATATTGTAGCTTTATCTGTGGATTTTGCTGATTCTTTTGATTCTATTTTATCTATATTTTCATTATTCATTGACATAGTGATTTAATAATTTAGTTATAATTTCTTGATTTATCTTTAATTCAATTTCTTTACAACAAGGTTGATTATCTACAAATCTTAAATGATGAACAACTAATTTTGTAACAGGTTTTTTGTATATCTGTTCAGCAAATAAAGCATAAATATTTAATTGTAATTCGTATTTTCCTAAATCTCCAGAAGGTTGTTCTTTTATAGGAGATTTCATCATTTGATTATTGTAGCCTTCGTATTTTAATTCTTTGTCATTAGTTTTATAATCGTGTATTTCAATAAAATCTTTTCCTTCAATAACTAAATCAGCTTGTCCTGCAATTTGATGTTTATGTGAATAGAGTATCTCTTCTGCGTGAATTTTGCACTCTTTGTATCTATCAAATATTTTAGACATATATTCAAGATAATAGATTATTTCGTCATCAATAGCGTAATTCTTTACAATACTTTCAATAATTTCATTATTATTTAGCATCTTATCTAAACTATAATGTATTGCTGAACCTCTGTTTGTAGATTGATCTCTAATATTATCCCAATATTTTAATACTTCTTCATAAGTCATACCAAACTTATCCATTGTAGATTTAGCTTTAAATTTATCAGATTCAAATTTATGTGCATATTTTCCTATTAAAGTAGTTACAGAAGTGTATCTTTTTTTTAATAGTGTGTGAGTGTAAGTATGGTGTTTGTCATCGTATTCAATATACTCATTAAATTTAAACCTGTCTTGTTTAAATAAATCTAGATTATATTTACAAGTGGTATCTCTTAATAAATGTTTGTTCTTATTTTTAGCATCTTCTATTTGTTCTTCATAACTTTTAACTACTTTCTTTTGCTTTACTGGAGACGATTTTCTATTATTTGTTAAAGCCATTTGTCTAATTTTTATAATTTATTTTGTTATGAAACAAATATAGATTAATATTTCATTCTTTCCAATACTGTAAAATTATCAGTAAAATATATATTTTTATCAGAAATTCCAATACTTTTTAAATATCTAGGGACAGAGAAATTAGGACAAGTTTTAAATGTAGGTCTCATAACTTCATTGACTGCAACTTGATTATGTCCTAATATTTTAATATCTGGATAAGTAGATACATACCATTTTATAATAGATTCCATCATTTTTAATTGATACTCCGTACGATTATCGACAGGAATAAAATTATTTTTACGATCTCTAAGAATTTTTTTGTTTTCTTGTTTTAAACCTCCTGTATAACAAATATTTACAGAATTACTATTTGATATTTTTATATCTATATTATTGTTATATACAGCTACTCCATTACTAATTAAATCATCAGAAATAAGTCTTACAACTCCTGAATTTTCTATTTCTGGACTACGAGCTTCTTTTTCAATTACTACGTGATAACCACTCCTTTTCCAACCTAATGTAAATTTTTCATATCTAGCTATGTCTTCTGCTTTATCAAACTGATTTCCTGCATGACAATGAACAACTAAATATTGTATATTTCTTATACTTGATAATTGTTTCATATATTATTTTATTTTACTTTATTATTTTACTTATTATCTCGACTATTTTTGTTGAAAATTAGGGTACAAATCTAAATCTAATCTAAGAATTTGTTTTATACCTTGACCTACTGCACTTGTTTCTAATTGTGTAAATTTTAAATTAGCTGGACGATCTACAACTGTCTTAATTTCAAATGTAGCAGCAGTCACTAAAGTATTATTCTCATCGTATACAGAAGGAGTTACTTCTATTGCTATATCTTTGTAAGTTTCTAATCTATCAAATCTAGTAAAAGAATTTTCAGATTCTGTTTTCATTATAATTTTTGTAGGAGACAATAAATTTATTTGATAATAAATTGTTATTGTATTTATAGACCCATCAATATCTACACGATATATTTGAATATATCTATCTAAACCTGTAATTGAATCGGCTTCTATTTTCTTTTCTTGTAAAATTCTCATATTGTTTAATATTGTTTAGTACTCTTGAAAATTAATTATTCCATTTAATGTTATAGTAGCTGTTATAGGTTGCACACATAAAACTAATGTATTCATTGTATTATTTAAAGTAGAACCTAAATAAGATAGGTAATCTTTTTCAAAAAGGTTTGTTGGAATTACACTGTTTTGACCTAAAATTCCAGAAGCTAAAACTCTGCCTGGAGTAGTTACTGTAATAGCTATTGCAGCAGCAGCACTACCATTAGCTTCTTCTATTGCACTATTTGTAACACCAATCCAAGTTAAAGGTGCTGATAACACAGGATTAAGTTGTAAAGACCAAATAACAATATCAGCAGCACTAGATACAAATACACCTAAACCAGAAATTCTTATTGCATTATCTCTATTAGTTGTTTTTTTTCTGATTGCTTTTAAAGGATAAACTGTACCAATACTAGCAATTGTATTAGAAGAAATTGCAACTGTAGACAAAGATTTAACAGAATTATTATATCCAGACTCACTAATAGAACCTTCTGTGGCAACTTGAGAACAGATATATCTTAAACTTCCTGTTCCAGTTGTACTTCTTATTTCATATCTTACAGGTTGATTTGGAGAAGCAATAAAAGTATCTGTTGAATTTCCTGAATAATTCATTGTATGAGCTAATATAAACCCTAAATCAGTTTTTAAATATATTCTTAATACAGCTCCACCTAACCAAAGAAAATCAAATGCAAGTACTGTAAAATTACTCCAATTATAGCTAGAGATTAAATTATAATTATCCCAAGATGTCCAGGGTATATTTATAGTAGTTATACCAAGTCGTTCAGCTTTCAATCTAAATGTTGTTCCATCATTCTCTAAATAAAATCCATCATAATTAGTTGCAAATGGGGCTACAGTATTAGAAGAAAAATACCCAACTCTTTTAACAGTATTTGCTTCTATTTGAAAGTTATCAAAAGTGCATTCAACAAATTGAGATTTTCCAGAAAAATAAGGAAAAAATTGAGTTGTTTGACGAACTACATATTGACCAGAATTAACAGACAAATTAAATTTATTATTTGCATAAGCTGTAGCTCCTGTTCCTTGATTATCAAATAAATAAACATTATCACTATTTAAAATCTTTCCATCAAATAAAGTAGTAAAATTAGAAGTTCTAACACGACCTCCTGCATCTATACTAATTTGACTAGGATTAAAATTTATATTTTTGAATCCACTCATAAATCATAATTATTTTAAATATTTAATTTATATAATTCTCCAATTACTATTATTACTTATTACATCTAACCATTCTTCAGATTGTAAGTCAATATAAAAAGGATTTGTTATAATATTATTTCCTATTGTTTGAGAAGAGATTGTGTGGATTCTAATAATCCCATTACTACAATTTATAATTCTAAAACACTTTCCTGCCATACCAATAGCTGAAGGTAAAGTTTGTATAGTATTAGCTGTAATTACTTCTATATTTTTGTCATTTATTGTTGCAGTATAAGAAGTATTTTTTATTGTATAAGGTTCATAATCTACATATTTTTTAGTTGCAGCTGACTGTAATAGAATAGGGTTTAATAAATTGATTACACCTTCTTGATTTTCAAAATCTAATATTAATTTATTTTTCATACATATTAAAATAAAAAAACCTATAAATAACTAAAATAATTAAATATAGGTTTTTAGTTTTAAACTATTTTTTAATTAAATTTTAAATTAAGAAATTATTACATTTCCAGAAAAAGCAGATAAAGAAGTTAATGTTACTTGTGTAGTTGAAGTACAAACAACTTCTACTTTAACTAATACATCTGTTGCATCATAAACTTCTACGACTACAAATTTTCTACTAAGGTTGTGAGTGATTACTAAACCAACTGAAGCTACAAAAGTTACAGCTTGTGTATATCTAGATATACCAGTAGTATTAGTAACATATTGAGACAATAAGTTAGGAGTAATAATATCAGTTGTATTTAACAATGCAGCAGTTGGAGTAGCTACATCACCAACAGAAGCTAATCTAGCTATTCCTGCAACTGTTGTAGTAGCTTGGTCTACATTAGATTGAACCACAAAGAAGTCAGCTGCTAATGTTGCACCAGAGATTTTAGCAAACAAAACATCTCCTATTTTTACTTGTGTAATAGGAGTTAAGCCTGTAATATTTCCAGCAACTGAAACTAACCAATAATCTCCTTTATCAATTGCAGATGCAATACCTGTACCAGTTGTTGGTAATAATCCAGCAGAAGCATCGTGAGAACCTGCAAAAGCTCCAACTCCTGTAATTAAAGTGTCTACATATTGTTTATCAACTAAAGTTCTGTTTGTAAATGAACCACTATAATCTGCGCCGTATTCTTGTAATGTGTAATTTTTCATATTTTAAATTGTTATAAAAGGTAAAAAATTATTGTTTTTATTTAAGGATAACTAATAAATTATTTAATGAAGTAAAACTTGTAATGGTAACAGTATTTAATGTTACAGCACTTGTTCCTAATTCTATTATTTCAGTATTATATATATAAGTAATAATAATATTAAGACTATTTAAATTATGTGTTATAAGATAAGGTATGTTAGAAACAATATTTATAGTTTGTGTGTAACTTGAACTTGATAATAAATCTGATAATAAAGCTATTGTACCAGATTTATTTGGTAATAGAATAGTGTTGTTTGAAGTATTATTTGTGAGAGCAGAAAGATTTGTAGAAAATATAGTTCCATTATTAAATTCTATTTTATTTGAATGAAGTTTTGTATATACACTAGAAATATTGTTTATGATATTAATAGAATTTCCTGTAACAATTGTATGATAATTTATATTAGTCAATAAATCTACTTCTTGAAATATTAAAGTAGCTAAATTATTCATTAAATCGCCATTTTTGTCTACAAACACAGAACCACCAGAACTATCATAAATAGTTACCCAACCTGTTGTAGAATTATGTTGAAAAGCTTGTGTATCTGTATTATATATTAAAAGAGATTCAATATTTGGCAATAAATTTCTTTGAGCTGTTGTAAGTCTTGGTAGTAATACTCCATTATTAATTCCTCCAATATCTAAAGTAGCTTGTGGAGTGTTATTATTTATCCCTAATCTTTTATTAATTTCATCATATACAAAAAGTGTATCAAAAGTTTGAGTTTGAGTATTACTGCCAAAAGGTATTGTTTGTTGTGGCTGTTCTATTTGTTTACCCCTAAAAAAATTTGCCATTAGAGTAAATTAAATTAAATTATTGTTATTCTATTAAATGATCTTCTGGTTTTGGTTGAGTATTGATTATTTCAAGATATTGTGCAACAGAAATTACTTTATAGTCTTCATCAAAAAATAAAGCTTTTGTTTCATTTTTATCATACATTACACCAAAAGGATTAGAATGAATATAATATAAATCAGTGAGAATATCTTTAAAAATAGTATTGTTATTTCTTTCGTAATATTCTTTCCAAGTTAGTTGTTTAAAAGCAATAGGAGTTTGTGTACCATCTTCATTAGTTATCCAATCAGTTTCAATAGTATTATTTTTTAAATACTCTGGAACTGTTGAATTTAATTGAAAATCTTTTAGTTCAATAAAGAAAGGATATTCTTCAATCCAACCACCATCCAACATAACTTGTTTAAGAAAAGGTATTGTAATCTCATTTGCATCTGAACGATTATCAGACCATAAATATCTTTTACCATCAACAAATACAGAACCTGTATTAAATGATTCAGAAGATTGATTTAAAAAAGATACTAACATTAATGAGTTGTGATATTTAGATAAAGCTACATCAGTAGCAATATAAATTTTAAATTTTGACATAATTTGTAATTAAAATATTTTAAATAATTATTAAATAATTTATTTTTTAAGTTTAAATGTAGCTTTTCTTCTATTTGAAATATCTTGACTTGTATTAGCTTTGATTTTACTAGAACGATTAGATAATATTGTAGAATATGGTAAGTTGTTACTAGCTCCTCCTCCTGTAAACATATAATTTGCAGAATCTCTTGTTATGACTTCTGGTGCTTGATATTGCCTAAATAAAGTTTCTGCTTCATTGTGCCAAGTTTGATTATAGTTTGATTGAGTTTGTGGATTTGTAGCCGTGATCGGTTTGTAAACTTGCAAAGTAGTCCCATTGTTTGTAATTGTTTTTGGATTTGTATTCCTATCATTCAACCCTCTCAAAAACAAAACCCTATTTGCTATTTCTGCACTATAATCTGCTTCAGTTGTTGGCAAAGCGTAGCCTCCTGTTGTCCATAAAGCACGACCAACAAACATTCTAAAGTTAGATATATAGCCGTTCCAAAGAGTATTGGTCGCAAAATAACCACCCACTACAAGATTTGTATATGTAAAATTTGTAGAGCTTGTTTCAGTGCTTATTTGAACATTGTTGAGATAAACTCTTAAAGTAGTCCCACTTCTTACAACTGCAAAATGTATCCATTGGTTTATTGGCGGAGTGTTGGTAATTATAGTCAAACCATTTCTATACAAACCAACAACGGTACCCGCAAATCCTAAAGCTATTGATGGTTGTCCTGCGGTACTATCTAAACCACCAGCAACACTGCTCAATTGAAATATACCTCTATTACTAGTATCTTTTATATATACCCAACCATCAATAGTAAAATCATCTGTTCCTATATTAAAACTTGCATCAGACAAGGAAAGATTTTGAGTAGTTCCTCCATTGAAAAAAACACTTGCATCAAAACCTTGTATCAAATTACTATGCACTACATCTTGTCTATTTGCCCAAGCGGCAGGGAATGCAAAGTTGTTAAGTGTTCCTATATGCCCGCCTGCACGGCTAAATATTCTATCGCCTGCACCTTCTTGTAAAGGAAAGTCAAAAATAGTAGTACCATTTATAGACATAAAATGAGAAGCATAACGACCATTTAAGTATAAAGGGTCATTTGATTGCCCAATATTATTAAATCCACCCGTAAAAGCATTTGCATAAGCAACCGTAAGCATTGCAATACCATTTATAGAATAAGTGATATCCCCTGCTTGTCTTTGTATTCTATATCTATACCAAACATTATCTTGTGGTGCAAAAATATTAGGTGTTCCAGTCAATCCATTTACTCCATAAAGAAATCCTGTACCGTTGTTGTAGTATATTTTTATATCTCTGTATGATATTATGTTTTGAAATTGTGCAATAGTTGCAAGCATAAAATTTCCTTCAATAATGAAGTTGTCTGATGCTGCTATATCTACAGAAGGTAAAGTCACAAAATCATTAGTTCCATCAAAAGTCAAACAATTTGATTGTCTTAATTGTGCATTATACTTTGCACGGTTGCGATAAAATAATGGTCTTCCTAAAGCATCATCTATAGGATTATTTTCATTACGAGGTATTAAAAGACTTGTAATATCTACAAAAGTTATAGGTAAATTCAATGGATTATTTACAATGTTTTGAGTATAGATAGCAAGTTTACTAGGGTTTGTAGCTTCTAAATTCTGATAATCTGCCCAAGTTGTAGGTGGCGTAAATACATTTGTTCCTATTGTTGTTGATCCTCCCTCTGTCCATACCGCCGAAGGAACAAAACAGATATTTTGCATACGCCCATCAAAAGTGAACCCTACAGCATTAAGAATGTCAGTGCCTATATACATTACACTTGTAGGAATTACAGTATTTGCATAAGTAAAACGACCCCTAAAATTACCGTTTACATACATTTTGCAACCGTCTGTTCCTGTGTTTTCTCTTACCCAAGCAATATGAAACCAAGTATTAGCTACGATATTATCAGCACCATTGTAAACATAACCTATATTTGGAATAAATAAAGTAATATTAGTTCCAGCTGTACCAAATTGAAATTGTGTTCCATTTCCTACATTGAAATAATTTGAAAGAATTGCTTTCCCTGTGGCACTTGGTATATTGATCCAAGTATGAAAAGTAAAAGCCTGATGCTGTACTATTTGAGCATTTGCACCGTTCCCTAGATTGATACCACTCGCATTTGTAAGACCATTAAATCTGACGATAGGAGTAAATCCAAATTGATTTTGCCAGTCAGCCCCAAAACCATCTGTTCTTTGTTGATGAAAAGTAGCTGGTACTATATTATTCAAAGTTAAGTTGGTATTGCCACCAAGTCCAAGTGTATTTATTCCAAGAGTTCCATCTCCCTCATCACATTTATAACCAAACATTAGATTTGCAATATTTGGCAACTGTAAAATAGGTTTTGTACGATCTGACAAACGAATACAATCAGAAACAGACAAAGCAGTATTCCAAGCAAAAAGATTAGCAAGACTGCCTGAAAGATAAGGAGCTCCAAGTGCACCAAGTTCATTCATATTTACTCCTATACACAAAGGAGCTGTTGTAAGATACGATATATTGAACCCTGAATTAAATCCCCCACTAGATGTACCAATCGTGACAGATACTTCTGTGCCATTTACCCAAGCCCTACAATCTGATGCTGTCGCAGTTATATTCGACCATCTAGCAACAATTCTGTTTAGTTCAGTAGCTAAATTTGCAACGGGTAAATTAAAACCTACCCAATTTACTCCGTTATCAAAATACAGCTGCATTGTATCAACAGAAACATAACGAAAAAAATAGCTTTTATATCCACCAAAAGCGCTAGCTTTATTGAAAACAATGCCACCTGCTCCTATAAGTTGCAAATCACAAATCATTGAAAATTGATTTGTAGCTGTTTCAAAAGTTGTGCTTGTTCCTGATACTGCATAATCAGTCGATCCATTGAAAAGATAAGACCTTCCTTGTTGTACTGGACGTTGTTCTTGCCCCATTCTATCTACTACTTCAGGAATACCTAAGTTATTTGCAAATCCTGAACTACCTTCAAATATGTTCTGAATTGTATTAAGACTTGTATCTGTATTTTTATTTCTTTTTCTTAATATCATAATTTACATTTATAATTCGATTATTGACTACTTAATTACTAATAAAATATTAAAATCATAATTAAGCATAATTAGGTATTGGTATAAATTGATAGTAAGCTCCTCTAATAGGATCAGCTGTTTTATAATCTACTTCAAGTGTAAATCTAGTATTAGGTAAAGAAGCTGTAAAAGTATTACCTCCTGCGTCAGGTGATATTGAACCTGGTGGGAATGTAATTGTTCTAGCTGTTGTTGCGTGATCTATAACCATAATTTGATAGCTTCCAGGAGCTGTTGGATTGTTCAGTGTAAGTGTAACATTACCTGTTGAAGTTCTAAGATCAAGAATAACATAATCACCAAGAGTCCAATCAATAGTAGCGGTAGTACCTCCAACAGTAAGGATTTGTTGAGCACCAGAAGAGTTCATTAAATTAAAGATACTTGTTTTAGCGTGAGTTAATGCAGAAGCATCCCAAAATTCAATTTGATCTAAAGATCTATCAATAGTATTTTGTGTAGGTCTATTGTTGATATTAGATGTACTAGGATTGAGTAATTTTTCTGTAAGAGTACCTGCATTAGATTCAGCTTGAGTTGCATAGTTAATAGCATTATCTATTTTATTCCAAACTCCATTAGCAAAAAATAACATGTCTCCTACATTCCAAGCAGCTATACCATCTAAAGTAGTTGTACCTGCAACACTTACAACATAAAAATTTCCAACTGTACCTGTACTTGATACTAATGCGGTATTAGCAGGAAAAGTTAAATTTGTAGTAGCATTCCAAGTACCTTTGGGAACTAAAGCTCCAGCTGCAACTAAGTCTACATATCTTTTATTAGGAATAGCATTATTATTTGTAATAAGTACTTCATAATTAGTTGTATTACTTGATAATGTACCATCATTTTCAATAGTAAATCTGTTGAGTCCGTTTGTAGTAAAATCTATTTGATTTGGTATTACATCAATAGCTGAACCATTGACCAAAATTCGATCTCCTGAATTTAATTGAGCTTGACCTGAAGTAATAAGTAATTGAGAACCTGTTGTTGCAGGTATAGGAAATGTAGTTACATTTTGACTATCTATTGTATAACTTGAATTATCAAGAATTGTAGTTACTGAAGTTGAAACTGGTCCAACAGTATTAATAAATTGATTTGTTATTTGTCCTGTTGTACCTTGCACAATTAAATCAAATGTTGTTTGATCGATAGTAGTATTTTGAACTAATGGGCCACCTAATTGAGTTACACCAGCAGTTGTAGTCAAAGCATTATTAAATATTCCTGAACCTATTGCAGTCCAAGTAAGACCGTTCCAAAATTCAAATTGAGGAGTTGTAGCATCTGTATTAAAAATTAACATAGAAATCACTCTATCCCCTAATAATATTGCATTTCTTTGAGCAGTGCTCATTCTTGGTATTAACATACCTCTTGTTGTAGATGTAATATCAACTGCTCCTTGTGGAGTATTAATGCCTACACCTAAAAATTTATTTGTTAAATCAAATGTAAATAAAGTATCTTCAGATAAACTATTACTAGAATCTCCAAAAGCTACTGTTTTACTTGTTTGATTTATTTGCTTACCTTTTATGTCCATTTATTTTTTAATTTTTGCATTAAAATACTTAGTTAAATTCAAACTTTTTAAATAAGATAGGTTTATACAAATATTAAAATGTATAAACCTTCAATAAATAATTAAAAAGATTAAGCAAAAGAATAATAAGTTACTTTAACATCATCAGTAGCAGCAATATTAAAAGCTAAGGCAATTGGGTCTACTGTTGCAACACCACCAGAAGTAGTAATAATACCTGTTGGATTTACACCTAATACAACAGAGGAGTTAGCTGGACTTCCTGCAAATACAGATTGACCGTTGATAACATAAATTACTGGAGAAGACGTTATTACAGGTCTAGTGATTGTAGATAAAGTATTGACACCAGGAGTGACTACTTCCCAATATTGTTTACCATTACCGCCATTTGGATCTTGATTGATATTAGTAGCAGTTGTAGCAAGTAAACTATCTGTTGGATAAGTCCACAAACTAAAACGATATGGGAATTCAATATCAATGTTTGTAGTAGCAGCAAAAGTGTAAGCAGTATCTACACCAGCTATTTGAGAGAAATAATTGATTGTATAAGTGCCAGCTAATTGAGTTAATCTACCAAATATTTCATTACCAGTTGCATCAATTAATTTTTTTCTTGTAACTGCATCAAAAATTTCACAATGATTATTACCAGATGTAATAAAACCTACTACATTGTCAGCAGTAGATTCTACAAGTGTAGCAAATACACCAGCATAACCTGTAATACCAATTGCAGTAGAAATAGCAGCTGTTACGTTAGCTGTTGCAGCAGCAGTTGAAGGAAAATTATTTGTTCTTACTTTACCAGCAAGAATACGATCAATTTGTTTGGATTGAAAACGGTTCATATTTTAAATTGTTTTATTGGATTATTTATTGGTTAAATATTTTAATTGTTGAAAAGACTATTAATAGTAATAAATTTCTATTGTATCAAGTCCGTCTAAAGGAGCTCCTAAATACAAATCATTGTATAATACACTTGTAGGTGTCATTGAATATCCAGTTCCTTGTGCTATTTTTTGTCCATTTATAAATAACTTACTTACACTAAAAAATAAAGGATTTGCATTTACAGTTAAAGGAAATGTTATTACATTAGCTATAGGTGCAACATAAGGTAGAGTTTGAAATAATTCTATTGAAGCAGCTGTTACATTTATCCATTGTGCTCCATCATAAATAAGAGTTTCTCCAATAGAAGGTATAGTAATTGTAACATCTGTTAAATCATCTAAACCAATAGGAGCTGGAATCGCAGCAATAGCAGCTGATAATTGTGCTACTGTGGCTTTAAATTGCATTTCAGCTCCATTGATATGATTGACACTGAAAACAAGTTGATGTTCTGGTAAAATTACAAAACTATTTGAAACGTCTTGTAAATCATTAATTAATGAAAAAAGGGATTGTCTAACGTCTGACATTATTTTATTTATTATTTTCTAATTTTTATATTAGATAAACTTGATAATTCATTACAACTTACATATAATATCAAGTTCTCTAACTATTTTATAATTCTTTGCATCAATATCAATTTCAGCACCAGCAAAGTATCCAATATAAACAATATCTCCTAGATTATATTGCATTGGAATTAAAGTACCTGATTCAATTCCATACATACCTTGACCAATAGAAACAATTTGGCCTTTTTCGTATTTAACTTCATCTTGAATCAATCGTTCTCCTAAACGACCTGTTTTAATATGAGAATTTTGATAAATTACTCCTGATGTAGTTGTAGTGTAATCAACACGATCTTCAATGATTCTTATTGCTACTTTATCATGACGACAAATTGGTAGTTTAGCATATTCTTGATATGATTTAGTAATGTAATTCCAACAACTAAAACTTTTACATATAAGTTCATTTATTGGGATATAAATTGTTTTTGTATTAGCATTGATTTTATAGACAATTTTAATATTTTCTGTTGTATCTTCATATATAATAACTACAAAAGAATTTACACAAGAATATATATTACCAATAAAAGGAATAGTTGATTTAGGAAATAAATCTTTTTGCCAATCTAATAACTCTTCAAAAGACACTTGTTTTTTATTCTCAATCAACTCTTCATAAGTCAAAAATTCTACTTCTAATTTATCATCAAATCTATTTTTAACAATATCTTTTGAATCATTTATTACAACATTATTAAATACATCATTAAGAGGTGCACGACTTTCAAATTTTACAATATCAGGATTATTTGCTAATTTAATATTTGCTAAAGAAGAATTTAATATTTGCTTATTTTCTTTCATATTCATTGTTATTTAATATTTAATATTTGTTATTCATTATCTATTATTTGTTAATCACTCATTAACTTATTGTTTATTTCTGAGTGTGATTGTATTAAGATTTCTTTTGAAATAAGTGAGATTTATTAGATTTTCTTGGATCATTTTTAGCTTTATCTAATGGACTGATATACCTAGATGCAGCTATTCCAACAGTTTTTAATGTAATTACTTCACTTTCTTGAGAATCTGTGGTATTTTTAGTAGCAGACTTATTTGTATTACTTGTATTACTTGTTGAAACATTTTCTAATGTGTAAAAATTGAATGTGACCAAATCAATTGAATATAGATCATAATGAAATATAGATTCAATTTGATCAATATTTTCTGCTACAATATAGACAATTTTATTACAATCTGAAACAATTTCTCCTTTAAAATCAAGATATTTTTCAGCTGGAATAAGACATCTAAATAACTTCTTTTCAGATGGAGTGACATTTAATTGAAATTTCATTTTGATTAAAGAGTAATAAGAATTAAATCTTTTGTATTGAATATTTTCTTCTGATACTTATTATCATTAGTAAACCAATAACATTCAACACCAAGAAGAATTTTTTGATTAAGATGATCTTTAATAAGATTGCCTTGAGAGTCTACTTTAAATTTAATATCATTCACAAGCATTTTAGGAGAAGGTATATTTTTAACTGCAACTACGTCTCCTTTATGATAATATTGAACTATATTAGAAAGTATTTCTACTTTTCCAGTTGTAGAAATTGTAATTTCATTATATGAATTTTCCATTTTTGATTTTTTATAAATTTTATTTTAATTATTGATTACAAATATTTCAAATATTGTTTCAATTTTTTTAATAAAATTTTTTAAAAGTTTCGAAAAATTTAAGATCTTTAAAAAATTGTTAAAATTCTTTTTATTCTTGAACAGTTTAATTAGTCTAGTTAGTCTAGTGAATTAGTAGAGTATTACTATAATACTAGACTGTACTTACAATAGAACTATATAGAACTAGACAAAATACTAAAAGACTAGATAAAGAGAAATTTAATTAATATTGATATTAGAATAATACCCCTGGCAGTGAATTTAATAGGAAATTTATACCCCCACTATTGAAGAATTTTATAGGAAATCAAAAAGCTATTAAAAGAGAATTACTTAAAAAAGAATTAGTTATAAGTTTAAACTATATAATCAATTTAAAATCAATTTAAAATCAATTTAAATTATTTGAGAAGTATCAATAATTGAATTATTAAAGAAAAACTATATAAATAATAATAT